CCCTCCCCCCTCCGGAGGCCCTCCCCGGCCTCCGCCCCCCCCGGAGGCCACCCCCGGGGTCCTGCCCCGCCCCCCAACCTCGGGGCAGGACCCCACCCCCCACCACGAACGGGCCGCCCACCCAGACATCGCAGCCCGCGGTGGGCGGCCCACCTCCTGCGAGACCTCGGAGAACCGCATGCACACGCTGATGGAGCGGCCAGGACCGGGCGTCATCGTTGAAACCAACTGGGGCAGCCAAGCCACCTGCCACGCCTGCCGGACCTTCGCCGCCGTCACCCGCGACGGACTCCTCTACCCGCACGACAAGCCGCGCGGGGAAGGCCCCTGCCGCAACCAGTGGGGTGCAGCAGATCTTGCTTCCGCCATCGCCCGGGACGAGCAGCTCAACGAAGAAGAGAGCGCCCTACATGGCCGCGTCTACCAGTGGCTGATCCAGTGCAAGGGCTACCAGAGGCTCGGCGACGGAAGCGTCGAGGAATGCAACCACCCGATCTGCGACCAGCGCCGTGTCAAGGGCCTCCAGTGGACGCTCATGGGTTGGAAGAAGTTGCCGTTGGACCCGCCGTGACCGCGTTCCTTCTGTGGCCGCTGGCGGTCTGGCAGCTCACACCCCGCACCATCCACCACCTCTACAACGCTCTCACCCAACGGAAGGCCCCATGACCGATCCCGAGACCGTCGCCACCGAGAAGGACCACGCCGTGAAGGCCTGGTACCTGTTCACCAACCACCGCAACTTCAGGGCCCGCGTGCCCGACTGGCGTGAGACGAAGGCTCCGGATGGCTCGCCGCGGCTGGTTGCGGAAGTGGTCGGCCCGGGTGCCGCGCACGCTCTGCGCCTGTTCGCGTCCCAGTACCCGCTCGTTCTGGGTGGCGTGGGCGATCAGCGGCCGGGGTTCGACTACAGCGTCCCGGGCCGTGTGACGTGCGTGTGGCGGTCGAACGGCGTGTGGGTGGAGCTGTGGCACCCCGAGGCTGTGACGCCTGCTCCTGAGCCTGCCCTGGCCCCGTCCAAGCCGTCCCTCCGCAAGACGTTCGCACGGCCCTCCGGCCGGCTCCCGTTCACCCGCCGCTCCAAGACCCCGAAGGAGACCCCCGCAGCATGACGAGCACCCTCGAGGACCTGGCCGTCGTCGGCCGCCGTGTCGAGTTCGCCTACTACCGCAGCCTGCACAACGACTCCGAAACCCTGTACCTGCCGGGCATCATCACCGCCGTCACTGACGACGTGGCCAGCCTGCGGGTCCGCCTGGACGGGCAGCGCTCCAACCTTGCCCTGTGCCCCGACTACGAAGGCCTGCGCTACCTCGAGCAGGTCGTACCCGTACCAGCTCTGCCCATGGGCCGCTTCCAGCCCGGCACTCAGCACCCCGGCATGGACTTCGCGTACGACGGCGTCCTGGTCGTCCAGTTCGAAGAGGACGACATGGTGGCGATCACCGCCGACCGGGACAAGGCCGAGGCCGCTGTCGCCACCTACCTGCGTGAGCAGTGCGGCATCGACGACGAGAGCACCATCCGCGACGAACTGGCCGAGCTGAAGCCGAAGGCGGTGGTCTTCGAGTGGGAGCCGGAAGGCGCCGAGTGCGCGTGGCTCATGAACTGGGCCGACGAAGGCGACGGCCAGGCTCTGCAAGTCCACTACCTGCCCGCCCTATGAGGAGGTATCACCGCATGACCGCCACACCCCGCATCGAAGAGATCCGCGCCCGCGCCGACGCGGCCACGCCCGGCCACTGGGGCACCGACTACGACGGCAAGGGCACCTACTACGTCCACGCCCGCCTGCGCACGGAGCGGGGGGCCGGGATGGTCTCCGACGGCGTCGTGGCCACGCTCCAGGGCGAGCACGGCGACGGCCAGACGTACCGCAACGCCAGCTTCGCCGCCCGCGCACGAGAGGACGTCCCGTTCCTCCTGGACCGCGTCGCCGAACTGGAGGCGCTGGTGCAGGGCATGGCCGACCCCGACCCGTGCTGGTTCGACCACCACGGCTACTGCCAGGCCCACGGATGGACGGCCACCAGCCCGGCCTGCCCTCACGGCCGCGCGCAGTCCCTCTTCCCTGAACTGAAGGAGTCCTGACCATGGGCATGTACCACCCGCCTGTCGACGAGCACGAGACCGTCGTCTCCACCGCCCTGCATGTCGTGGCTGCCACGCACTACAGCCGGGCCGACGACCCGCACGAGGACGCTGCCTACGAGTACTCCATCGAGCAGCTCGCCCTCGCCGCGCGGGCGCTGGCGGAGGCTGTGGACCGGAAGCCGGCCGATGAGCAGCCCATCGGCTGGTCCAAGGACGAGCAAGGAAGCGAGCTCCACCACCTCCGGCAGGAGTCCCTCCTCCTCCGTTCCCTCGCCCAGGAGTTCCGCGTCCCCCTCACGAACACGATGGGCGGGTACGGAGAGGTCGTGGTCCGACGCTGGACCCTCGCGGAGGACCGCTGGCAGGTCACCGACGGGTCGATGACGGACCCGAAGGTGTGGATCGACGGCCAGTGGCTGTCGATCGGCTCCGTCGGCCTGGAGAAGGCGCACCCGTACACGCTGGACGAGGCGTTGAAGACAGCGCATCAGGTCGCTGAGTACGAGGGAGCCACGTTCGAGGCGTGGGTGAAGGCGACGAAGGACGCCTACGAGTACCAGTGCCCGCAGTGCATGCGGTGGGCGTTCTGGGAGAACGGGCGCGGCACCCAGCATGGTGACGAGGTCGACGAGTTCTGGTGCCCGGTGTGCGGATCCGAGTCCCGTGCCTCGCTGTGCGAGCGTAGGCCGGCCCGTGGCGGTGGCGCGTGAGCGTTCTGACCCTCATGCCGGCCGAGACTGAGCTGTCTGTGCACGTGGAGCAGAAGCAGGACCTCGCGGGCGGTATCGCGGCCGCGGTGTTCGACAGCCGGGCCCGCACCTACCGGTACCTGCTGACCCGGATCTGGGACTCAACCATCGCGCCGGCCGTGTTCGTCATGCTCAACCCCAGCACGGCGGACGCGATGGACGACGATCCGACCATCCGCCGGTGCACGTCCTTCGCGCGTCGTGAGGGCGCCGGTGGGCTGGTGGTGGTGAACCTGTTCGCCTTGTGCTCCACCGACCCGCGGGCTCTGCGCCACCATCCGGACCCGGTCGGTCCGGTGAACGACGCGTTCATACGGCGGGCCACCGCGAGCGCCAGCACGGTGGTCGTGGCGTGGGGTGCTGCTGGTGTCGAGCACAACGGGCGTGGCGCCCGGATTGCGGAGACCCTGCGGGCTCGCGGTGTGCAGCTGCAGTGCCTGGGACAGACGTCGACGGGGCAGCCGCGGCATCCGCTGTACCTGCCGGGCGTGGCGGTCCTCGAGCCGTATGGGGCCGCAGCATGACCGCCCCGGTGCAGGTGGGCCCGTCGCCTTCGGGTGACGGGCCCGTCCCGTCCCCGGACTGGGAGGACGTCCTCGCCGACCTCGGCGACCGGATACGTGCCGAACGGCAGGCTCGTAGCTGGTCGGAGCCTCGCCTTGCCACCCGGGCTGGTCTGGGCAGAACCGCCATTCAGCGGCTGGAGGCCGGCGGGGGAACCCTGAGAGTTTTCGCCCAGGCGTGCTTCGCGCTGGAGGTCGATATGGCCTACATGCTGTCGCGGGAGTGGCGGATGCCCGCACGCCGGGTTCCGTTGACGGCGCGCCAGGCGGAGTTGCTGGGCGCCGTCACGGGCGGAAGGACGCTGTCGGAAGCAGCATCTGAGTTGGGCATTCCTCGTGAGGGTTTGGCGGCCAGGCTGTCGAAGATCTACACGCAGTTGGGGCTGTCGGATGTCCCCAAGGATGAGCGTCGCGCTGCCGCGTTGCGGATCGCCGTACAACACGGCCTGGTTGACGCGGCGTAGCCAAACTCTTCTCCGCTCACGGGCGGACAACTACCCACCGTCACATCACCCTTGGGAGGGCTCATGCCTCCACGCCTCCGCACCCTCTTCGATCAGATCGGTCTCATCGCCGCCCTCGCCAGCGCGTTCGCCGGCGTGTGGATAGCCGTCACCGGTACGTACCGGCCGCCGATGTGGGTGAACCCGGTCGCCGCGGCCGGGGTGATGGGCCTGGCCACCGTGCTGGAGGCCATAGCCCGCTCCCGGCGTCCTCGGCCGGTGCCTGCCCAGCATCGGAAGACGGTCCTGTGATGGCCGAGCAGCGCGTCACCTGCCCGTCCTGTGGACGCCGTGTGGCCCTGACCTCTAAACGTCGCCTGTGGACGCACGGCCGACCCGAATGCCCGCAGTCCCGGCGCCGACTGACACGGGTCTGGTCCACCCGCCACAACGGCCGGCCCGTCCGCACGATCCCCGGTCCCGACACCTGGAACCCCTCATCCCTCGAAGGAGCAGCATGACCGAGAAGCCGAACATCCAGTCCGACCGCGAAGAACAGGACGTCTGCCGCCGCACGGCCGGTGGAAGGGGGCAGAGCTGATGTGGTGGTGGACGCTCCTCGCCCTGGCGGCAGCCGTAGTGGCGGTTCGGTTCGGGGTCCTCGTTCGCCGGGCCTCCGCTCACGTTGAAGGCCTGCTTGGGGAGGTGGAAGGACGATGAGGATCCGTCTGGGTCGGGATTGCCGGCTGTCTGTGTGGGAGAAGCAGAACCCTGAGGCTGTGCGGGTCACATTGGCGAGGTCGACGCCGTATGAGCCGGTACGGCGGGTGCTGTCGAGCCGCGGGTGGATGCTGCTCCTGGTCCGCTATGACTGGAAAGACCGCGCTGCTCCGGAGCAGCCGGGAACGCTCCGCGGGCCTGTCCCGACCGAGTACGTACGGCTGAAGGCCCAACTCGAGGCCGATCTCCAGAGGATGACCGCCTGTGCCGCGCAGCCCCCGAAGCCGGGCGCGGAAGAGGGCCGGGCCACGCAGGGTGGCATCGCTGCGGGCATCCGGACCTCCCTGGCGTGGGCCATTCAGTGCTTCGAGGGGTCCGCGGCGCGGGAAGCGTTCCTGAAGAGGCTGCTGGAGGGGGACCGGTGAGCGCCCCGCGGAACTCGGCGGCGGCGAAGGCTGCAGCGCTGCGTGCGCACGCCCGGCGGGGTGTGTGGCGGCGTGTCACGGCGTGGGCGGGGCTGAATCCGGCGGCCGCCCGCGCGGACTCCCAGGCGGCCCTGTGGGCGCACGGAGCGGCCGGGGAGGCTGTCACCGAAGCCCTCCTTGCGCCCCTCGTACGGGCGGGCTGGACGATCCGGCACGACCTCCGATTATCCGGGGCCCGGTGGAACGTGGACACGGTCCTCGTCTCCCCGTGCGGGACGGCGGTGGTGGTGCTGGATACGAAGGCGTGGCGCCGGAACTGGACCACCAGGCTTGTCCGCGGTCGCGTGTACTGCGGGGACGAGGACCGTCACGGCCAGGTGGAGAAGGTCGCCGGGTACGCGGTACGGATATCCCGGGCACTCGGACTGCCGGGGGTGAAGGTGTTGCCGCTGCTGGTGGTGCACGGTTCCCCGGTGTCCGGCGGGCACCTGGACGTCCGGGTGCCCGGGATGGCGGACCCGGTGTACGTCCTTGACCCGACGTGGCTGGTGCCGACGCTGGCGGCCGCTCCGAAGGCCCGGGATCCCCAGCGTGCGGCCGCGGTCGCCGCGAGGGTGGACGCGGTACTTCACCCGTACCAGGAGTGAGGCGTACGGTGTGGGGACACTTGGGAGGTGGAGAGGGGCCTGCTGCTCTGCGGAGCGGCGGGCCCTTCTTTTTTTGTGCCTACACTCGAACGTATGCACGATGATCTGCCGCCTGACCTGCCGCGACTCGAAGCGATCGAGACGTATCTGGTGCTGTCCCTGGAACGGGTGCGGGCGAAGAAGAAAGCGGTGCTGCTCCGGGAGGAGGAGAGGCAGCGGGGTGAGCGGGCGCGGCCGCCGGCGCCGGACTGGCTGATCGAGTACGGCCTGAACCGGGACGCGATGCCGGTGGCTGTGCACCTCGGGGACTGCCATATCGCGGCGAAGTCGAGCCGGGTGAAGGGCGTGGACAGCGACACGGTTCGGCGGGCGATTGCGGGTGGGGTGGAGGCTTGCATCCACTGCCGGCCAGATGCGGAGCTCGGCTACCTCGAGGGGTGATGTGACGCCATAACCCTTGCGCTTCCTAAAGTAGGAAGCTAGAGTTCTGGTCATGAGGTCAGGGGATCAGCCCCAGACCCCGCCGGAAGGACCCGGACATGGCCCTCACCCACTTCACCGCCTGGCTCGTCAACGACACCTCCGCTCTTGACCAGCCCTGCATGGACGTCACCGTCATCGAAGACCAGGCCATCAGCTACAAGCAGGATGAAGAGGGCAACGAGACCCCCGTCTGGGCCTCCCAGGGCGACCAGAAGTTCTACGCCGTGACCACGGTCGACGCCCGCGACGGCGACATCGACGACGCTCAGACCGAGACGGAAGCCCTCCTGGCCGCGAGTGGCTGGAAGACCGTCGGCGACTGGGACGTCACGGACAACGCCTACATCGTCACCGTCGAGAAGGCCTAGCAGCGCCCCACTCTGGCCCCGGCACCCCCCAGCCGGGGCCTCCCTCATTGGAGTCTCCGATGCCCGAGTACACCGACCCGGCCGGCATGCCCGAGGACGAGCGCATGACGGACGCAGAGTTCAAGGTCGTTCGCGAGTTCCTCGGCCTCACCGGCGACTGGCTTGCCGCCCACCTCGGCGTCTCCTCACGCACCGTTCGACATTGGGAGCAGGGCAAGTACCCGATCCCCGACGGCGTCCGGCTCGCCATCGAGGACCTGGAGCGTCGCACTGGAGAGTTCATCGGGGGCGCCGTGGACAAGCTGATGGACATTCCCGACCCTGGCCTCATCACCTACCGGAGCGACGCGGAGTACCACGCCGCGCATCCCGAAGCCGACTTCCCAGCCTCCTGGCACCGGGCCGTCGTTGCGCGCATCGCGCAGGAGGTGCCAGCCCTGAGCATCGCGTATGCCGACAACGTGGCGCTTACCGATCCAAGCGAACTGCCCGGAGGAACGAGGCGTGAGCGAACCGCCCCTTAAGAAGTGCCATGACTGCTGCGACTTCACGCACACCAGCTACAGCCGCTGTGACGCGTGCCGGAAGAAACGCAAGCCGCAGGACCGCAAGCGCACGCGACAGATTGCCCGCGCCGTGTTCCCTATCGACCTGCGCAAGCGGGTGCTCGCCATGGTCAGCAAGGGGCGAACCTTCCGGGAGATAGAGGGGATCCTCGGAGTTCCCGGACCGCAGATCCACAGCTTCGCCCGTAAGAATCCGCTGTTCAGGCGTGAACTGGACGATGCCCTACTGAAGGGACGCGACCCGAAGCTGAAGCACGGATCTGCCGCTACGTACCGGAACCAGGGGTGCCGCTGCCCGGAGTGTCGTCAGGCCAAGGCCAAGGCCGGGTATTGGGCTCGGCCGCCCCAAACTGCACAGGCGTGAGCGAATGCGCGTAAGCCCGTCCCCCGCCGACGAGGGACGGGCTTGGTGCGGTCTCCACACTGGCACGGCCCACTGACAACGGGCCCGGGCATGCCTGTGGCCCGGTCTCCCCAGAGACGCGGGCCACAGGGTTCCCCGGGCGGCAATGCGGATTGCGGCCGGGAGGTGTCGGCTGGTGCCGCCACGGGGGACGTACACGCCACCAGCGCCACGGGAAGTCTCGCATCCACCTGGGTGCGGAAGGGGTGGTTCAGGCGAGAACAGCGCAGTAGACGGCAGTTCCGGCGAAAAACACGGCGCCCGAGACGAGGTAGTTGAAGGCGGAACGGCCGCCTCGCGGAGTGGATCCTGTCCTGCTGCGCCTCGTCCAGGCCAGCAGTGCGTGCCCGAACGCGATCAGAGCAAAGACGGTGGCGAACGTGGCGTACGCGGCAGACGACATCAGGAGGGGTCCGGTTTCGGTGGGAGGGCTGATGCCAGCCTACCGTCCAAGGCCTGCACGGGGGCGTTCAGGTTGTTGCGATGTTCAGCTCGGCCGGCGGGGCAACCGTGCACGGTGCGGTGGCGTTTCGGGTCCACGCGGTATCACGGTGCTCGGGGTCGACCTGCTTGTGGCCGTCGTCGGTGAGGATGTACTGCTCGAAGCGGATGACCCCGTCGACGATGGACAGTTCGGAGTGCAGGGGAACAGTGTTGGGGTCGATGCCGTTCGCGGTCAGCCATTCGCAGAGGGCGACGCGTTCCTCTTCGGCGGGTCGGGGAAGGGCCATGCATCCACGGTCCCGCGGATCGCGGCGGTTGTTGCCCCGGGTCGGGGCGGGCCTGGCACGGGGTGTCCCCGTCGGGCATGCCGTGCCAGGCCGGGCCGGGTCAGCCCCAGGTGGTGTCGAGGGGGGTGATGGTCGGCAGGTCGACGGGAAGGGTGACGGGAAGGTCGACCGGCTCGCTGCCCCACGTGGTGTCGGCCGGGGCGCCCCAGGTGGTGTCTGTGCGGGGGGCGGTGACGGTGTGGGTGATGACGGCGCCGGTCGCTGCGGCGGTGGCGAGGGTGAGGCCGGCGACGATGCAGCGGATGCGCTTGTTCACGGCGGTGTCCCTTCTTCGGTTGTCCGGGGAACGATAGTGGGGCGCCGTCCCGGTTTTCTCGTGCTCTGGTCCGCTGCGAATCCCGTGGCTTGTGGCGCGCGTGCTGGCAGTAGACGCGTGCGGTGCGTGGGGAGGACGTGGAGTACGAGCGCCGGGGGACGCCCCGCAACTAAACTGCCGTACAGTCTTTTCATCCTCAACCTTTGTGTGCTGCGTATCTACGCATTGCGCGTATACGCAGCGCCTGGCCTTGTTTTGACGGGGGAACAGAAGCTTTGGCCATGAATTCAGGAATGGGTGATCGGGAGTTGCTGTCCGCGGACGCTGTGCACGCGTTTGGGCTGATCGCGGCGGGTGAACCGGTCCCGGAGGGGTGTGCGGATTCCGTCGCCGAGTTGGCCACCTGGGGATTTGTGAAGATCGATTCAGGTGGTGGGGGCAGACCAGTCGCCCTGAATCCCGAGGACATTGCACAGAGAAGCCTCGAGGCAATGCTGACCGAAGCAGCAGACCGCGTCGCGAAAATGCGAGGTCTGCGCAAGATGTCGGAACAGCTGTCGGCGCAGTTCGAACGCGCCCAGTCACTGGCCGGCGGCGGCAGCGAGTACATCGACGACGCGACAGTGGTCAACACCCGCCTCGACGACCTGCTCAACTCGGCCAGCACGGAGATCCTCGCCGCCCAGCCCGGCGGCGCCCGCACCAAGGAACAGCTCGAGCGGTCAGTAGAGCGTGACCGGGCCGCCCTCGACCGCGGGGTGACCATGTACACCCTGTACCGGGACAGCGTCCGCCAGTCCTCCGCCATGGCCTCCCACATCGGGATGATGAGCGGTCACGGAGCCGAGTACCGCACGCTGGTCGCCCCGTACGAGCGGGCCATCGTCATCGACCGCCAGCACGCCTTCGTATCGGACTATGTGGTGGAGGGCTCACCCGCGCACGCGGCATGGCATGTGACGGACCGTGCGGCGATCGGGTTCATCGTGGGAGCGTTCATGAACGCCTGGCAGCTCGCCCAGCCGTGGAAGGGGGAGCCGCGGACCGGATCGGACGTCCGGGAGGCGATGGCGGGCGCCCGGCCCTGGTCTGTGGACACGGTGTCGGGCCCGTCCGCGGGCGTACGGACGACACCGCTCGAGCGGGCGATCCTGCGGGACATGGTCGACGGGATTCAGCAGCGCACGACGGCGGCCCGGCTGGGCATCAGCCCGCGCACTTTGACGAAGCACATTGAGGTGCTGAAGGACAAGTTCAGTGCCGTGTCGCCCGCACAGCTGGGCTGCAAGTTCGCCCTGTCGCCCGACTACCACTTCGACGACAGTGCCCCGTTAGGCGACATATCCAAGACCGATCAGTCGGCGGCCTGACGACTCAGGACGGCCGCTCACCGGTCGCGTTGGACGGCTGCACACCCTTCAGCACGGCCAGCTCCCGCTGTACGGCCTCGAGCCGGCTCAGCGCATCGGCCAGCTCGGCGCGCAGGTCTGAACCGCCCATGACGATGCGGGAGTACCCGCGGTTCACGTACTGCAGATCGGCGATACGGGCCCGCAGGCCCTCCGGGTCCCGGTCCTTGCGGAGTTCGGCGACATCCGCCTCGAGGCGCTCGATCTGTTCGGCGGTCGACTTCTTCGCGTTCTCGGCGCCGCGGTCGTAGCCCCGCCGGAACGCAGCCCGCCTCTCCTCCCTCAACTCCTCCTTGGGAGCGTTCTCGAGCCAGCGGAGGAAACGGCGCGCGGCCCGCCGATGCGCGCGGGCCCGGTCGGGGTCCTCCTCCTCGAGCTCATCCAGGCCGACCCCGTAGTGGTAGACGTGGCACAGCTCCTCCGCCAACCTGGCCAGGCGCTGCTCATCACTCATCCGGATCCTCCAGCCCTCCGCCGATGACCAGGCTGAGCCGGGCGCGCTGCGGGACGGGCTGCTTGCCGGGGATGGGCCAGTCGTCGGCGCGCACGCCGTACACGGGCGGCTCCCAGGTGTCCCACGTGTAGTGCCGGTACAGGCGGACCCAGTCGGCTTCGAAGTAGCACGGCATCAGGCCGCCGGCGTTCGGGATGGGTTCGGGTGCGGCCGCGTTCTGAGCCTTCACCTGCTCCTTCACGCGCAGGGCGTGGTCGCGGTGCCGTTGGCAGAACCAGTGCCACCGGTACCAGCCGGTGGCGGGCAGCTTCTCGAGGACGCGGTCCTTGCCGGGGGCGCCGCAGACGTTGTCGGTGTTGCGGAAGTCCTCGGCGTCCCGTTTGGTCTGCGCTACGCGGGCGGGCAGGGACATCTGCTCCGCCTTGTAGGGGCGCTCCTTGAACGGTCGGAGGCGCGGGCCGACGCACAGCCGCTTGGACGGGTCGTAGCCGCCGGGCCGCTCGTCCGGGGGGACGTAGCGGGGCCGGTCGTGCTCGATGAGTTCGCGCAGGAAGTCGGTATAGCGGTGCCTTTCGCTGCGGCCCAGAGCCTTACGGAGGTTGCGCCACTGTTCCTTCGGGTCGTCGGTGCGCTGCATGGTGACGACGTAGGCGAACGCCAGGAGGAGCTGGCGGGACTTCGCGTCGGCGCGGTCGTCTTGGTAGATCTGCTGGGCCAGGTCGGCAAATCCTCCTCCTCCGCCGCGGCCGCCGGTCTTCGTGCTCGGATCCGGCGTGAGGGACTGGTCGGGTACGAGGTTCAGGGCTCCCACGTCAGTCCTCCTTGGGCTGATCGGTCTTCTTCTCGGCTTCGTGGTCGTACCAGTCGGCCTTGTCGCGGGCCAAGTAGGCCGCGTCGGTGATGCCGTTGCGGTACCAGTACGGTCCCTTGAGGGCTTCACCACCGGGTGGGAGGTTCTCAAGGAACTCAGCGTGCCGGGTGAGGACCTGCGCGGCGTACCGGTCCAGGGTGGCCTTGTACGCGCGAGGGTCGACGACGCCAGCGCCGGTGGCGAGTTCGAAGGCCATGTCCTCGAGGTCTCGGCGGGCGTTGCATCCGCAGCAGACACCGCCACCGTGGTGCGGTGGATTCGGGTCGACGGTGAGCAGGTAGGGACACTGGTCGGGGAAGCCGGCGCAGGGCTGTGGTGCGGCCGGGGGCTGCTCAGTCACCTGTCCTCCTCTTTGGGCCAGCCCTTGCCCTCGAGCGCGTCGAGGGTCGGGCACGGGTGGGGGATGTACGCCACCCATTCCTCCGCCTTCGGGCCCGTGGAGCGCCGTACGGAGCACTCGCCGCACCAGGTCTGCCCCATGTGCTGAACGGGGCTATGGAGGTCCGTGACGCGCTTCTTGGCGGCCTTCCAGTCGTCGAGGAACACGTGGATGGAGTTCGCGGCCACGTACCGGCACTGACGGATCGTTCGGAGGATGGAAATGATGTCCACCTCGGGGAGCGGTCCGGCCAGCGCGGACCAGGCGACGAACTCGATGGCGTCGTCCGGGTATGCCTGGTCCGCGAGATCCTTGCGGGCACGCTCGGCTTCCTTCTGCCAGGCCGCGGCCAGCTTCTCCATCGCTGCCAGGCGCTGCTCGAGCGCGTCGGTGGGCCCCGTCTTCGCTTCGGCGTCCTCGGCGCGCTGCATGGCGTACGCGAGTTGGATGCGCAGCAGCGGGGCATCGGCAGCTTCGAGCGCTACCCGCTGCTCTTTGGGCATGGCGGCGCGTTCGGCGTTGATGGCCTCAACCTGCTCGATGTGCTTGGTCACGCGCGTCCTCCTTCAGATTCGTCCTCGGGGTCGTCGGCGCATCCGCAGCGGACTCCGCCGTCGTGCGTGGGCGGGTCTGCGGGCACGACGCGCAGGTTCGGGCACTTCTCTGGGAAGCCGGGGCATCGCTCGATGGTGGCGACGGCCGGGTACAGGTCGGGGTAGACGAAGCAGGCGTGGACGACGTCGTCGACGATGGCCTGGTTGAGGGGGACTTCCGCGTCTCGGGGATGCATGGTGCCGCGGACGTAGCCCATGACGGCGGCGTCTCGGAAGAGTGCGCGTTCGCGGGCGGTGAGGCTGTCGAGGAAGGCGCGGACTCTGGCGGCACGGGCGGCTTGCCGCTTCGCGAAGTACTCGTCGAGCTGCGCGTCGACCTGGGATTCCCTGTAGTCGGTCACGGCCGGGTCCTCTCGAGGGCGTTGATGGCGTGGGCTGCGGGCCAGCCGGTCATCAGCCAGATCGGGGTGGTGCCGGCGGCGGCCGCGATGGCGACCAGGTGCGTGTGGGTGGGGGTTCCGCCGCGCTGGTAGGCGTCCCTGAACCGGGCGGGCACCACGGTGGGGCCTGCGGCGGCGAGTGCTATGCGTACCCGGGCGGCCATGCTGTCGGTCACGGGCGGGTCCTCTCGGGTGGGGTGCGGTCGAATCGCGCCCAGCGGACGGTGGCAAGGAACGTCCACGCGCAGACCAGGGCGACGATGGCCACGGCGGACAGCAGGTCGGCTATCACCGGTACACGTCCGATGCGATCTCGTTCATCGCGTCCCAGTACTCGTCTTCGCGTTCCTGCTCGCGCTGCTCGAACGCCTCGAGGGTGCAGCCGTCGACGGTGCAGGGCCACGGGTCGACGAGCCGGCCGACGGGGTAGCCCTCGGGGTCGGTGCGGTCGGGGTCCTTCTCCACGATCTGCTTGCCGTGCGGGCAGTACACGCCCCAGGCGTTCTGCTGCTCGAGGACGCGGTCTTGGCAGTCGGGGGCGCTGCAGTTCTCGAGGAGCCCGCGGTGGGTGCTGGGGGCTCCCATGGGGTCGTTGCCCTCGTGCGTCACGGTGATGGTCATCAGATGCTGTCCAAGGTGGGCTGATGGAAGAACAGGTCCAGTTGGGTTTGGCCGGGCAGCGCGCCGGGGGCGTGGGGTACGGGAGCGGGCCGGCGGGATCGGCGAGACGTGGGCCCGGTCAGGCGACGTCGCTCACCCTTGCGGTGCCTTCCGGCTCGTTCTTCGCGGATGCGGCGTCGGATCGGCAGTTCGAACGCCCACAGTTCGTCTGCTGTCATGCCGGTGTCCCTGAGTTGCCAGCGTGTGTCGGTGAGGGCGATGCCCCGCCTGATGCGGCCTTCGAGTTGGCGGAGCAGCTTTTTCCGATCGGCGCCGGCCATGGTCAGACCTCCTCCTTGCCGGGCTGGGATACGGCGGCGGGCAGGTAGCGGGCAACGACCTCGCCGAGCGTCCGGGAGGCGACAGCGAGGACCCGGCCTCCGCAGAAGTCGCACTCGGTGTCGTCGCGCACGTCGGCCTTGGTGACGGGGCGCCAGGCGGTCTCCTGCCGTGCGCAGGTGAGGCAGTACAGCGTTCGCGTGCCGGGCGAGCGGTACGCCACAGCGGCCTGCGTCTCGGGCTGCTGCGCCTCGTCGGCTTGCCCTGGCTCCTCGAAGGTGCACAGGTTGTGCCCAGCTTCCTTTTGGCACTGGAGGCCGTAGCCGTCGAACTCGGAGGCCGGGCACTGCTGCCAGCCACGCTGCGCCTCCTCAGCCATGCGGGGCAGCCCGTCGGACGCAGACGACACAGCGGCGGCCGGGTCGTGGAGCCGCGCCTCCTTGGCCAGCCACGCGGGCCAGCCGTTCGGGCCGTTCGTGAAGTGCGTCGTCACCTGCCTCTCGGGCTGCACGCGCTCGCCGAACCGCATCCACCAGCCGGTCACGGAGGCGCTGACGCGGGCAGGCACCGCGGGCTGGCTGTCCTGGGCCGCGCTGTAGATGAGTTCGATCAGCGCTGGCTTAACACCGACACCGGGGGCGTGGCTGCCGTCCATCTCGCTCTCGTCGAGGATCGGGGCGCCGGTGATGCCGTAGCGGATCTTGTGGCAGTACGGGGTGCGCTCGGGCTGTGGGCTGGTGTTGGGCATGGGCTGCTCCAGGGGCGGGGAGGCGTGTCCACGGTCATGGTTTCGCGGATCGGGCACGGCATTGCCCCGGCCTGAGTGGCCGGGGCAGGTGGTCGGTCAGTTCGCAGCGGGAAGCGGGAAGACGTACACGCCGCCCTGGTCCTGGCCGCGGTGTGCCATGGGGGCGTTGATCTGGAAGACGATGCGGTACGGGTTGCCGTCGCGGTCGGTGGTCTCGTACTCCTGGACGGTGTCGCCCAGTTCGCGGCAGAGTCGCACGTCGCGCTCGCCGTCGCGGGCGCTCATGGTGTCCCAGACGCGGTTCTGCTCGATGTCGTAGAGGGTGACGGCGTCTTTGGTGAGGGTGACGGTGGCCATTGGGTTCCCCCTGGGGTGTTGGTGTGGGGTCCACCCTACCTATCTTCTATTACGTACGCAATACAAGAGGTGTGGTGTGTGAGAGCCCTCCCCAACCCCGCCCCCGAGCGGCAGGATGACGGCATGACAGACGCATGGGCGGCCATCGTCGCCGCCATCGCAGCAGGCGTGTTCGGTATCGGCGGCACCTTCGCCGGCATCTACGTCGGCCGCCGCGGGGTCACCGACCAGGCCGTCGTGGAACACGGGCAGTGGCTCCGAGGACAACGCCAGGAGGCCTACCTGCTGCTCCTGGACGCCTGGGACGCCGCCGTGCGCGACGCGAAAGGCATCGTGGAGACCTGGGACGAGCGCGAGCGGTGGATGGACGACCACGGGGAGACGGAGAACTTCCACCAAGCCATCGCAATGGCCGTGGACGCCATAGAGACGCCCCTCCGCAAGCCCCTGGAACGCGCGCACCTGCTGGGCCCGGAGGCCGTGGAGAACGCCGTGGAGGACATGGCGAACCATGTCGAGGAACTCCGCGAGTACCTGGACCAGCAGGCCGACGCGTCCTACCCGTTCGACCGGCAGTGGGCGCGCTGGCCGGTCCTGGAGACGGCGGGACAGCGGTGCCGAATGAAACTGGTGGCGGCAGCGAAGGGAGCACTGCGGCCCTCGCCCACACCGGGCGGCTGACCCGGGACCCGCAGGGAAGACCCCGGCCGCCCCGTCATCTACCGCCCGCACGCCTCCCGCGGGATCCTCAAGAGACCCGACAATCCGAACCGAGGGACGGTGGACGCCGTGCAGTGCACGAAGTGCGGAGGCTCCGGACAGCAAGGCCCTGACGGATCGTGGCTGTGCCCTTTGTGTGGGCCCATCTCCGGTACCGCACCCGCCCCGCAGGTAGGGTGCCGCCCATGACCGCTGAACACGCCCCGACGCCGGCCGTGGCGTTCCTTGAGTCGCAGGAGATCACCACCACGGACTGCCGCCGCTGCGGAACGCAGATCGCCGGGGTGAACGGCCGGTACGCCTGCGGCGCCTGTGGGTGGACGAACCCCTGGCACGAGGGCCACACCGAGCTCCCGACCGCGGACGACGACCACGCCGCGTAAGGCGTGGCCCGGTTTCAGGCGGTATCACCCTCGCGTGCGGTGTCGAGGCGCCGGCGCAGCATCCTCGGGTCCATCCCTGCCGCGGCCGCCCGCTCCACCTCGGACGTCGTCAATGGCGTCGGGTCGATCCCCCGCCACGCCGTGACTGCGCCGTTCAGGCAGTCCCCGCACAGGGCGAGCGGATCCCGCAGCCCCAAGTCCCGTACCCGCCCCCGACTGCTGCCGCATTCGTCGCATGCTCCGAGCTGCTCCCCAGCGCCCATGGTTCGAGGGTCAACGAGCAGGCTGGACGGGGGTAGAGCGCGATCCGGCCGGGACGGTGGGGGAGTACGGGGCGGGAGCCGACTCGAGACGCCCCACGGGGCGTACAGCGGCCCGGACACCGCACAGGACGGTGGCCGGGCCGGGACTGGCTACTCGCCGCTCTGAACGTCCGTCATGTCCGGGTGGTAGATGCGGTACGACTCGAGGCCTTCCGTCGCATCGCTGGTCACCCCGTCGCTGTCCGACGTGAGAGGGATCGCCGTGGTGTCCGCGTGGATCGTCCAAGCGAGGATCGGCGTCGTCCAGGAGTTGCCTTCGCTGTCGGTGCAGTCGATCAGCCAGCCACCACCCGGTACAGCGCCGACAACCTCAGCATGATTCTGATGGATGCCGGTGACGCTGCCGAGGTCGGAGGCGCGGCGCAGCATGCCCCTCTTTACGACGAGGGGGAAGCCGTCGTCGTCCCAGGCGACAACGGGCAGCCTGGGAACGTAGCCGCTGCCGTTCTTCTCGAAGTGGACGTAGTGCGATCCGTTGGCGGGGATCATCGGTCTCCGTTTCGTGGGCGGGTGCTGCTCAGATTGTGGGGCCCGCGGGACCTCGAAGTCCTCGAGTGAGTCGAACGCCTAGGCGCATGAAGAGGGCCCACCCGGGGGGTGACGGGTGGGCCTAGCGATCACGCAGGCAGGTCGAGGTCGAGGACGCCCTGCGCGAAGCGCTCGCGGGCCAACTCGTGGTAGGCCGGGTTCAGGTCTATGCCGATGTACTTACGGCCGAGCTGTCTGGCGGCTGCGCCAGTCGTGCCGCTCCCGGAGAACGGGTCGAGGACAGTCCCGCCCGGACGGCATCCGGCCTTGATGCAGCGCAGCGGCAGGTCGATCGGGAACACCGCGAAGTGCGCGGCAGGGTACTTGGCCGTGCTGATCGACCAGACGTCGCCCGGATTCCGTCCAAGCGCGTGGGAGGTGGCTGACAGGTCGCCGCCCGCGGTGCCTCCGTCGCGGTCACCCACGCCGATGCCGGTCGCTTTACCTGTGCGGGACTGCCCGCCGGTTGAGGTGCCAGCGAGAAGCCTCGCGCGCGGCGAAGTGTGCGGCACTCGGATCGCGTCGAGGTCAAAGGCGTACCGTGGCGACTTGGCGAAGAGGAACAGATGCTCGTGCCTGCTACTGAGCCTGTCGCGCACGGATTCCGGCATCGCGTTGGGCTTCGACCAGATGATCTCGTTGCGGAGGATCCAGCCGTCGTCCTGGAGCGCGAATGCCACCCGCCACGGAATGCCCAAAAGGTTCTTCGCGGGCGGCGCTCCCGGCGATACAGCACCAGTCCGGGCCCCCTTGTCGGGGTATCTGCCGTCGTGAACTTCCTGCTTCATCGGCCGCGGCTCGCCACGACCCTGGTTACCCCAGGAGCCGGCGTAGCTGTCGCCGAGGTTGAGCCACAGCGTTCCGTCGTTGGCAAGGACGCGTCGCCCTTCGGCGAATAGGGCACGCATCGTTTCGACGTAGGCCGCGGGCGTCGACTCCAGCCCGTACTGCCCTTCGGTGCCGTAGTCACGGAGCCCGTAGTACGGGGGCGAGGTGACGACGCAGTCGACCGAGCCATCGGGCAGGGTGCGCAACTGCTCCAATGCGTCGCCGAGGAGGAGTGTCACCTGGTCATCGTTGTAGTACGGGTCGGGCATCCGGGGCTCCCGCAGGTTGGTGGGTGGGCGCACCTTCACGGTGCCGTGGAATCTGTCGCGTGTTCCCCCCGCTTATGAGGGAGGGCCCACCCGGGGGGATTCGGGCGGGCCCTGGCTAGAGGCGGACGTCGAGTAGGGGGCTGGCCACCGTGATTGCGGCGGTGGCGTCTTCGGGTTGGCCTCCGATCGTGCGGATCAGCAAGTAGAGGGCGGCGAGGGCGATGATGCTGAGGTAGGGGGTCGGGTTCTGGTCGTTGTGGGGGCTGTCGTCGGTCACTTCGGGTCTCCAGGAGGGCGTGGTGGGGGCTTGTCGGGGATGCTGTGGCACGCCCGTCCTGGAGTTTTGGGAGGGTCCGGGGCCGGCTGATCCTGGCCTGGTAGCTGTGTTCAGCCGGTCCCGGGTACGTGTAAGACACTAACTCATCTTCTATTACGTACGCAATACAAGATGGAGTGTGTTGGGGGTCACCTCGGCCGGTACGCCTTGTCGACCATCCCCGCCCGGGCCATCTGCGCACCACTCCGGTAGTTCCCAAGAGGAACAGACGCAGGGTCCACCACCACGGGCGCAACCTTCACTGCCGAAGCCGCCGACGCCCTGGGAGCCGTTGTGCGCGGTCCGGGAACGGCAGCCGGAACCACGGCAGCATCCGAGGTCTGCCGGTCCTTCTCGCGGTCGGCACGCCGGTCCACAGCCCGCATCTCGCACGCGCTGCATGCCTGCCCCGTGTCTACGTTCGTCCGCTCGTCGCACCGGGCGTCCCCGCACTCGGCATCCCGGCGCAGCATCGCCACCAGCACACCCACCGGCTTCTCGATCGGGCCGGCCTGGTCTCGGGAGCTGTAGTACCGATCCCACTTCGGCATCAGCCGGTACCGCACCAGCTGCTCCACGGTGCGGCCTTCTGGGCTGCTGATGTCCACCGCGGCCAGTACGGCCCGCACCAAAGCATCCGGCAGCCCTCGGGGCACCAGAGCAGCGAGGGGGGAGGGGAGGGCTTTCACGAACGCGTCGTACTGGGCGCGTTCGTCTCGGGAGAATGGGGGCTTCGTCTTGCCGGACGCGGCGGAGCCGCCAGCGCTCGATGACCCCCTACCTGTAGAAGGCCTCCGGCCGTCACCCCAGGGCTCTTCATCTTCTCCAGTCTTCTTACTCACCGTCTTCTTAAAGACTGCAGGGTTCCCCGACTGTCGGGAATCCCGGCACTCGGGGCTCACCTGGGGAAACTCGCCGTTCTCGCTGGCCGCGCCCGAGTGCGGGTTTTCCGGCACTCGGGGGATTGCGACGCTGGGGGAGGTCCGGCGGTCCGCGGGCTGCAACTTGGCCCGCCTCTTCGCCGCGTGTTCGACAGCGGCCTCCGTCGGCTCGATGACCTGCACTGCGCGCACATCCGGTTCCCGACGAACCGCCTCCAGCAGGGCGGCAACCTCCGCGTCCGTGGCGGGCGTGTCGTAGACGCACATCTCCGTCGACCACTGGTTGGTTTCGGCCGACATGATTCGGATCTTCACCACGTACCGGGCGACCTGGAGAAACCCCATCGCCTTCGCCAGTGCATCACGGCCATATCCGTACTTCGCGCCGATCACCGCAAGCGTAATGTTCCACCCGTCTCGATGCCGGAGAAGCACGCTGAGCAGGGCAAGAGCCATGAAGTCCAGGCTCGCCGAGTCATCGATCGTCTCGTTGGGGATTGCCGCGAACCGCGGCGGCCGACCGCTGCGCTTCCTCACCGTGACACCTCCGTCACGACGTGGATCATGTGGCGCGTCTGATGAGGGTGACTACTTGGCGATACGCCAACACCCGCTACTCTGAGCATGAAGCCTCGCTCAATCGCATGTGGGACTTCTCGAGCCAGCGGACGCCAATCCGCTGGTTGTGCTTTGGACGGCCGGTATGGGGCGCTGCGACCTCTAGCCGGCCGTTCGGCGTTTCCGGGCTCAGGCTGCGATCTGAGCTGGTCGGAGACGCGACCTAAGACTTGTTCGGCCCGCGGCCGCCTCGAGGCGGTCCTGCCTTGAAGTACGCCAGGAAGACACCGGTTTCCATGGTTCGCGCGTTGCCGACCATGACGTAGGGGTGCCTTCCGGGCTTGTCCCCGAATGGCCAGTCCTTGGCTTTTCGGGCGATGTACCGGAGGCCGTCGGGCGTGATGCTCTCCACCAGGCCCTCGTTGATGAGGAGCTGGGCGCCGGTGGTGAAGGTGACGAAGGTGGGTGTTTTGCGGGTCACTGGGGATCACCGGCACCCTTGAACTTCGATGTTCTCGAAGTTGTCGCTAGGCTCGACACGTACAGGTCCTTCTTTCAGGAGTGGGTCTCTGTGCTGCCGGGTCGTATTCGCAGTACGCCGGCGTGGAGGCGGTCGACCGGGGAAACCCGGATCGGCCGTCTCTGCTGTTCAGGGCGGGCTACGCACCTGACACGCTCCTTCCTTCACGCCGCAAGGGCGTTGATCTGCTCGACAGTCTCGGTAGCCGTCTGGTTACCGGCGTACCGGGGAGCACCGAGCATTCCCGCCACCCGGTCCATTCGCTTCACGATCCACGAAATCTGTTCTTCCACTGGCAACGACAGGACCGGCACCAGGGCATCGGCCGCGCCTTCCACGTCATCGAGCTGCACCCGGGCCGTGGCGAGGTAGATGTGGGCGAGCCGCTCGTCATCCAGCGACCGCTCTTCCACCGGACCGGACTGCCACAGCGCGATCGCCTCGAGGGCTTCCCGCGCCGCGCGCTCCGCGTCGTGGCCGCCCTGCAGCCAGATCAAGCTGGACCCGGCGTAGTAGGACTGCTTCGCCCTCGAGAACCCGAACAGACCCTCGAGAGAGTCCGGGCGGCGGATCCGTTCCCGTGCGGCTTCGGCGCCGTCCAGGGCCTGGTTCGCGGCCCGGCTGTCACCGAGGTTCGCGAGGCACTGGGCCTCACCGCAGCGCAGACGCGCCTCACCGGTGCCGTGCCCGGCCCCAACCCACTGGTAGCCGTCCCGGATGTACTCCAGCGCGCGCCCGTAGTCGCCCTGGAAGCGCGCGATCAGCGACTTCGTACCCGCCACCCACGCGGCCAGCTCGGCGTCCCCGGCGAACTCGGCGCACCGGCCCGCCGCGGTGGCGTGCTCGAGCGCCTCGTCCGCATCGCCCATATCCAGCAGCGCGTACGACAGCACCCCGGACAGGCGGCCCGCGGCCACGTACAGATCGGACCGGTCAGCCGGACGGTGATGCCCGGACCGGATCCGCTCGAACGCTTCACCGCGCAGCACGTGCGCCCGGTCCATCATCGGACCCGGGGGAGAAGCCAGATAGTCGACCGCCGTAATGGCGACACCGTCCTGCAGCTCTGCGATGTCCAGGTCCGCCAGCGCGGTCAGATCCCGCGTCATGGCCAGGGCCGCAGCCCTCACCCGGTGCGTTGCCGCAGCCTCCCGCCGCTGAAGGTCCTCCCGGTTCCACGCCTCCACCAGCGCGCCGTTCGCGCCGGTCGCTTCGTCCGCGGCCTCCGCCACAGACAACGGGGTCGGCCGGCGGCCGGTCTCGAAGTTGTGCAGCGACGTGCGGTCGTAGCGGACGCGCTGGGCCAGGTCCGCGAGGGACATGTGGGCAGCCAGGCGCCACTCACGGAGCAGTTCCGGGAAGGTCGTCATGCGCCGAGTCTTCCTCCTCTCTCATCTCGCCGGGAGGGCTTGGCGCCCTGTTCGCGGTCTTTGTCTGTTGGCAAATCATCGTCGGCCTGATTGCCAACAGCCGCCTCAACTCCGAGGCCTGCGACCGGTGCTGGCATGGAGTCAGTACTGATCGACGACTCTGGAGGACCGCATGCGGGCGCACTGTCAGCCCTCGTCGCCTACCTCTGGCTGTCGTTGCTGGGCCTTGGCTGGGCCTCGCCCGCGGACCTCACGGTTCTTGAAGAACTCCTCGACGGGCTCCCACGGCATCGCCCAGGCGTTTCCGATCTTCATCCACTTCTCGGCCGGTACCGGCCATGCCGGGTCGGTCTCCGCGATGTGCCGGACGCCCTGGCGTGTGATCGGTCTGGGGACCAGCTGCCGGTCCGTCACACGCTTTGCGATCTCCGTGAACGTCACCATCTCGGGGATCTCCCTCCTTTCGTCTGCTGCTGCCATGAACTCACCTCTCCATAGTACTTGTCAATGCGCAAGTACTGTCGTAGTGTCGGTACAGCAAGAAACCCCGGTCGGGTTGTGGCCGACCGGGGCTCCCAGTCCCGAACGGTGCTTCAACACCGGAACGGACAGCCGAACCCCTGCTTCACCAGGAGGTCGACCTAATGCGTGATGTTACTTGCGCATCGACAAGCAGTGCTAGCACCACTCCCAAGACCACCGTCCTCGAGTCGTTCCCCGCCGGCGCCCCGCGCGGCAGTTGGCCGGCTGAGGAGTTCGCCGAGGCCCTCCGCCTTGAGGGCCAGCCCGCCGAGGTCGTCATGGACCTCGCCGCCGACTCCTTCCTCGTCATCGTGAAGAAGGTGACGGTCTGATGGAACGCAACCCGGACGCCGGCCACAACCACCTCAAGACCCTCCGCTTCGTCACCGGCTGCCCCCTCTGCGAGGCCGAGAAGGCGGTTCGGAACCGGGCCATCGAGCACCTGTCCGAGGCCCTGCATCTGCTGGAGGGACTGCGGAAGCCCGGTGACAAGCCGACGATCCGCTTGAACCTCGCCCCGATCGGGGTTACCGGTGACGACGTCGACCGCTGCCACAGCATCGACCTGTCCGCAAAGCAGGCCGAAACCCTCGCCGACGTCATCGACTCGATGAGCGCCCACGACGACAAGCTGCGTGCCGCGTTCCAGCAGGCCCAGCCCGCCATTGAAGCGCTCATCGAGGTCGACGACGCCAGCGTTGCCCGCCGTTGTGCCGAGCTGATGGCGCGGATGGAAGGCCAGACCGGCGAGGTCATCGACTCGGGGGAGTGGACCGCGGACGCCTTCATCTCCACTGACCCGGAGCTGGCAGCCGAGATCGTCGACACGTTCCTCGAGCTGGATCCGCGTGAGATCACGAAGACCGTGCTGGACCACCGGCAGGTCGACATGCCCCGCGCGATCGCGGCTCTGGACGACTGGTTCGGCGAGATCGTCGACCCGTACGCGGATGAGGACGACGACTGATGGCCGCGCACCCGGGCACGCACGTGCACACCGCGGACAACGCGGTCCCGCCCCTGAACGACGACCTCGCCGGCCTCCTCGACGACCTGGCCGGCTTCCACCACGGCCTGGACCTCATCGCCGACGGCGTCCGCGCCCTGGCCGTGGACCGGCTGACGATCCAGCAGACGCAGACCGTCGTCACCATGCTCGCCGGATCCACCGACCCGGCCGGCCAGCAGATCGACGTGGCCGCCCTCATCGCCGCCCTCGTCGCCCGGCTGCTGAACGCCGACGAGAACCCGGCACTCCGCACCCTCCCCACCGACACCCAGGACCAGGCCCGCACCGCGGGCGCCGACTTCGCCGACCACGACGCCTACATCACCCCCCGCACCGACATCGCCAAGACCGTCTACGACCTCAACCCGCTCTGACCGCGCCCGGTGCCGGGTCAGCCACCACGGTGGCCCGGTGCCGAGCACGACCAGCAACCACCCCACCGCGCACCACCGGAAGGAGCACCACCCCATGAAGGACCTGAAGAAGAAGGCCATCCGCCTGTGGCACGTGGTCGCGAACTCCGGCCAGTGCAACGGCTGCGGTGGCGTCTTCGACAACTGGAACGGCGGAGTCTGCGACGCCTGCAAGGCCATCGGCCGCGGCTGACCCGCCCCCGACCACCCGTCCGCACCACACGAGAAAGGACCAACGCCGTGATCGACACCATGACCGACGCCGACGACAACGCACGCCACGCCGCGCACGTGCAGGCCAGCGCCGAGTACGTAGCCCAGAACCCCGACTGGAGCCCCTGGCGCGGCGAAGGGACCGCGGAGGCCAGTGAGAGCCACAAGGCGTACGAGGCGTACGTCGAGGCCCGCGTGCCTCAGATCTTGGACGCGCAGGCCCGCATGCGGGTCTTCCAGATCATCGGATCCGACATCTACCCCGAAGCCCCCGCCGCGTTCACCGGCGACTGGCACGAAGCCCTCCGCAAGACCGCCGCCCGCTGGGCGCCCGCCGCCTGACCACCGGAAGGACACCGAACCCCATGGCCGACACCGCCGCCGAATACCGCAAGCTCGCCCGCCAGGCCCTCATCCCCCGTGACGGCTTCAACCGGCTCAGCGCCGGCCAGCTCCACGAGGCCGACGTCCACGCCAGCCTCGCCAAGGCCGTCGCCCTGGACCGGATCGCCGACGCGCTCGAGGCCCTCGCCGCCAACACCGCCCCCGACACGGTCCTCCAGGCCCCCATCCACCACAGCCACTGACCCCCAGACCGCCCGCCCGAACTTCCCGGAAGGACACCGATCCCGATGACCAGCACCCCGGCAGCGCCCGCCAGCACGTGGCACGACGGCATCTGTGTTATCGGCCAGCCCTACCCCACCCGGAACTACGCAGCCGACATTGGCGACGACAGCGACACCGCCCTGGGCCTAACCGAAACGCAGCTCGACTACCTCCGGGCCATCCACGAATCCGGACACGCGATCACCGTCCTCACCGCGCGAGCCCACCTCCACTCCGCCGAAATCGTCCACGGCGAGGCCACCACCGAAGTAGGCGGTATCACCTACGCCTGCCACCTCGCCGACGGCCACGCCTACGCCATCTACTCCGCAGCCGGCGAACGCGCCGCAGACCGGTGGCTGCACGAAGCCGGACTGTGGAGCCCCACACGGGCCGTCGCGAATGAGGTAGCCGCCCACAGCGACCGGGCGTCCTTCCTCGCCATCAACCCCCACGTCGGGTTCGGCGACAAAGACGTTCACTACCAGCACATTCACGACCTCGCCGACCAAGCCCTGAACACCCACTGGGCAGCCGTCACCGCCGTCGCCAGTGCGCTCCACCAGCACCACCACCTGACCGGCGACGCCATCGCCGCCCTCACCGGACTCCCCAACACCCCCTACTGCACCGCCTGAACTCGAAAGGACACCGATCCCCGTGACTACCGTCCAGGCCCCCACGAAGCGGCGCAGCAGCCCGCTTCTGTACCCGGCGGTCTTCCTGTCGCTGGCCTCCCTGGCCTGGACGACATGGAGCCTCGTCGACCTCATCGGAACCGGCCCCATCGCCCTCACCGCCGCCTCCGGCGCCGACATCGTCTGGGGCTCCGTCATCATCGCCGAAGCCCGCGGACTCCGCATCGCCCGCCGGGCATGGCCCGTCCCCACCGTCGGCTGGATCACCCTCCTCCTCGTCGCCTCCTTCCTCTCCCTCCACGGCATCGAGAAGAACAGCCTCGCCCTGGCCGTCGTCGGCCCCTTCCTCCCCCTCGGCGCGAAGGTCGTATGGGTCTTCGCCCTCGCAGACCTCCGCGACCCGGCCGCCCTCACCCACGACGAACTCCACACCCTCGCCGAGATGGAACGCGGCATGGTCTTCGAAGAACAGCAGCACCGCATCGAGATGCGCCGCCGCCAGATGGGCGCGGAACTCCTCATGACGGAGGTCTCCACCGACTTCGACATCGAGCTGACGCGGCAGGACCGGCAGCGCGACCTGATGCGCCGCCGCCCCCTCGAACTCACCACCGGTGATACGGAGCGCATCACGCAGCATCACGACGATGCGCACCAGGCCGACGATGCGCACCACTCTGCTGATGCGGCCGTCGTCCTCGGCGTATCACCGGCGCCCCACAGTCCGGTTCGCAGCATCGTCCCGCGTACTAATGCGGTCAGTGAAGTCGCAGCTCGCGGCCATGATGCGCCCCAGATGCCCAGTGGCGCGCCCCGAACCGTGGCGCCCCACAACGGTGATGCGGCGCTGCACCTCGACGGCCTCTCCAAGGCTGCCGCAGTCCGAGTGGTACGCGATGCGCTCCCCACCGCATCAGCGCCTCAGATCGTGGCGCGCCTCGCGCATCACGGAATCGATGCGAGTGATGCGTACGTCCGCACCGTCCTGTCCCGCACCAAGCAGCAGCGCACCACCACCGACGGCGGATACCTCTAACCCGCACCACGAAGAAGGAGACCGGACCCCCGATGCGCACCGCCCCCACGATCCCCCCGCAGGCGTCGCGGACGGCCACCCCGTCCGCGGCGCCCGCGCGCCCGGCCCCCACCCGGACCCCGGTAGCAGCCCCCCGGCCGGTGCCGGCGCCCGTGCCGGAGACGCCGTCCTGGTCCCACCGCTTCCTCCCCGCCACCGTCCGCGGACTCCTCGCCGACCTCGGCTGGTGGCAGAACCCGACCCCCCAACGCCCCTCCACCCACCTCGAACAGACCCTCGCCCTCCTCCGCCGGTACGGCTGGTGCCAGTCCGTCGACGTCACCCCCACCGGCCGCATGTGCGTCCGCGGCGCCCAGAACCTCCTCCAGAAGACCGGACACGTCACCCCCGCCGCCCGCGAAAGGGCCGTCGAGTACATGCAGGCCGCCCTCGCCCAGGCCGGGATCGGCATGCAGTTCTTCACCTGGAACGACCTCCCTGACCAGCAGTTTCCCGCCGTAGAGACCCTCCTCACCCACGCCGCCCGCCTCGCACGACAGAACGGAGAGTGAAATGCCTGCCCACGACCCCGAATTCGACCGCGTCATCAGCGAGGGATACACCGTGAATTCCCCCAATCCTCAGCCCGAATACGCCGACCCCACCCCCTACGGAATTTCCGCCCATCCCGTGAAGACCGGTCTCACACCGCGCGGAAAGGTCGCCCTCGCCATCAGCGCGGCCGCCATCGCGACGGGAGGTCTCGTCGGCTACCAGATGTACTCGGCCGACCAGGCGCAGAGCGAGGCCAAGGCGCAGGAAATCGCCTACAAGAAAGACCTCCTCGAGCTGGAAAAGCTGAAGGTCCAGAGCCAGGTCAACAAGTCCCAGACGAGCACGGACAGTGTCCGGCAGAAGCAGGTCGACGCCTGCGTCGCGAACAGCAAGGACCTCGTCGGGAAGTCCCTCAGTTCCTCCTACCGGGACATCGTCGACGCCTGCCAGGCCCAGTACAACACCAGCACCAGCGGCGACGACATGCAGACCGCGGCGTCCGCCACCGACACCAGCAAGACGGGCACGAGCACCGGCTTCCTGATCGCCGGAGGCGTCCTCGTCGCCGGCGTCGCGATCGCCGTCCGCAAGGGCACCCGCAACAACCCTGCGTAACCAACTTGAGTTACTTCCTACCTCCCTCCCAGCCCAAGAACGCCGATCTTCCCGCCCCATGATCCGCCCCGGGCAGGTCTTTCCGGGGTGGGAGGCCAGTAGGAAGTAACTCCAACCGTCACAGAAAGTGAGGACGTTGATGGCGGCCGACACGGTCTCTGCAGCCGTACCAGACCCCAACGACCCGACCGCGGCCAGCACCAACCGCAGCCCCCAGCCGGGTGCGCTCACCTCCCTGTTCGCCGCGGTCGACCCCGCCCGGCCGGCGACCCCCGCCTTCGACCTCAACCCCACCACCGAAACGGCCGGCCACGGCGCCAACGAGGAGACCTCCTCGGGAGCCTCCAGCGCCGCCTACCACAACGACGAAAACACCCCCCGGAACGACTCGAAAACGGCCGCCAATACGCGGCAGGAACGCGGTGTCATCCGCGCCTGGCTCCTCGCCGGAGCGGAACGCTGGAAGAAAGGCGCCGACGCACGCAACAAGCGCCTCGACATTTCCAAGGCGAAAGCGAATGCATTCCAGGTAAAGGAAACCCGCACCGTTTCGGTTAACAGGGCAGGCGGGGGACTGTTCGGCGGCACTTCCAGCCGTTCCGGCGGAGGCTCTGGCGCGTCCGGCGGCGGAAAGCCCGGGAACGGCAAGGGCCTGGGCAGCAAAGGCGGCGGCGGACACAGCCCGAAGGGGCCGAAGAACAAGCCGGGATCGTCCGGGAACGGATCCACCGGCAAGTCCGGTGGCAGTGGCGGCGGCTCGGGGACCGGTGGGGGAGGAGGCCGCGGACCGTCCGGAGGATCCGGCGGCCAGTCCGGCGCCAGCCCGCGCGGCCCCAAGAACGACGGCGCGAAGGGCAACAGCAACGGCTCCGCCAAGGGCGGCGGCGGGAACACCGGCGGCACCGACAAGCCGTCCAAGGCCAAGGACCCGAAGACCCCCACCCCGAAGAACAGCCCCGACAGCAAGAGCAGCACCGGCAAGGACGGCAAGCACGGGCCCGCGGGCAACGGTCCCGCTGGTACGGGGAAGGCCGGCCCCCAGGGACCCGCCGGACCTGCCAGCAAGAACCCTCCGGCGCCGGCCCCCGCGCCCGCCCCGGACGGCGGCAAGAACAACACCCCCAAGAACAGCGACCCCAAGACGGGCCCGAAGCCCGACGCCAGCCCCGACCCGAAGAAGTCCCTGGCGGCCGACAAGACCAGCCAGACCAAGAAGACCGACACCCCGAAGGACCTCAACCCCAAGGCCGCAGACCAGAAGGACCCCAAGACGGACCCGAAGGACGCCAAGGGCAGCAAGGACAGCAAGGGCGCGGCCGCACCGGACGGCAAAACCCCCCAGAAGCCCGGCGCCACTCCCGGTACCGGGCAGGGCACACAGGTCAACACCCAGGACTCCCGTGAGACCGGCTACCGCGACGGCTCCCGCACCGCCAAAGCCGTCGCTCACGTTCAGGCCTACCGCGACGGCTTCAAAGACGGCCACCGCGACACCACTGAAGCTGCCGAACGCGAGAAGGCCCGCCTCGACAAGGCCCACCAGCAGCGCAAGCAGGAGCTCCAGCAGCAGCGAGAGAAGGACGTCCCCGTGACCGGACAGGCCAGCAGCGCCGACTACCACCCGCCGAAGCCCACCGAACCCCCGCCGACCACGCCCGCGCCCGCCGCCGACCCCGACAACGAAGTGAAGCCCGTCTGGGCCAACCACATCACCGAAGACACGGTCAACCTGTACAGCACCAACGACTACTACCGCGACTCCATGTCACGCGGCGAAGTCCGCACCCTGCGCCGGTTCCAGCAGCGACTCGAGCAGAAGACCGACGTCATGACCCGCGTCGTCGACGCCACCCGCGTCCTCGAGCAGCACGCCCAGGAGCAGGCGAAGGCCGTCATCAAGCTCCTCGAGCAGGCCAAGGCCGTCAAGGGCGGAGACAAGCTCGCCGGGAAGCTCGCCAAACTCTCGGACGACGCCATGGTCCAGGCCAGCAAGGCCGCCGAGCTCCACAAGCGTGCGCTGCGCGCCGTCGAGGCTTGCCGGGCGCTGCACGCCAACGCCAGCGAACGCTACGAGCCGATCTACCAGGCCGTCGTGAACTCTCCCCTCACCACCCCCGCCGAGCTCGCCTACTACCGGGAGATGACCCATGCCTGAACTGACCTACGCCCAGCTGGACAAGGCCACCGCAGCGCTCGCCAAGGACGTTGCCCGCAGCAGTGAAGAAATCCGCGGCTACGCCACGAACATGATCGAAGAGGCCCGGGACACCGGACAGGTCGCTGACGGCATCGGCTCCCTGGGCGTCGACTCCGCCACGGTCGGCGAAACCCGCGACCTCGCCAAGATCATGGCCGGTCTGGAGGCCGCAGCCACCAGCTACGCGGCCGCCAGCAACACCACCGCCCGGTCCGCACAGGCAGCCCGCGACCAGAACAAGGACAGCCACCACGGCATCGGAGAGGCCGTCAGCCGCTCATCCGTCGGCAGCCACATCTACGACGTCAACCGCGCCTGGTTCGCCCAGGAATAGCCCCCACCCGCCCCCTGCCCGCACCGACCCCTAGTCCAGGAGAGAACGCCGTGACCACGCCCGCCGCCGCCCAGCCCCGCGCCGCCTCCGCAGAGCGCACCATCGCCGTCATCACCAGCGCCGCACCCCTTGCCACCGGCATCATCGCGCCGTTCCTCGACGGCGGCGCGGCCTTCACCGCGGCCATCGCCTACGGCGGCGCCGCCGGATTCATGACCGCCAACTACATGAACCGGCTACCGGCAGGCCTGATCGGCAACCTCCCCGCCGGGGACATCGTCCAGGCCCACAAGAGCCCCATGTTCATCAGCACCCTCACCACTGGCATGGCCCTCGGAATGGGCACCCTCCTCGGATCCGATGGCGCCGACGCCCTCATGGCCGGCATCCTCGGCCTGCCCTCCATCCCCGGGATCGTCTCCCTCGGCTGGTGGGCCGCGGTCGGCATCGTCCCGTGGAAGCTCCGCAACTTCTTCGGCCGCCCGCCCAAGACCGCCACCACCGCCGCCGTCGGTCAGACCGCCGCAGCCGCGGCCACGCTGCCCCTCACCGACGCCGACCGCATCGCACGCCGCTGGTACGACCACATCTCCAACACCGAAACCGGCAGCCACAAACGCCAGGACCTCACCGTCCGCACCACCAGCCCCGCCCGCTGGACCGGCACCATCACCGCCCCCGCCGGATCCTCCGTCACCGTCACAGCCGAAACCATCTCCAGCCTCTTCAAGCGGGACCCCAGCTGGATCAAGCTCAAGCACGGCGCCCACGCCGGCGAACGCCACATCACCGTCAACCTCGTCGCACCCGCCGAACTCGACCCCACCACCCTCACTGGCGCATGGCGCAAGTGGGTGTCAAAGCCCGGCGGCCTCATGGCCGGCACCAAGCTGGAGAACGTCCAGGACGACCCGAACACCGGCGGCCAGGTCGCCCTCGTCGTCGCAGGTGAAGACCTCGACCGACTTCCGCACCCCGACCGCAACGCCCTCGCCGGAGCCCTCCGCACCACCCCGATCCTCATCTCCTACGAGCCCCGCCAAAACCCCCGCGAAGCCGTCATCCGCAAGATGACCCACAACCCCCTCCAGAAAGGCGCCGCGTTCCCCGGCCTGCACGTCCTGAAGCCCAACAAGAACGGCTACATCCAGATCGGCCCCGGCGTCTCCGGCTTCCCCGCCCGCATCCAGCTCCACGACCCCGCCCTGGGCTCCCAGCACGTCCTTGTCGCCGGCGTCACCGGATCCGGAAAGGGCGGCACCCTCCAGCTCATCGCCCTCGCCCACCACGTCAACGGATCCGCGATCATCTACGCCGACCCAAAGGGATCCTCCAACCCAGCCATCACCAAAATGGCCGCCCACCCCGGCCTCGGAATCGACGACGCCATGGGCTCCCTGCGCATCTGGTACCACGGCCTCATGCACCGCGTGGAACAGTCCGCACGCGACCAGATGAAGAACTTCCAGCCCAGCCCCGAACGCCCCTGGGCGCCCCTCATCTTCGACGAGGCCAGCCAGCTCCTCGGAGAGAGCGCCGAACACCGCAAGGAAGCCAAGTTCATCATCAAGGCCGGCGCCAGCCTGGGCCGCTCCATGGGCATGCCGATCATCCTCGCCAACCAGATCATGCAACTCGACCAGCTCGGAGGCGAAGCAGCCATCCGCGACAACATCTTCTACGGCGGATCCCTCATCCTGCTGCGCTCTGACTCCCAGCAGAAGACCCTCATCGACCTGCCGGAGAACTTCGCCGGCTGCAACCCCGCCGACATCCCCCCGGCCTGGTCCGGCGACCGCGAAATGGTGTACGACCCCAACACCCCGCCGGACGACCCCGAGCGGACCTTCGGCCTCGCCTTCGCCGCCAGCCCCGGCGGACACGCCGAGATGATGCGGATGTGGATCCTCGAGGACGCCGCCCCCTACATCGACACCAACAACATCACCCACCCCGCCGACTGGCCGTTCTGGGACGACCGGCATGAACTCGCCGCCCGCTCCGTCCTGCCCAGCGACGAGGACAGCGACGACCAAGACGGCGGCAGCTCCGTCCTGTTCAGCGGCATCGACCTCACCCCGAAGAAGCCCGCCAGCGCCGACGACAAGATCCTGCGGGCACTCGAGGACGTCTCCGACCCACTCGGCATCGACGTCATCTACAAGGACAAGAACGAGATCGCCAAGCTCGCAGGAGTCCAGGGATCCACCTTCGACAACGCGCTTTCCCGCCTCGTCAAGGCCGACAAGATCCACCGCCAGACCGAGAACGGCAAGGAAGTCCGCGGCTACTACGGCCTCGGCCCGGCCCCGGACGACACCGACGCGTAGCCATCGCCCCCGCCCCTCACCTGGAGACCCTCATGACCGCCACCCACAACACGACCCGCCGCACCAAGCGCCCCACCCGAACCCGCTACCGGCGCCGCTTACCCCGCCTCGGCTGGTGGTGGGCGGGCATCGCCATCACCCTCATGGGCATCGCCAAGACCTGGCCCGTCCTCACCGCCACCACACTTGCCCTGATAGGTGCCCTGCTCGTCCTGCGCGCCGTCCGGCCCCGCCGCCTCGCCCCGCTCATCGAGAGGATCAACGGCCTCAGCTTCTACCGACCCGCGCTGCCCGCCCGCGGCCGCCGCACCCTGGACGCCTTCCACCGCATGACCCCGGCCCGCTTCGAACGCGCCATCGCCGAACTCGCCCAGAAGGACCCCTCCGTCACCCGAGCCACCGCCGTAGGCCAGGCCAACGACCGCGGCGCCGACGTCCTCGTCCACCTCAACGACGGACGCCGCATCCTCATCCAGTGCAAGCACCACCAGGACGGCAACAACGTCGGCTCCCCGGTCGTCCAGACCACCAACGGCGTCTACCGCGACATCCACCACTGCCACGCTGCCGCCATCGTCACCACCGCCGGTTTCACCCGCGCCGCCGTCGACACCAACGCGATGCTGCCCCAGCCGATCCGCCTCATCAACGGCGACGCGCTCGTGCAGTGGGCCAACGGCGGGCTCCCGCCCTGGCGGTGAGCCAGCCCCGGGGGAAGCGGCTCAGACAAAGCCCCGCCCGTACGCCACCATCAGACGTGCACGGCCCGGAGCTCCGGAAGCGTCCCCCCGCCCCAAGCACCGCAAGCCGCGCAACACCCAGCTCGGACCAGCCCTCCCCAGGCCCCGAGCACACCGGCCCCGCCAGTCATCCCCAGACCGGCGGGGCCGCCTCATGCGCGCTCACGGTCCCGCCCGGGGGAAGGCGTCTCAGACAAACCCCCCAACCTGCGACAGCATCAACACCAAGCCGAAGTGCTCCGGCTCGCCCAACTTCCCCCGGGCAGCGGGGCCGGCCCGCAGACGAGGGAGCCGACCGTGCACGACCAGCCCACCGCGCTCGACGACTATTTGTGGCCGACCTGCAGCACCCCCCGCTGCAACCGGCAACTCTGGATCACCGAAACCGGACGCCAGGCCTGCCGGCCCTGCGAAGACGCCACCAGCCGCCGCATCACCGAACTCCCCACCCTGTTCCGGCAGCTCAACACCGCAGCCGCCCTCATGCGCGGCGCCCGCCGGATAGGCGGCGGCAGCTCCGGCTCGAAGACCCCGCCCATCCCGCCCCGGCTCGAAGTTCTCGCCCTCGTCGGCCCCGGCGGCGTCGCAGCCCGGCTCCGTGACATCGAGGACGCGTGGCGCAACGCGCTCGGCTGGACAGTCGCCCCCTGGCGCGGCAGCCCCGCCCAGGCCGTACCCGCCCACGCCACGTTCCTCGCCAACAACCTGCTCTGGGCCTGCTCCAGCTACGAATCCGTCGGCCAGGACATCGACGACCTCCGCAAACTCCACGGCGAATGCACCGCCATCGTCAACAACGAACGCCGGCCCGGCCGCGTCGCCATCGGCCTATGCCCCACCCGCACCGACAACACCCTCTGCGGACAGCCACTGACCGCCACAGCCACCTCCCACCGCGTCCGATGCGCCACCTGCGGAACCCGCTGGGAAACCCTGGGAGAGTGGCGCCAACTCCGCGCCGCACAAGAACAAGTGCTTGCCGAGACGGCAGGAGTCGCAGCGTGACCGGGTTGCGCTCCCTGCCCCTCGTACAGCCCACAATCCGCATGTGGCAGATCCTCCGCCGCTGCTACCGCGGCGAAGACCCCGTCGCCGTCCTCGGACGCGGCCTCGACATGCTCGCCCAAGCCGACGGCCACCTCCACCCCGGCGGCAGCATCAAAACCGGGATCGGCGGACGGCCCACAGTCAGGAGACAGCCGTGAACGAGATCGCCGACTTCCTGCGGGCACGGCTCGCCGAGGATGCTGCCCGTCAGCAGGACGTATGGGAAGAGTCGCATCACAGAGACTGCGAGTCCTTGCCTGACGTCCTGCACCCAAACAACGAGACAGGCGCCTGCAACTGTGGTCTACCTGCCCGCGTCCTTGCCGACGTCGAAGCCAAGCTCGCCCTCATCGACCACATGGTCGGGATGCTCACGGCCGCGGAGGGCGACACGGAAGTCGACCACTACGGGGCACTGGACGCGGCCGAGAAGACACTGTGCCTCCTGGCCCAGCCGTTTGCCGGGCACCCCGACCACAAAGGCGAGGAGTGGACGCCGTGAACGAGCAGCCTGAAGACGAGCCCGAGCCTGTAACGATCGAGATCACCATCGACGCAAGCCGCGCAGTCGACGCCCTACAGAAGGCACAAGCGTCCTTCATGTTCGCCTTCCACCCCGACCTGCGCGAGGGCACCGTACGTCCCGACGGAATCCGTCTCGTCCACGGCCGCCCGATGCAGTGCAAGGACATCCCCGACGAGGCGTTCCTCGACGCCGTCCGGCGCACCCCCGGCACCTCGTCCATGAACTGGCGCATGCGGTGGAACGTCCACGCCGTCCTCGAAGCCCAGCTCGGCCCGATCCCCGAGAACCTGCTCCTCGCCAAAGCCCGCAAGCTCATCGCCTCCGGGAAGATGGGCGGCTGCCCGTGCGGGTGTCGAGGCGACTGGCATCTGCCGGACGAATGCGACGCCATGAACTGCTGCCACCCCGAATGACCTGCAAGAATCCCGGCGAATAGATCCAAAAGCCGGTAGAATTGGGACAGTTGAGACCCCGGCGACCGTGCGACCGATCCCGGGGCGTGGCCGACCTTCAGAGGAGATCGACATGCCACAGCTTAGGCGACCTCGCCTGTCCCGAGACTGGCAGGAGAGGATCCGTGTCGGAGATGGTGTTCGGCGCAGTATCCAGACCCTCATGGACTTGATCGACACAGACGACCCGGCATTCACCTTCATCGCAGTCCAGCTCCAGCAAAAGCGCACAGAGCGGGGAACGCTGACGATGCAAGAGGTTGGCGCAGCCGTAGAGGCGGGTCGGGAGAAGTTTGCGGAGCAACAGCGGCTGGCAGCCGCACGCCAGCCGGGGCGCATCCCCGCATCGATCGTGTACTACGCCCTCCGCGGGCGCCTCGTGAAAATCGGGACGACAACCAGCCCGTACAAGAGGTTCGAAGCACTGCTCCCCGACGAGGTGCTTGCCTGGGAACCCGGCGGCCGCGAAGGGGAGTCGCTGCGTCACCAGCAATTCCGCAACATCCGGGTGACCAGCAGGGGAGAGTACTTCCGTCGCGATGAAGCGCTAGATGCGCACATTGCAGCTGTGGCGGATCAGTTCGGTCCCCCGGACCCGGAATGGCCCACGCTGGCGGGGCTGGAACGCAGACCCGCCACTGCTGCCGTAACACCCGGGCCTCCCCTCCAGCCGGACCTGTCCACCCTCAGGGAAGCAACCAGTCTCCTGGGCATCCGCCACAACACGGCGGCCGTATGGCAACACCGAGGCAAGCTGAAACCCTTCGTGGTAGACGACGACGGCGTGAGCCTCTACTTGCTATCCGATCTCAGGTCGCTCGCTGAAGGGCGCCGTAAAGTGGCGTGAGGGGCGCAAAAAGCCGTATGGGCTTGACAATCAGTGATCGCGAAGTCAGGCTCTGCTTAGATCGCACGACTTTCGCGCTAAGGCCACCCTCCACACGGGTGGCCTTCGTCGTATCTGGAGGTGACCATGCCCTCCGTAGCGCTCGCCACAGCCGCCGACGTCGCCTTCTGGACAGGACGACCCGTCGGCACCATTTGGCGCTGGGCATCCGAAGGCCGCATCAAGGTTTACGGCAAGGGCAAGAACGCCCGCTACGACCTCATGGAGATCGACCCAGCCGAGCGTGACAAGGAAACCCGAGAGGTCATCACCCCGACGCCGCCGCCCGAAATCAAGGGACGGACCCGGATCGTCGACGCCGCCTAGATCTCCCTGCGGTGGGCGCCGCAGGGACGGGCCTCGAAGCGCCACGCGCTCGGCCCACGTCCGCCCGGCCCTTGGGAAGGGGACCGGGCGGACACAAACCCTGAGCGTCCCGCCGCCCGATCGGACCCCCGCCGAGGGCGGCGGGACTCGCCAACACCCCATACGAGGAGAACCGTGCGCCGCCCCCTCATCACCGCCCTGTTCGTCGCCGGATTCCTCGTCGGACCCGTCGCCTGCACCCACGACAACCCCAGCCCGGCACCCAGCACCACAACGGCAACACCGAGCAAGTCGCCGAGCACGGCGCCATCCACGACACTCCAGCCGACCCCGCCCGTGTCGCCCTCGCCCACACCCACGCCGACCACTACACCGAGAGCGTCGGACCCCACACCCAGCAACACCACGCCATAGACCTGGGGGTGCCATGCGCCGCATCCTCACCACCGCCGCACTCGCCGCCGGCCTCCTGCTCGCCAGCCTCACCGCACCCACCGCGGCCGGCAGCACCCCAACCTGGCACCTCCGCTACGCCGACGGATTCAACACCCCCGTCGCCAAGGGCCACTTCACGGACTGCAACCACGCCGCGGACACCCCGAAGGCGTACTGCGGCGGCCTCACCGGCAGCGTCCGCGCCGCCTGGTGGACGTACCCCGCGGGCTGGCCCGACACCGCCACCCAGCGCAACTACCCGGTCGGCGGCTACTACGACCCCGCCACCACCCTGTGGATCTCCGGCGGCCAGCTCCACATCCGCATGTGGCGCGGCGCCAGCGGCCCCGTCCACTCCGCGACCGTCGTACCCAAGGCCCTGATGGGCCAGCGGTACGGGCGGTACGAAGAACGGTGGCGAGTCTCCAAGGCCGCGACCGGCTACAAGAGCGCGCACCTGCTCTGGCCCGTGACGGACAGCGCCTGCCCGAACTGTGAGATCGACTTCCCCGAGGGGAATTGGACGGGCAGCGTCAACGGCTACGCCCACCACCTCAACAGCATCGGCGGCGACCAGGACGCCTACGACGCCCGCGCGAAGTGGACCGACTGGCACACCACCGTGATCACCTGGCAGCCCGGCAGCGTCACCCTGACCATCGACGGGCGCACGGCCGGCCACAGCACCACCGCGGTCCCCAACACGCCGATGAGCTGGGACATCCAGAACGAGACCGCCCTCGAAGGCGCCGCGCCGAAGCCGAACACCAGCGCCCAGATGGACATCGAGTACGTGCGCGGCTGGACCTGGAGCTGACCATGGGCACCAACTACTACGTCAACACCCCGTCCTGCCCCAACGCCTGCGAGCACTGCGCGGAATCCGAGCGCATCCACCTCGGCAAGTCGTCCGCAGGCTGGCGATTCCTGTTCCGCGCCGACCCCGAATGGCCGCGCGACGAAGTCTTCGCCCACTGGGTGCGACGCGCACTGTCCGGGCCCATCGTCGATGAGTACGGCCGAGAATGCAGCCTCGCCGAGCTGCTCGACCTGGCCCACGCCAAGGCCGACGGCATCGACCACCTCAACCGGCCCCCCGAACGGCAGTACGGCAGGACCAGCGCCAACGACTTCAAGTCCTGCGGCCACGACTTCAACGACCGCGAATTCAGCTAGCCTCGCTGATCGGCCTTCATCCGCCTCCGCTCCCGAAGGACACTCGATGCCTGAGCCCAGCGTCGGCGACATCGTCCACTACGTCAGCTACGGCACCCCTGGCGGCGAGTACGGCAAGGAGTGCCGCGCAGCGGTCATCACCGCGGTTGTGGCGGGCACCGACCGGGGCAAAGACGAGCATGGCGTCACTACAGCGCCAGCCGTGGTGAGCCTGGCTGTGCTCAACCCCACAGGGATGTTCTTCAACGAGCAGGTCGCCTACGAGGGGTCCGCCGAAGATGGCGGCACCTGGCACTGGCGCGCCGACGACTGAACAGACCGCCCAGCCTCAGCCCGACTTGAGCTCGATGAGGACCTCGCCCTGGCGGGCCTTCTGCGCCGACACCGGCTTCCTTCCCGAGTGCTCGACCTCTACCTGGTAGAACTTTTCACCCTCGGGCACGCCGCTGGCCGTGAAAGGGAACGTGCAATCCGTGGCGCTCGGCACGCCCTGCTGAAGCGCGCCCGTCGCAACGACCTTTCCGCTGGCGCTGTACACCGTCACAGTGGCGCCTTCCTGGATGTCCATGTACGGGCCGCTATGGCGTGGCATGCACTGGCCGCCCTGAGACAGCTGCTGCAGCGCCTCGTGCAGGCTGAGCACCAGCTTCATGTCGCCCTTCATGGTGAAGGTCTTCACCGGTTTCGCGCCCGGCGATGTCCCTGCGCCGCCGCCGCTGGATAGGCCCCACGCCAGGCCCACCGCAACCACCCCGACGGCGAGACCGGCAAGCCCGGTCACCAGTGGACGCGGCCAACGCCTCCCTGCAGCAGGCGGATTCTCGGGCATCGGCGGCACGGCAGACGCATCAGTCAGCTCAGACATGCCGCGAATGATGACAGCCCGCACACACGGCGTACACGGCAAGAACCAGATCGTGACCCGCCCCATCGAAGGAGACGCCGTGGCCGACGAGCACACGTTCGCCCTGACCATCGAAGCCTCCGGCGAAGTCACCCCCGCCCCCCACCCGACACCAGCAGACACCGACGAGGCCGCGCCTCTCAACGACGAAGAGGAGCCCACCGATGGCTGAAGGACTGTCCACCACGCTGGTCTCCAACTGGCTCAACACGCTCAGGGCGGCGGGCGCCGCCTTCGGGCCCGTCGCCGCCCAGTACGCGCAGCTCCACACCGCCAACCCCGGCGCCGCCGGAACCACCGCGATCAGCGCCGGATCGAACACGCGCGTGATCTTCACGCATGCCGCATCGTCCGCCGGCTCCGCACTCGCCCTCACCGGCACGAACCCGGCCTGGACCAACGGCGGCACCTCGGAGACCATCACCGACATCTCCGTATGGACCGCGAGCAGCGGCGGCACGTTCCTGTTCTCGGTGGCACTGACGGCCAGCAAGGCGTGGGCGTCGGGCGACACATTCACATTGCAATCTTTGGGTGTAAGCCTCGGGGCGCAAGCCTCCTGACCCTTGAGGCGGCGTAGCGGCTGATCGGAGACGTCGCCATGACGACCATCACCGACGACTTCAACCGCGCTGACAGCACGAACCTCGGCGCCAACTGGGTCGAGGTAAGCGGCGACTGGTCGATCATCTCCAACCAGCTCAGCTCCGGCTCAGCGGGCGGCACGATCATCCTCCGTGCTGCCGGAACGATGGCCACCAACGACCACTCAGCCCAGGTCACCATCGCCGCCACCGCAGCCGTCAGCCACGGCGTGTGGTGCCGCGGCAACAGCAACATCAGCCAGGGCTACCTGTGGCGCAACGACGGCACGAGCTGGAACCTTTTCTCCGTCGTAGGCGGCTCGTTCACGTCGATCGGCTCCTTTGCCGGGGCAGCCGTCGCAGGCGACATCGCGAAAGTGCAGGCCGTCGGCTCGACGATCAAAGGATTCGTCAACGGCGTCCAGCGCGTCTCCGTCACCGACACCGCCGTCACCACCGGCACCAGCGTCGGCCTCCGAGCCGAATCCACCAACCTGCTCCGCTTCGACGACTTCACCGCGGCAGACGTCACCACCGGCACCACAGGCGACGCGGCCTTCCCGGGTACAGCCACACTGTCCGCCACCGGCCTACGGGCAACAGCAGGATCCTCCGCCCTCGCCGCAACAGCAACCCTGTCCACATCCGGCCTCCGCGCCACTACGGGCGATACGGCGCTGACAACCACAGCCGGCCTGACAGCAGACGGCATCCGCGCCACAGCCGGAACGGCGACCTTCGCCACAACGGCGACCCTGACCGCCAGCGGAACGCTAGCCACCAGCAGCAACGCAGCCCTCACGGCGACCACGAACCTGACAGCCGCCGGACTAGTGGACCACCCAGGACTCACCGCACTCGCTGCAACCGCCGCACTGACCGCCCAAGGACAGGCCGCATACAACGCCGCCGCCGCCCTCACGGCCACGGCCACACTGACGGCCAGCGGAATCACCGGCACGGCGCCCACACTCGGAGACGCCACACTGAGCGCCACAGGCACCCTCACAGCGGCGGGCACCCGAGCAACGATCGCAGGCGCCGCCCTGAACGCCGCGGCAACTCTCACCGCAGCAGGAAGCACGGCGGCAGCCGGCCAAGCCGCGCTCGCCGCCACGGCGACGCTCACAGCCAGCGGGACAACACTCGGCACCCACGACGACATCAACGTCACTGTCGGCGCCCCCTACAGCCCGTGGGCAGCAGGCCAGCCATACGTGCCCACCTGGACCGTGCAGGCACCCCAAGCCGACGACTTGGAGGTAGGCGCACCGTGCTGATCCCCGCCACCTCGACCGAGTACGTCCACGTCCCCGTCACCGCACCAGCCGGAGTCGACATCACCGGCACCCCACCCAAGCTCGCCTTCCTCCCCGTCTCCAACCGGGACAACCCGGTGACCAGCGACTGGCAGACCGGGACGTGGGCCAACGGCACCGAGGCCCGACTCCTCATCGGACCCGACGGCGGGGCGCTCACGCTGGCCGCAGGCGACTACCGCGTCTACGTGTCCTTCGACCCGCCCGGATCCGAGAACATCGTCCGGCTGTCCGGCTACCTCGGCATCACCTGAAGCGGAGGCGCCGCATGGAATCCCCTTGGCGCACGGGTGAGACCGTCCTCTTCGGCAAGTCCTACTGCTGGGTGCAGAGCACGGACGGCAAGCTCTCGCTGCATCCGGTCTTGAAGCTCAGCAAGGCGCGAACACTCGACATCCCCTTCACGTGGGAACTCGCCAAGGCCGCTGTCCGCCGTCTGGCCCCCCGAAGCTGAACGGGAGGCCGCCATGCCACGACGAACCGGCTGGCGCGTCTGCTCCGTACCCGGCTGCCCCGAGTTCAGCGATCGCGGTGGGAAGTGCGACGACCACCGCCGTGAGGCGGAACAACGGCGCGGCACAGCGAGACAGCGCGGATACGGACGAGAACACGAGACCCGCTTCCGGCCGGCAGTCCTGGCCCGCGATCCCATCTGCGTCTGCCCCGGCTGCCCCCAGTGCAGCGACCCAGACTCCGCATGCGCCAGACCCAGTGAACACGCAGACCACTGGCCACTGAGTAAGCGCGACCTCATCGAACGAGGGCTCGACCACAACGATCCCAAGCGCGGGCGCGGACTCTGCGGCCTCTGCCACGCCAGCAGCACCGCACGAGAGCAGCCCGGAACCTTCGGCCTGCACTGACCAACCCACCAGCACTCGCCACTGATCCCGGCGAGCAGAAGCCCCCGACCCATCCGGGTGTCGGGGGCTTCGCCATACCCGGAGACCGACATGCCAACGCTCACCCCCTCACGCACCAAGACCTGTACCGAACCTGGATGCCCGAACAAGTACCGCGCTCTCGGCCTGTGCTCCACCCACTACAACCGCAAGCACCAGCCCAACAGGCACGCCGCTATCCCCACCTCGTGCACCGCCTGCGGTACCCCGATACGACGCCCACACAAGGCAGACCGCAGGCCCACCTGCTCCATAGCCTGCCGCCGCATCGTGCAGTTCGGACCAGCAGCCGCACACACAGGCAGCTACGACTGGAGCACCGACGCGGTGAAGCGAGCACAGCTTGCCGGCGCGACGGTCATCCATCGGTTCGACCGGCTCCAGGTCTTCGAGCGTGACGGCTGGGTCTGCTACCGGTGCGAGCGGCCGACCGACCCGGACGCCTCACCGTTCGACGTGATGAGCCCGACCGTCGACCACGTGGCGCCGCTATCGAAGGGCGGCGACCACACCCTGGCCAACGTCCGCACCTGCTGCCTGGGTTGCAACAGCGCCAAGCAGGATCACGCTGCGTAACCTCGGCGGGCAAGACCCAGGGGCCAAAGGGTCATTGGATCATGGAATCTGGACCTACGGGGAGGGCTATCGGGTCCCATACGGGTCACAGGATTTTGGGCCCCGGAAATCGATCTTCATCGCGTAACCCTGTGTAGCTACCGGCGCGCCGCAATGGCCGTCGGTCTGATGCCGCAACGGCACCAACAGAGGTGATCACAATGCCTGGAAACGGACCCCTGCCGAAGGATGCGTCTCAGCGGCGCCGGCGCAACGCCGACGCGGTCACGACGACAGTCCTCCCGGCGAACGGACCGGATGGACCCACGCCGGAACTGCCCGGCGGACACGACTACGACAGCCGCACGCTGGCCTGGTACGAGACGTGGCGCAGCAGCCCGCAAGCTGCGACGTTCCTGCCGACGGACTGGCAGCGGCTGCACATGCTCGCCGAACTCGTGCAGGAGTACTGGGGCGAGCCGAGGAAAGATCTGCTGGCGGAGATCCGGCTGAACGAGGCGTCCCTCGGCGGCACGGCAGCGGACCGGGTGCGGCTGCGCTGGACCGTAGCCGAGCCGGACATCGAGCCTGTGGCCCGGCGCTCGGCAAGCCCCCGCGGTGGAACCTCACGCAGGGACCGCGTCCTGAAGGTCGTCGATGGCCAGGCGGATAGCTGACCCGGACCGCTTCGTCTCCCTCGGCTTCGAGGCCATCGACTGGATCGAGCACTACCTGTGCCACGGTCCCGGCGACGTGCAGGGCGAGCCTCTGCTCATCGACGACGAGATGGCCGCGTTCATCGTCAAGGCCTACCAGCTCGACCCGGTGACGGGCCGCCGGAAGGTCAACCGCGCGTTCCTGTCCCGGCCGAAGGGCAGGGCGAAGAGCGAGCTCGCCGGCGCGCTGGTGTGCTTCGAGGCGCTGGGGCCGTGCAGGTTCGACGGCTGGGACGCTGCCGGTGATCCGGTGGGCCGCGCGCAGGTGTACCCCTTCATTCGCTGCCTGGCGACGGAGGAGAACCAGTCCGGCAACACCTACGACAACGTCACGGCGATGCTCGAGCACCTCGTCGAATACGCCGGCGACGAGTTCCCGGGAATCGACCTGGGGCGTTCGGCGCAGACGTCGAGCCGCATCTTCATCGAGGGCGGCGGCGAGATCGTCCCGTCGACGTCGTCCGGCGCCGCGAAGGATGGCGGCAAGGAGACGTTCAGCGTCTTCGACGAGACGCACCTGTACGTCCTGCCCGAGCTGAAGGCCATGCACAAGACGGTGCGCCGCAACCTGGTGAAGCGCCGTGCTGCCGAGCCGTGGTCACTGGAGACGTCGACGATGTATGCGGTCGGCGAGAGTTCGGTGGCGGAGGCGACGCACGAGTACCACAAGGCGGTCGCCTCGGGCCGGGTACGTGACGGCGGTCTGCTCTTTGACCACCGCGAAGCCCCGCATGTCGAGGACCTGCACGACGACGACCAGCTGCTGCCCGCTCTGGAGTTCGTGTACGGCGACGCAGCGAAGTGGATGGATCTCGAGCGGATTGCCAGCGATATGCGGGAGCCGGACACCGATCCGGCGGACGCCCGCAGGTACTTCCTGAACCAGCCCGGAACCGCCTCAGCGAAGGCGTTCGACCCGGGGCGCTGGCGGGAGTTGGCGGACTCGCACTTCATCGTCCCGGCGAAGGAAGCGATCGCGATCGGCTTCGACGGGTCGAAGTGGAGCGACTCGACAGGCTTCATCGCGACCCACATCGAGACGGGCCACCAGTGGGTGCTCGGGGTGTGGGAGTCGCCTGCGAACAAGCAGGAGGCCGAATCGTGGGAAGTCCCCGAGGCCGAGGTGAACGCCGTACTGGACGAGGCCATGCAAACGTGGCGGGTCGTGCGCGTCTACGCGGACCCGGCCTACTGGGAGGAGACGATCGCGGGCTGGGCCGGCAAGTACGGCCCGAAGGTCGTCACCGAGTGGTGGACGCACCGGCGCCGCCAGATGGCGTTCGCCCTGCGCGCGTACAAGACGGCAATGACGGGCGGCGAGCTGTCGCACGACGGCAGCGACGCCTTCGCCCGGCACATCGCCCATGCGGTGAAGCGGAACGCCGGAGTGAAGGACGACGAGGGCAAGCCGATGTGGGTGATCCAGAAGGACCGCCACGACTCCCCTCGGAAGATCGACCTTTCCATGGCGGGCTGCCTGTCCTGGGAAGCCCGACGGGACGCAATCAAGGCGGGCGGCAACGAGCCGCCGCGCTCCCGGAAGACGACTGTGATGCGATGACGATGACGGGGGTGACCTGTGGCCCTCGACCTCGAGCCGGATGCCTGGCTGAAGCGGCTGATTGCGGCGCACGACAACGATCTGCCGAATCTGCGGTTGATGGACAGCTACTACGAGGGCACGCAGCCTCTGTCGTATCTAGCGCCGGAGATCCAGTCGGAGCTGTCGGACCGGATGCGGCAGCTGGTCATCAACTGGCCGCAACTGGTGGTGGACGCGCTGGATGAGCGGCTGGACGTCGAGGGCTTCCGGTACGCGGACAGTGAGACCACGGCGGAGGATCTGTGGTCGGTGTGGCAGGCCTCCGACATGGACGAGGGCAGCCAGCAGGCCCACGTCGATGCGCTGGCCCTGAAACGGTCTTACGCGATCATCGGCGCGAACGAGGACGACGAGGCCACGCCGATCATCACCGCAGAGTCCGCCCTCGAGGTGTTCGCGGAGCGGGATCCTCGTACCCGGCAGGTGATGGCGGCGATCAAGCGGTGGGATGAACCCTCCGCGGGGGCTGCCCCGGTGAAGTGGGCGACGCTGTATCTGCCGAACAAGCGGATCACGTTCGAGCAGCAGAAGGGCGCTTGGACCGCGGTTGAGCAGGACGAGCACAAGCTCGGCCAGGTGCTTGTCGTCCCGCTGGCGAACCGGCCGCGGCTGCGCCACCTGGACGGCACGTCTGAACTGCGCTCCGTCATTCCGATCTCGGATGCGGCCTGCAAGATCGCCTCGGACATGATGGTCAGCGCGGAGTATCACGCGATGCCGCGCCGGTGGGCGACGGGCATGTCCCGGGACGACTTCGCCGACGAGAACGGGCAGCCGCTCGGTGCGATGTCGTCGCTGGCGGGCCGCCTGTGGGTGAACGAGGGCGACAACGTCAAGTTCGGCCAGTTCCCCGAGGCGCAGCTGTCGAACTTCCACGAGACGATCAACGTTCTTGCGCGTCTGGTGGCTGCCCTGACGGGCCTGCCGCCCGCATTCCTCGGCCTGGCCACCGATCAGCCGCCGTCCGCGGACGCGATCCGCGCGTCGGAGGCTCGTCTGGTGAAGCGCGCGGAGCGGCGTCAGCGGGCGTTCGGCGAGGCGTGGGAACGCGTCATGCGGCTCGTCCTGCTGGTCCGGGACGGCAAACTCGACCCGCGGACCGGCAAGCTCGAGACCGTGTGGCGGGACCCGGCGACTCCGACCTACGCACAGAAAGCCGACGCCGTCGTGAAACTCCACGCCAGCGGCATCCTGCCGACCGAGCAGGCATGGGAAGACCTCGGCTACAGCGCAGTGCAGCGGGACCGAATGCGGGGCATGCAGGACGAGGCCCTGACCCGGATGACGGCGATGGATCTGCACCAGCTGTCCACCGCCCAGCCGGAGCCGCAGCCGCTCGAGGCCCCTGCGGGAGGCTGACGTGGCCGTTGCAACGCAGGCCCACGCGGCCATCGTCGACGCCTACGGCCGGTCTCAGCAGCGGGCCGTCATTCAGACGACGGTCACGATGGAACGGCTGTGGAAGCGGCTTGCCGCTGCAGACCTGTCCGGGTCCTGGTTGCAGGGCTTGGGTGCGGCGATGGTCCGGGCCGTGTCCGCCGGCCAGCTGGTGGCGGCGTCCACGGGCCAGCCGTACATCGAGGCGATGGTCCGCATGGACGGCCTCAGCAACGACTACCTGGAGCAGGCGGCGCGTGTGGATGCCCGCTCGTTTTCGGGTGTCGCCGCGGACGGCCGGACGCTGGACTCGCTACTGTACCTGCCGGTGATCCGCACGAAGACGCTGATCGGCGGCGGCCTGACGCTGCAGGAGGCGATGCTCGCCGGGCAGGCCCAGTTGCTGCGGATTGCCGCGTCGGAGGTCGCGGATGCGGGCCGCGGCGCGGCTGGTGTGGCGATGGTCGCGAACCGTTCGGTGACGGGCTACGTCCGGCAAGTCCGGGCGGGAGCTTGCGCGAGGTGCGCGATCCTGGCGGGTCGCTGGTACCGGTGGAACGCGGACTTTCAACGTCACAAAAGGTGCGCTTGTTATGGGGTTCCCGCCACCGATGCGCGCCCTGGGCGGCACGTGAACCCGATGTCGTTCTTCAACGGCCTGTCGCGCGCTGAGCAGGATCGCCGGTTCACGATCGGCGGCGCTGAGGCGATCCGGAACGGCGCCGACATCTACAAGGTCGTCAACGCGGGTCGGTCGACGGTGACGTTGGACGCTTACGGCAAGAAGGTCGTGGCCACGCTCGAGGGCACGACGCGCCGCGGGGAGTTCTTCCAGCAGATGCGCCGCGAGGCGGAGCAGCGCACGGGCCAACGGTTCGCTCGCGGCCGCGCCGACGTGGAACAGGGACTGCCGCGCTTCCACCTGAAGACGCCGCGGCTCACGCCCAGCGAGATCCTCCGACTCTCCGAAGATCGCGACGAGCTGATCGGGATGCTCAAGCGCTTCGGCTATCTGTCCTAGCCGCTTCCGGCAGGGATGACCATCGACCAACACCAGGGGGTCCCGCAATGGGGCCCCTTTCGCATGTCCACAACTGAAGGGGCGGACGCAATGTCCACCGAGATTGAGAAGGTCCCGGCAACCGGGATCGCCTGGTTCAACCTGTCCCGACACGACGACCCCGAGCCGTCCGACCCCGAGCCTGCTCCGGACCCGGCGGACGACCCCGCAGACCCCGAGCCCGCCCCGGATCCTGCAGACGATCCGGCGGACCCCGAGCCTGAGCCGGAGCCCGAGGGCGCCGACAAGCTCGGCAACGCGGGTAAGAAAGCGCTCGACCGTATGAAGGCCGAGAAGGCGGAAGCCCGGAAGGCCGCGGCCGCGGAGAAGAAGCGCGCCGACGACCTCGCCCGCCAGGTTGAGGAGTTCAAGGACCGCGACCGGACCGAGTCGGAGAAGCTCGCGGCGAAGGCCGAACGGTCCGAGAAGCAGGCTGCGAAGGCCACGGCGCGCGCTGTGGCTGCCGAGGTCCGTGCGGCGGCCGGAGAGTTCGCCGACCCGACTGACGCGGTGGACGTGCTGATGCGTGACCCCAGCCAGTACGTCGACGCCGACGGCGAGATCGACACGGACGCCATCGAGACGGCCCTGTCGGACCTGCTGGAGCGTAAGCCGCACTGGGCCAGGCCCGAGCCGGCTGCTCCGGCCCCCGAGAAGAAGCCGCAGCCCAAGCCGGACCCCGGCCAGGGCTCGCGCGGTGCTCCCGCGCCGGTGAACTACCTCGAGGCCTCGAAGGACCAGGTCGCCGCGGAGCTCGCCAAGTACGGCTACAGGCAACGCGTGTGATCGAAGTCCGTGCCCATCTGGGCGACGGGCGCACCGAGATAACGGTGGCCGGTCACGAGGAGCACGCCGCTGGGGGTCGCGTCTGCGCCGCCGTTTCGGCCATCGCCCAAACCGCACTGCTCGGCCTCCAGATGGTCGCTGAGCAATACCCGGACCTGGTGTCCGTAGAGATCACTGAGGAGTGACATGACCCCCAGCCTGACCGCGGCCCGTCCGCGGCTTTCCGTCAAGGGCCCGGCCCGGCCGTGGTTCCGACTCGACCGGCACGCTGGTGTCCGGCCGTCCCTGCCTGCTGGCATCCAGGCGATGCTGCAGAACGGCATGCTCGACCGCGTGTTCCGGGACGCGCTGGTGCCGAACTTCCTGTTCCCACAGATCGCGGACGCGGAGCCGTGGATGGGCGGCCTGGGTGACACCAAGACTTTCACCCGCAAGGGCCTGCTCGCCCCCGTCACCACTCCGGTGACCGGGTCGGACCCGTCGGCGGCCACGTACAGCATCGAGCAGTGGTCCGTGACGATGGACCAGTACGCGAACTCGATGGACACCAACATGCTGGGCAGTTCGATGGCCCTCGCGAGCAAGTTCCTCGCCGACGTGGAGAACCTCGGCATCAACGCAGGTCAGACCATCAACCAGGTGGCCCGGAACAAGCTGTTCAAGGCCTACGCGGGCGGCCGGACCTGGTGCACCACGGCCGGGTCCTCGGACACGTCGATCATCGTCAATTCGACGGACGGCTTCGAGACCGTCATGGTCAACGGTGTCCCGACCGCCGTGTCGGCGTCCAACCCGCTCACCGTGTCGATCGCGGGCACCGGCAACACGGTGACCGGCGTGAACCTCGGCACCAAGACGCTGACCCTGGGCACTGCCCGCGTCGACGTCGCCGGTGACTACGTGGTCGCGGCGAACGCTCCGATCTCGGTCCGGGCGACCGGCAACTCCGCCTACGACCTGACCGGGTCGAACACGGTGACGTTCGCGAACTTCAGGGCCGCCGTGGCGCGCCTGCGGAAGATGGCGGTCCCGACCGTCGGCGGCTACTACGTCGCCCACATCGACCCCGACACCGAGGCCCAGCTGTTCGCGGACTCCGACTTCAAGCAGGCCCTTCAGGGCCGCATCGACTCCCCGATCTACCGGGACCTCAGCATCGGGCGTTTCGCCGGCATCGACTGGGTCCGCAACCTCGAGGCCCCGACCATCGCCAACGGCGGCTCGGCGGGCACCCTGCTCGTGCACCGGCCGATCGTGCTGGGTGCGAACGCGCTGATGGCGGCTCCGTTCGAGGGCACCAACAGTCTCCTCGCCGGAACCGGCGTCGAGGACGTGCCCGAGATCCGCACCATCCAGGCCGCGCCTGCCGTGGACGTCACCCTGCTGGTGCGTCCGGCGCAGGACCGCCTGCAGCAGGTCATCTCCTCGACCTGGTCGTGGGTCGGTGACTTCGGTGTTCCGTCCGATGCGGGCACGGGCGATGCGGCGCTGTACAAGCGCGGCGTTGTCATCGAGCACGCCTGATATGGCTCCCGTCGGCGCGGACGCATCCCTGTCCGTCCGCGCCGGCGGGCCTTCACGAAGGAGATGAGTCATGCGCGTGCGCGTGCTCGAGGAGTTCACCGCGTACTGGAACTATGCGGTCACCACGTTCCATAAGGACGCGGAGTTGGAGGGCGATCAGGCCCGGCACTTCGCCGACAACGCTCCCGAGGGATCGGTGGAGATCCTGGAGGCGGACCCCGAGCCGCCTCAGGCGCCGAAGGAGCCCCCGGCCGAGCCCGAGCAGCAGGAAGAGGGCGACGGTCCGCCGGTGGACGGCACGATCGACGACCTCATGTCGTGGGTGGACGGCGACCGCGAGCGTGCGGCGCAGGCCCTGGCGGCTGAGCAGGCGAAGGACAAGCCGCGGTCGACCGTGGTGAAGCGGCTGACGGCCCTGGCCGACGCCGAGGAGTAGAGGGGGCCCGCATGTCCCCGACCCCTCTCGCGACGCAGGCGGATCTCGAGGCCGCCTTGCAGCGGTCGTTGGATCCGGCGCAGGCGGCGATGGCGATCCGCCGGGCCTCCGCGCGGGTCCGGAAGTACTGTCGTCAGCAGTTCACCCTGGTGGAGAACGAGACGGTCACCCTGCCCGGGAACGGGCGGATTCTGCGGCTGCCGCAGCGGCCCGTCGTCGTCGACGACACGCACCCGCTGACGGTCGTGGAACTGTTCGGGATCGCCGATCAGGAGTACACGGCCATCGAGGGCCGCGACTTCACCCGGATCGGCTCCGAGCTGACCCGCGGCGAGGCGTGGTGGGCGCCGACCCGGCTGATGGGCTGGCCGTTCATGCGGCCTCAGGGGATCTGGGCCCAGCGGGTCCGGGTCACCTACAGCCACGGCTACGCCGAGGTCCCGGACGACGTCGTCGACGTGGTGCTGGATCTGGCGCAGATGAACATGACCAACCCGCAGGGCCTGCGGTCGGAGTCGATCGACGACTATCAGCGGACGTTTGCCTCCGAGACCATCGGCGGGGCCCTGCTGACCGCGGACCACAAAGAGGCCCTGCGCGTGTACCGCGGACGGTCGTTCTCTGTGGCACCGGTGACGTGATGACGGCAATCGACATTCAGCCGCTGCTGGCGGCGGGCCGCGCCGCACACGATCAGCTGCTGGTGGACACCTGCACGATCAGCCGGCCCGGGGCGTCGACCCTGGACCGCCCTACGAGCGTCCTCACACCGGGGACGCCGACGGTCCTGTATTCGGGTGCGTGCCGCCTGAAGCCCCAGCGGGTTCCTCGCAACGAGGAGGCGGGGGAGCGGCTGACGATCGTGGCCCGCTACGAGCTGGCGTTGCCGTTCGCGTCGCTTGCCACGGACAACCTGCGGGTCGGGGACGCGGTCGTCATCACGGCGTCCGGTGATACCCGGCTCGTCGACCAGCCGTTCGCGGTGATGGCCGTCGATTTCAGCAGCACGGCGACCGCATGGCGGATCACCGTCGAAGGCGCCACGTGACGGGAGGCCGCCCGTGACGACTCCCGCTGTTCTTCCTCACGTCGATGCGGTCACCGCAGCTCTCACCGGGGCCGATCTGACCGTCTACTTCGGTGGGGCGCCCCCGGGCGTCGTACCGACGGCCACCCAGCCGTACACGGTGCTCTACCCGACTCCGGGGCGTGCGGTGGCGGCATCACTCGCTGATGACCTTGTCGACTTCGTCGGCGAGGTCCAGCTCACCTGTGTTGGGCTCACCGCCGAGCAGGCGGCATCTGTTTCGGACCGGGCCATGGCGGCTCTCGCGGCGAGAATCACGGTCGCTGGGCGCGTGTCCTGGCGGCCGGAGTTCCTCGACGGTCAGCCGGTGCAAAGGGACGACGACGTAACACCCCCCAACTACTACGCCGTAGCCCGGTACCGGCTGCGCTCAATCCCTCAGTGAGGAGATCACCATGGCAGTTCTCAGCCTTCAGTCGATCACCGCGGCTGGTCTGGCCGCGACCTACTCGACGGCCGCGGGCGGCGGCGACAAGATCCCGCTCGGCGCGTCCAACATCTTCCTGCACGTGAAGAACGGCGGGGCCAGCCCGGTCACCGTGACCATCACGACGCAGTCCAACCAGGTCAAGGGGCTGACGTTGCCGGATCGGATCGTCACCGTCGCGAACGCGACCGACAAGTTCATCGGCCCCATCGACTCGTCCTTGCACGCGGACATCAACCAGCAGGCCAGCGTCGGCTACTCGGCCGTCACGTCGGTGACCGTCGCCGCGCTGCGCATCTGACCCTGCCCGCCCCCAGTCTCGCCCCGCCCCGCTGACCGGGGCTTTTTTCATGCCCCCGAGGAGGGTTCATGTCTGACCTGATCAGCGATGGCAACACGAAGGTCGCGTTCGCGACCAGCATCGCGAACCTGAGCGCACCGACGGTCGCGGAGCTGACCGCCGCGAACGACTGGACGACCCGGCTGACCCCGGACGGCCTCAAGGCCGACCCGGCGACGGCGGACGTCGACACGTCGTCGCTGGCCAGCACGTTCACCACCAACCAGCCCGGCCGCCGCTCCTACACGGTCGAGCTGACGTTCAAGCGGGGCTCGACCCCGACCGAGGACCAGCCGTACACCACGCTGACGTATGGCGCGACTGGCTTCGTCATCGTGCGCCGCGGCGTGGCCTACGCCACCGCGTTCGCCACCGGCGACAAGGTCGAGGTGTACCCGGTCGCGGCGGGCGAGGCGCAGAACATCGCCCCGGCGGCCAACGAGGTCTCGAAGTTCATGGCGCCGCTGAAGGTCACGTCGGACCCGGCGACGCGGGCTGTCGTCGCCTGATGCCGGACATCTCGGAGCTTTTGGCAGGGGCGTCGCCTCGCGAGGTCACCGTTCCGGTGTGCCTTGCGGGCGACGCGGGCGCCGAGTTGGAGGCGTTGGAGGCGGAGCTGGGACAGCTGGGGGAGTGGCAGCCGACGTCGCTCGGCGAGACGAACCCGGCGTTCGAGCTTCAGGAGCGCATTGCTGCGGCCCGGGAGCGGGTGCGGGAGACGGCGGTCGAGTTCCGGTTTCGGGCGCTCGGGCACCGCGCCTACAGCAACCTGCTCGCCGCTCATCCGGCGCCGAAGGACTCGAAGGAGCCCTACGACGCGGGCACGTTCCTGCCCGCGGTTCTCGCTGCCTGCTGTGTCGAGCCGTCGCTGACGCCGGCGCAGGTCGACAGGCTGCTGGACGTAGTCAACGACGGCACCGCCAGGATGCTCTTCGCGACGGCGCTCGCGGTGAACGAGGAGCCGTCGCCGATCCCTTTCTCGTAGCCCGCCTGCGGGATCACCGCCTCCCGTACCGGCGGGAAGTTGAAGCGGCGCGGGCTTGGGGCATTCCGCGCAGCATCCTCCTCGGCCGCCCGCAGCCTGCCCCCGGTGAGCCGCTATGGCTGCCGGAGGACCGCTGGTGGGCAATGGCCCTGATGGAGGCCGAATCGGGGCTGTGCGGAGACTGTGGCCATTTGCTGTCCGAGACCACGCAGGCCGAGGCCGAGTTCGCCTACGACGCGTCGATCACGAAATGCCACGCCTGCCTCGCCGGCGCCCGCCGGGTGGCCGCACACCAGGAAGACGGCGGCAAAACCGAGGGGCTGAAGGTCAGCGTGTTCCGGAGGGAGCAGTGATGGCGGGAATCGACGTGATTGGCCTCACCGTGGTGGTGGACGACCTGGGCACTTTCGCTGAGCGGCTGCGGGTGAACGCGGGGAAGGCCGTGAAGGTCACCTCGCAGAAGGTCCGGGACGACGCCCGCAACCGGATCAAGGGCCACAAGTACTTGCCCGCCTACCCGTATTCGATCACCTACGACGTCAAGGTCACCGCCGAAGGCGTCGAGGGCGAGATCGGCCCCGACAAGGGCATGGCGCAGGGGCCGCTCGGCAACATCATCGAGTACGGCACCTCGAAGAACGCCCCCCTCCCACACCTCGGCCCCGCGCTCGACGCGAACGCCGAAGACCTGGTCACCGGCATCGAAATCGCCGTCCACCAGGCCATGTAACAGCACGTCAAGGACAGGGAATCCAATGACTACGAGCAGGAAGCCGCCCGCGCGCCGGGCTGCGAAGCCAGCGCTGACGTTCGCTGACATCCGGGCGAAGATCCAGCGGCCACGGCACATCGTCGAACTCGTCATGAACGCTGAGGCCGCGTCGGAGATCGACGCCCTCGAGCAGCTCCTCGAGCGGGCGCAACGCCACGACGAAGCCAACGGCACAGAATCCGCCCGGGACGTCGCCAAGCGCCTCCAGGAGCTGGAAGCGCAGGCCGAAGAGTCCCGGGTCCGGTTCACCCTCGAAGCCATCACCCATCGGGCCTACCAGGCACTGCGGGTGGAGCATCCGCCGACCAAGGACCAGATCGAGAAGGCGGCAGCCCGCGGCGGGAGCGAGGAACCGGCCTTCGACGCGGATGCCTTCGCCCCTGCGCTCGTCGAGGCCCAGCTGATCGAGCCGAAGCCAGCGACACCCGAGGAGTTCGCGGCCTTCTGGAGCGAGCTTTCCGACGGGCAGCTCGCACAACTGTGGTCCGCCGCCATCCAGATCCAGTTCCAGACCGGCGAGCTCGGCCCGCCCTCGCAGGCTGCCGCCGACGTCCTCCGCTCCTTCGGGCTGGCCACCGACTGACCTGCCTCAATGCGCGACAACTGAATAGGGGGCTGCCGTGGCCGACCGTACCGTGCGCGTCCGCGTCATCGCCGAGATGCCGGGCTTTGGCACCATCGTGCGTACCGGCACTGGCGAACTGCTGGCCCTCGGCGAGGCCTCCCTTGTCGCTGGGCGCGGGATTCGCGCCCTCGGCGCGGACGGGGCGATAGCCCGCACCGGCCTCATGGCCATGGGGGCGGGTGCGCGCGGCGGCGCGGCGGGTGTCGGTGAGGCCGAAGCTGCGGCGCTGGCCGCAGGCCGCGGCGCGCGGGCCATGCGGAACGAGGCCGCCCTGACGTCGCCCGCTTTCGGGCGGATGGGGGCTGCGGCGCGCACCGGAATGGGCTCAGTCCAGTCCGGCATCACATCAGTCCTAGGCCCGATGAAGCACCTCGGCGCGCTTCTGGCGGGCGGCGCGATCATCTTCGGCCTGCACGACATCGTCCACTCGGGCAACGAGTACACGGACGCGATGAACAAATTCCTCGAGGTCACGCGCGCCTCGGGGGGACAGATGGCGGCGGCCGGCCGTGAGGCGCAGGCCCTCGGCGCGGACATGAAGCTGCCGTCGGCGAATGCGGCTGAGGCCGCGGACGCGATGGTGGAGCTGTCGAAGGCGGGCCTGTCTGCGCAGGACGCGATCAGGGCTGCTCGAGGCACGATCCAGCTGTCTGCTGCTGCTCGAACTGACGTCGCAACCGCGGCGAAGATCGAGGGCGACATCATGGACCAGTTCGCCCTCAAGTCCACAGAGGCGACCCACGTCGCGGACGTCCTTGCGAACACGTCCAACAGTGCCTCTGGCGAGCTGATGGACATCTACTACGCCATGAAGTACGTGGGCCCGATCGCCCACACCATGGGCGTTTCCATCAAGGACACAGCCACTGCGGTTGGCCTGCTCGGCAAGTCCGGCATCATCGGTGAGACCGCCGGTACCGCCCTGCGGTCGGCGCTGGTCAACATGGCCAAGCCGACCAAGCTGGCCACCAAGGGTCTTCACGAGCTCGGCATCGAGGCGTTCGACGGCCAGGGCAACTTCAAGGGCCTGCAGTACGTCATCACCAAGCTCGGTGACGCCTCCCACCACCTCACCACCCAGCAGTTCACGGCCGCCGCGGCAATGGCGTTCGGCAAGCCCGCCCTCGCGGGCATGGTGGCCCTCGCGCACCAGGGCGGGGAAGCCTTCCAGACGTTCGGCGTGCAGGTAGGTCGTGTGGGCGGGGCCGCGGCTCTGGCTGCCGCCGAGTCCAAGGGCTTGGGCGGCGCGATGCGCGGCCTCGGCAAGCAGATCTCCAGCGCGTTCCTCCAGATCTACCTGGGCATCGCCCCGGGCCTCGAGGGAATCACGCGGTCGATGACGCAGGGCGTCTCGAAGGCCATCCCGTACATCAAGTCCGGCATCCGTATCGCCGGTGACCTGTGGGACATTTACGGGCCGTCCGTCGAGGCGAAGTTGCACTCGGCGGCTGGCGGTATCGGCCGGGCCGCGTCGAGTCTCGCCGCCCCACTGAAGGCGGCGATCACGTCGGCTGCGGTTGCTTCCGTGCCGCTGGCCATCACCTCCGTGCACTCCCTCGGCCAGGCGTTCGGCAACGCCGGGGCTGCCGCCCAGCCACTGCTCGGCGGGCTGCACGACATGTTCGGGTCCGTCTCCTCGGGGGCGGGTGCCCTTGGTGTGCTCACAGGCCGTCTCCAGGTCGGCGTGGGGCTCTTCGGGGAGATGTCGGGAATCCTGCGCCCGGTCGGCGAGCTCGTGGGCGGCATCGCGCACGCGTTCGCAGGGCTGCCAGGCCCGATCCAGCTGTCCGTGCTGGCAATGCTCGCCATGCGCCCGTTCCGTGGGCAGATCCAGGGCATGCAGAACGCGGTCGCGGGCTACGGCCGTTCGGCGGTCGCGTCGTTCAACGGCGTGCGCGGCGCCATGCAGACGCAGACGATCCTTGCCAGCCGGGCCGGGGTTTCGCTCGGCCGCTGGGGTGCCGGGCTCGCTGCACTCGAGGCCCGCTCCCCGACGATCGCCGCGATGGGCAACTCGTTCCGCACCGCCTCTACTGGCATCCAGGAGGCTGGCGGTCGCCTGGTCGGTTTCCGGTCGGCGGCCGGCGGCGCTCTGGCCGCGATCGGCACGGGCGCCGGGCGCGGGCTGATGGGTGCCGCCCGGGGTTTGTACGGGTTCCTCGGCGGGCCGTGGGGTGTCGCAATCGGCGCCGCAATGATCGGCTTGGACCTGCTGGCCAAGAAGCAGCAGGAAGCCGCGGCTGCCGCGGCAGCCCACCAGCAGCGGATCTCCGCTCTCACTACGGCACTGCAGCAGTCCGCCGGTGTGGCAGACGGCAGCGTTCGCGCTGCGGCCGTGCAGACCCTGGCGGACACAAAGCTGAAGGACGGCAAGACGCAACTGCTGGACGTCATGCACCGCGCGGGCATCAACGCCACCCAGCTCACGGACGCCTACCTCGGGCAGGGCACATCGGTTGATGGGCTGCGCAAGCGGCTATCCGCTGCCGCCGAGGAGAACACGAAGTTTGTGAACGCAGGCCGGACGGCCGGCAAGGTGTACACGCCGCAGGGGCAGGTCTACAAGAACGCCGCTGATGCGCTCGGTTCTCTCTCCGGGGAGTTCGACGCGGCTCGCACGAAGCAGAAGGACTTGGCCGACGCGGTCAAGGGGTCTGGCGCTGCGGCTCTGGATGCCACCGATCCGACGGGGCGGCTGCAGGGCGCGATCAAGACGCTCGGGGACTCCGCATCGGATGCGGACACGAAGGCGCGCGCTCTGCACACTGCTCTCGATCTGCTGTCGGGCGGCGAGCTGGACGTGCAGGCGGCGGTCGCGGTCATGAATCAGGCGCTGCTTGATCTCAACGGCAGCTACAAGGACGGCGTCGACCACGCGAAGGGCTACGGCAAGGCTCTTCTGCAGGTCGACGGCAGCCTGAACACGACGAGTGAGAACGGGCAGTCCCTGTGGACCAAGCTGCAGGGCCTCAACGAGCAGACGGCCGGCGCGGCCCAGGCCACCTACGACTACGCGAGGGCCAACAAGACCGATGTCGTTCCGGCGCTGCAGCAGGCCGAGGGCGCCATGGAGAAGTCGTGGAAGGCCGCAGTCAGGGCCGGGCAGAAGTTCGGGCTCACCGCCGACCAGGCGAAGGTCCTGGCCATGCAGATGGGGTTCATCCCGTCGTCGCTGGCGATCACGATGTCGACGCCGGGTCTGTCGGACACGCAGAAGCAGCTGCTGTACGTCCAGGGTCTTGCCGGGCACATGCCGAAGGGCTCCACGATCCGGGTGTCGGCGCTGACCACCGAGGCCAAGAAGGACATCGAGTCGGTCGGCTTCAAGGTCAAGACGCTGCCCGGCGGCCGGCAGATGGAGATCACGGCGCCGACCGACAAGGCTGCTGCCGCTCTTGACGCGCTGCTCGCGAAGAAGTTGCCGGGGAAGAAGCTGCCGGTCAGTGCTGCAACTTCCAAGGCGCTCACGGATCTGGACGCAGTACGGCGCAAGGTCGCCGGTACCAAGGGGAAGACCGTCACGGTCGGAGCCTTGACCAAGGTGGCCGAGGAGGCGCTCTCGTCGCTCGGGTTCCACATCTCGCGGACGCACGGCAAGCAGGTCACGATCACCCTGCCGACGGGCGGTCCGAGCTCGGCTGCGGCCACCATCCAGGGCTACATCGACGGTGTCCATGGCAAGACCGTTTCCGTCAACGTCGTGACGACGCACACGGATCATGGCACGGTCGCCCATGAGGGCGGCAAGTACGCGCGCGGCGGCCTCGTGCGGGGCTACGCGGATGGCGGTGCCATCCAGTACATGCCGTTCGGCGGCCGGGTTGTAGGCCCCGGCACGGGTACCTCGGACAGCATCCCGGCGCTCGTCTCCAACGGCGAGTACGTCATCAAGGCAGACGCCGTCCGCAAGTACGGCACCCACATGTTCGACCGCCTCAACGCCAAGCGGTTCGCGGGCGGAGGGCTCGCCGGCTTCACCTACACGCCGACCGGGCAGGCAGTGCTGGGCGGCCCGTCGGATCCGAAGACGCGCTACGACAAGGCCGTCGACGCCCTGAAGGCGGCATGGGACAAGCTCAACTCGGCGCTGAAGGACGCGAAGAAGAAGGCCGACGACCTCAGCAACGCCGAGAAGAACCTGTCCCGGGTACGTCACGGTCACCACACGGCGGCCCAGTTGCGGGCCGCCCAGTCGCGGGTCGACAAGGCCAGGTCGGCGAAGAAGTCTGCCGACAAGACGGTCTCGGCTGACCGCGCGGGTGTGAACAAAGCAGACGCGGCCCTTGGCGTGAAGAAGGGGGCGAAGGCCCCCACCGGCTTCGACCTCAAGGCCTACGAGACGCAGCTCAACAAGAGCGTCGCGGCGACGGACAAGTGGCGCGGCAACCTCGCAAAGATCAGCAAGCGGGGCGGCGCCGAGGTTGAGTCGATGCTCGAAGGGATGGGCGAGGACGGCTACGCCCTCGTCAACTCGCTGGCCGGAGCCTCGAACAAGCAGTTCAACGACATCGTCAAGAAGCTCCAGAAAACCGGGGACGTGGCCAAGGCCACGCTGCAGGACTTCACCAAGCAGCTCGGCGCGGCGACGACCACGAACCAGCAGTTCGCCAAGGATCTCCAGACGCTGGCCTCGCAAGGGTTCGGGGATCTGGCGTCCGCGCTCGCCGCGCAGGGCGACTCCAACGCGCAGACGCTCGCTCACCAGGCGGTCGGCAGCAAGACGCAGGCCGCCAAGGCGAACCAGGCGGTCGGCAAGGCTGAGGGCACGCTCACCGGTGACGACCTCACCAACAGCCTGATCCTGCTGTCCACGCTGCGCGGCGGCACCGGGCGCGGCTACGCCGATCTCATCGCCGCAGGCCTGGGCACCGACGTCATCAAGGCGTTGGTCCCGAAGATGACCGGCGCGATCGGCGCGCTCCCGGCACCGAACAAGGACGTCTTCGTCCGGCAGTGGGTGTCCCAGGGCGGGAAGGCCATGGCACTGGGCGGGATCCTCAGCCGGGCCACCCCGGTTCTGGCCGGGGAGGCGGGGCCGGAGGCGTTCATCCCGCTCACTCGGACCGCCCGCAGCAGGGCGCTGCTGGCCGCCTCCGCGGCGGCGCTCGGCTACCACCTGGTCCCGGCCAGCCGGTACGCCAGCAACGACTACGGCACCCCGTGGGGCGGAGGGCACGGCGACCGCGTCACCAACATCACCCTCAATGGCGCCAAGCAGACCAGCGCCGAACAGGCCGCCGACATTGCCCGGCACATGAATTTCGTCGGCTGAGGAAGGGGGCGCGGTGCCGTTCACTGCAGGACAGGATCTCGGCGGACTACGGGTCGACCTCGGCGCCATCCCGCTCGGCGGGGTGGACGCGAACGGGGTCGCCTGGTCCCTGCAGTCCTTCGACGGCTGGGACAGCGCCGAGGTCCGGTCCGAATACACCGAGAGGGAAGCCGACCACGGGGCGTGGGCGTCGCCTACCTATCTCGGCTCCCGCCCGATGACGCTGGCCGGCACGGTCACGGCACCGGACCGGACGACGCTCGAGGACGCCCTGGAGAGGCTGCGGACGGCAGCCGCCCTGGGCGACACCACGCTGGTGGTGTACGAGCTGACGGGGCCGAAGCAGGCGACGGTCCGGCGGTCCGGCAAGCCTCTGATGGCCTATGTCACGGACCGGATCGCCACCTACAGCGTGCTGGTGACGGCCGCGGATCCGCGGCGCTACAGCACGACCCTGCAGTCCGGCACGACGGGCCTGCCGACCACAACGGGTGGCTTGACCTTCCCGGTGACGTTCCCAGCCGCATTCTCGGCGACGACGGTGTCCGGGCAGATCAACGCCATCAACATCGGCTCCATGGACACCCGCCCGGTCCTGACGATCGCCGGGCCCGTCGTCGCGCCGACCGTGTCCGCTCTCTATCCGGACGGCACGGTGCGACAGCTCGTCTACTCGCTGGATCTGGCCAGCGGCGATGTCCTCGTCATCGACACCGACGCGCACACCGTGGTCCTCAACGGCGGCGTTTCCCGTCGCCGTTTCATGACCGTCGCGTCCGGCTGGCCCACGATCCCCGCCGGCTCGGCCGTCAATTACCAGTTCCAGTCGGGCACCTACAACGCCAGCGCGATGCTGACCGCCACATGGCGTTCGGCCTGGATGTGAGGAGGCAGACATGCCAGTAGACGTATGGGCGATCGACTCGCTGACCTTCTCGGGCCTGGAGGCCCGCAACGTCGAGGCCATGCAGATCATGACCGACGGGACCGCCCTCGGCTCCCGGTCCGGCGTCCGGCCTGGCGACCCGGGCCTGACGGTCACGCTGGCCGGTACGACCATCAACTGCAGCGCGGGCGTGGCCGCGGTCGCCTTCAGCGGGCAAGGCGTCTACCGGGTGGCGTTCCCGTCCACGGTGTCCCCGGGCACGTACACGGCAGCCCACGCCACCCTGAACAGGGTGGACTTGGTCTATCTGAGGGTGTGGGACAACTCCGTCGACGCGTCCGGCCTGGCCAAGGGCGACATCGTCTACCTGGCGGGAACCCCGTCCGCCTCCCCGGTCGCGCCGACCCCGGCGGGCACGCAGATCTACATGCCGCTGGCCACGATCAGCGTGCTGTCCGTGTCGAACGGCGGCACCGCCTCCGTGTCGACCGCGGTCCGCCCCAACACCGTGGCACCGGGCGGCATCCTGCCCACCGCGACCGCGCCCTCGACTCCGTACATCGGCCAGTTCTACGACAACGGCACCGACCTGCTGCGCTGGAACGGATCCTCCTACGACACCTACTACAAGGTGCCGGGCGCCTGGACGTCCTACACGCCGGTGTGGACCGGCTCCACCACCAACCCGGCCGTGGGGAACGGGACGCTGGCCGGCCGCTACCAGAAGATCGGCCGCCAGGTGATCTTCCACATCAACCTCACCTGCGGCTCGACCACCACATACGGGTCCGGCAACTACAACTGGACAATGCCGCCCTTCGCGGCCGCCAACCTCGGCGCCTCCATGATCGGCGTCGCCCAGCTGCTCGGCACGAACCGGTGGGCGGGACAGACCGTGATCTCGCCGACCGCGACGAGCATCAGCACATTCTTCCCGCCCTCACAGACCGACTGCCGGCTCGCCTTCCACAGCCAGGGCGTGCCGGAGACCATGGCCAACGGCAGCCAGGTCCGCATCACCGGCTCCTACGAGTCCGTCTGATGACGGAGACGCCCTACCAACTTGCCTGGTACGGCTGCGACCTGGGCTCGGGCGGCATCATCGAGGACCTCCCCTCCCTCAAGCCGACTGGGGCGCTCACACGGAAACTCGGCGACTCGACAACGCTCCAGTTCGAGCTCAACCTGGCTGGCGCTCCGAGCGGCTGGACCGAAGCGACCACGCCGGGCCAGTCCGCGCTGGTGGCCGTCGACACAGCTACTGACACGCCGCTCTGGGCGGGCGCGGTACTGACCCGGGGCGGTGGCAGCCCGCAGACCCTGTCCCTGGGGGCCATCACCCTCGAGGCTTACCTCGACGGCCGCTACCCGGGAACGCAGACCCTCATCGGCACCGACCAGGCAGCGGTCATCTCTGCCCTCGTCACCCCCGCCCTCACCAACGGGCCGCCGATCGTCATCGACGCGCCGAACACGGGCGTCACCATGACCTACCTGACCGAGGACGGCGACGACAAGTCGATCCTCTCCTGCCTCAAAGAGCTCATGGCCTTGGACGGCGGCCCCGAGTGGACCGTCGACGTCGTCTGGAACGGCAGCCACTCGGGGTTCCAGTTCCCGCTGCGCGTCCGCCCGGCCATCGGCAGCCAAACAACTACGCCGGAAGCGACCTTCGACTTTCCGGGCTGCGTCGACTCGTACACCCTCGCCGAGTCCTACGAACAGGGCAAAGGCGCCACCGTCGTTCTCGCCCGTGGTGAGGGCGAGGGGTCGTCCCGGCTCACGTCCAGCCCGCACGAGGCGACCGCGCTCATCGCCGCAGGCTGGCCCCGCTGGGAATACCGCTACACCCCCGCAACCGGCGTCACCGACCCGGACCAGCTGAACGCCCACGCCGCGCAGTCGCTGACGCTCATGCAACAGGGCGCCCAGGTGTGGTCCATCGAGGCCGTCGCCTCCCGCGCCCCACGCCTCAACCGGGACTGGGCGCTCGGCGACACCGTCCGCATGGCCGTCGAACGCTCACCGCGGCACCCGCAAGGCGCCAACGTGGTCGCCCGCTGCTGGTCGTGGGAGCTCGACCCGGGCGCCGACCGCATCCGCCCGATCCTGGTAGAGGAGAGCTGAATGCCCCGGCAACTCGACCAACTCCCGCCGGACGCCACCTCACTGGCCCGACGCCTTGCCTCCCTCGAGCGCGAGGTGAGGGAGATGCGGGCCGCACGCCGCATGACGGCCGCGTCCGTCGGCACCCTGCGCGTGTACGCGGACGATGGCACGACCCTGCTGGCGGAACTGGGCCCGGACGCCGGCAACGGCGGTGGCGGTCTATGGACGCGCGGCCTACAGGACCCGATCAACATGAGCGGGTATCTGAGCAGCGGGCAACTGCAGTTCCGGCCCGTCGAGGACGGCCAGGTCGCGGTCCCGGCCGGGATCACCTACGACTCGGACGCGTTCCAGTACACGGATCTCATCCTGACATCGGGCAACGTCGCGTCGACCGCACACCGGGCCATGCTCACGCTCGAGTCCACGTTCGAGGGCGGCCACCCCTACGTGTACGTCCAGGCAGAGGACAGCAACCAGTGCAACATGGACGTCTTGGGCGTGCTGACCGCGGCAAACATCGCCTACGGCACGATCAACATCACGCCGTCCCCGGGCGTGCCGACGTCTTTCAACGTCACCGGCCTGAACCTCATGGGTTCCACCTTCACCGCATTCGCCACAGCGCAGACGTCGCTGCCCGGCACCCAGGTCACCGGAGTCGGCGTCACCAACGTCTCCGCGACCGGCCTCACGGTGTGGCTGACCCGCACGAACAACACATCGACCGGAATCAGCTGGATGGTGATGGGGATATGAGCACGCCCCCCGTTTTCGAACCCGGCCTGTACTACGACGTCACCGCCCGCGACGACAACGAGGCGTGCCCGAACAGCGGCAAGCAGTTCGAGGTCAACCCCTGCTACTCCAACGTCGGCACAGTCTTCGCCGAGTGCGGCCTGTGCAGGCAGCTCATGACGCTCGTCTCCGCAGTGCTGCTGGACCCGCAGCCCGAAGTCTCCTGACCAGCCGCGCCACGTCGACGCCCGTGCCCTCCGGCCGGGCCTTTTTTATGCCCTGGAGGGCTCGTTGACCAGCACCATCCGCAAGTACGGCCGCCGCGCCCCGAAACAGGCCCCGGCCCTCAAGTTCGCCCGGCTCTTCACCGGCAAGGTCCCTGCGCACCCGGCCGCAGCCGACTACCTTGCGCGGCTCGCCGCCTGGGAGATGCGCGGCAACGACGTTGCCGGTGACTGTGTCGCGGTCACGTGGGCCAACGTCCGCCGCCTGCTCACCTTCATCCTCGGCGCCGAGTACTACCCGACGCAGGACGAGGTCTGGGCCGTCTACAAGACGCAAAACCCGGGCTTCGACCCGAACGGCACCGCCGAGACCAACGGGCCGGGCTCGTCGCACGACAACGGCATGGACATCCAGACCCTCCTCGAGTACCTCGTCAAGCACGGCGGCCCGGACGGGAAGAAGGCTCTCGCGTTCGCCAAGGTCGACCCGTCCAGCCCCGACGAGGTCAAGGCCGCCATCGCGATCTTCGGATTCGTGTGGACCGGCATCGTCGTCCAGGCCGCCAACATGACCGACTTCGACAGCGGGAAGCCCTGGGACTACCACCGATCCAGCCCGGACGACGGCGGCCACTCCGTCATCACTGGCGGCTACGGCGCGGCCGGCCCGGGTCCACTCGGCGGGGATGAACGGTTCATCACATGGGCCGAAGAGACGTCGTTCACCGACGCCTACTGGCGGCGCAAGGTCGAGGAGGCCTGGGTCGTCATCTTCCCTGAGCACCTGACGCATCCGGCGTTCCTGGCCGGCGTCGACCTGGCGGCGCTCGCCGCGGACTACACCGCTCTCACCGGCAAGCCGTTCCCTGCCGTGGTACCGCCGGCGCCCACGCCGGTTCCTTCCCCTCCTCCGTCGCCCACTCCTTCTGCGGATCCTCGACTGGTTCAGGTCGTGGCGCTGGTGAACGAGTGGGCGCACGACAACAACGTCCCCACCATCACGAAGGGGCTGTGATGACCACATTCCACGCCGCGATCGTCCACCCCGACCAGACCGTCACCTACTGCGGCGAGGTCGACCAGGACCACGTCGAGACCGTGCGGGCCCTCGCTGGTCTCGAGGACGTGCCGCGGTTCGTCAAGGAACACCCGCGGCAGGACGGCGCGTTCTTCGTCCTCCGTCCCGACGAGGAGGGCGGCGACCTCGACTGGTACCAGCCCGTCGACGCCGCCCCGTTCACCGTCCGCGCTCCCGCTCCCGGACTCGAGAGCGCCGTCGCGCCGCAGACCGCCCCCAGCGGCCCCGCCTACATCGACGGCGTCGAGCGTCTCGGCGGGCAGGTCATCGGCGGCGCCATGGACCACCCCGAAGCGGGCCCCCGGTTCACCTGGCACGTCACCGTCAGCCCCACCGGCTACTTCACCTCGATGGCGTCCTACCTGATCAACGCAGGGTTCGAGCCGCAGGTGCTGTACGACCCCAAGACGGACAGGCTCGGCCAGTTCGGCCCCCTCACCCAGTCCGCCCGGGCGTTGCAGAACGACGGCACCCGCCGCACGAACCGCGAGGGCACGGTCAACATTCAGGTCGAGGTCGTCGCCATGCCGTCCCCGCCCTGGACCGACGGATTCGATCCGGCCGCCAAGCCGAACTTCCGCAAGCTCCTCGCCGCCGGGCGGGCGCACAACATCCCCGACGTCTGGCCCGCAGGACCCCCCGTCACCTCGTCGAGCCAAGCAATGCCGCGCTCCCGCGTCATCTGGCAGTCCGAGGCTGGGCACTACGGGCACTGCCACGTTCCCGGCAACACCCACTGGGACCCGGGCGGCATCGACATCACCAAGGTCCCGGGGAAGGCGGTCGCTCCCACCCCGCCCCCGCCCGTCCCGCCGAAGCCGGCCACGAAGCCGAAGGTCTCCCTTGCGCACGTCGTGTACGCGGCGAAGCACGACCCGGCCGCGGCACAGGGTCACACGACGCACAAGGCCGAGGTGCTGCTGGTCGAGCGGGCGCTCGCCGCGGAGAAGCTCCTCGCCTCCCAGTACGTCGACGGATCGTTCGGCACGCTCACCGTCAACGCCTACAAGGCGTGGCAGGGGCGGCTGGGCTACACCGGCAGCGCCGCCGACGGCATCCCCGGCAAGACCTCCCTCGCGAAGCTCGGCTCCAAGCACGGCTTCACCATCACCGACTGACCCCTACTCGCAGAACGGTTCCTCCCATGCCTTCCATCAAGATCCTTGGGCGCGAGCCCGCCGCGGTCCTGGCCTTCATCTCGATCCTGGTGAAGCTCGCCTCGGCCTACGTGTTCCACGCCACCGTGAACCAGCAGGCCACCGTCAACACGGTCGCCGCTTGCGGCGTCGCCCTGTTCATCGCTGTCGTGGCTCACGACAGCATCGGCGCGGCGGTCTTCAACCTGGCGCAGGCACTTGTGGCCGCCGCGGTCGGCTTCGGCTTGAAGCTGGACGCCGACCACCAGGCCCTGTGGCTGTCGCTGGTCACCGTCGTGATCGGCCTGTGGAGTCGCACGCAGGTCACCGCTCCGGTGCCCGCGGCCGCACTGAGGAGTCCGAGCCTCGAGCACGCGGCCTGATCCTGTTATCGACACCCCCCACCGGAGCAAGCCATGGCCGATGAGCCGTCTCTGGGCGAGCTGGGACGGCTCATCCAGCTCTTGAGAGGCGATGTCCGCGAGGACATGGCGTTGATCAACGCTCGTCTCGACAAGCTGGTGAGCGCCGACGTGTACGCCGCGGAAAAGGCGGCTATGGCGAAGGACATCAGCGACCTCGGGAAAGACCTCGAGCAGCTGGCCACCAGACACGACCGGGATGTGGCCGCCATTCAGAACCAGCGCTCCCAAGACGCTAACCGGGTCACGCAAACCCGCCGCTACATGGTCGCCTCGGTCATCATCCCGATCCTCGGGCTCGTCATCCCGGTCATCCTGGTCATGATGGGAGGGAAATGAATCCCCCGAGTTCTGGCAGCCGGGTGGAAGCACGTAGGCGACACCGGCGGGGCAACCTGGTCGCTGCTGCGGCGATCGCCTTGGCGGCTGGCACGCTGGCCGCCGTTGTTACTGGGTTCCTGATGATGTCGCAGAACCTTTCGGCTGAGCGACATCGCAGTGACCTCCTTGCGGCGCAGGTCAAATCACTGGGCGGTACCCCAGTGGCTGGGCCGCGTGGTTCTGCCGGCACGGCGGGCTTGATCGGACCGTCCGGGCCCCCTGGCCCGACGGGTGCGTCTGGGCAGCCGGGCAAGGCCGCCCCCACCATCACCCCGAGCCCCGGGCCGACCGGCCCTCCGGGACCGTCGGGCGCCCCGGGACCGTCGGGCGCCCCGGGAGCGAACTCCACGGTGGCCGGCCCCGCGGGACCTGCCGGGCCCACGGGAGCCGAGGGCGCGAGCGGCGCGCCGGGCAAGGATGGCAGTAACGGTTCTCCTCCAAAGTCCTGGACGTACACCGACCAGGACGGCAACGAGTACCAGTGCACCGCGGTCGACAACTTTGACCCGGACAATCCGCGCTATCACTGTGTGCAGACCAGCACGGCCAGCCCGTCACCCGCGCCCAGTCCGAGTCCTAGCGAGCAGCCGTCGCCGAGTGACAGTCCCTCTCCGCTGCTGCCTCTGGGGCTGTTGCGCCGCACCTGACGACCCTGACGAACCGCATGACAGTGCCCCCGCTCCACCCGCCACACGGCGGGGGAGCGGGGGCACTCTGCTGTGCTGGATACCCGCACGTACGTACGATGGCGCCATGAGCACCACTGCGGCCCGTCCCGTCCCTCCCGCCCCCGTGTGCGCGCCCGCCCAGGTCGGCCCGTGCGCGGGCTGCGGCCACCCCACCCACCGGTACGGGCTCGGCGGCTGCCCCCTGTGCGTCGTCTGCCTGGCCAAGGTGGAAGCCGGGCGGGCGAAGTAGCCGTACAACGCAGATGACCCCCACGGATCCTCCCGCGGGGGTCATCGAGGACCTCTTCGCCGTCAGTGGCGGGCTTCGAACCAGACGATGAGGAGGCTCACGGCCCCGCTGCCAAGGCTGTACGAGGCGCCTCGGATCATCTGGTCGTGGACAGCACGGCCGTTGCGCTTCATCCAATCGCGAATCTTCACGCGGATCCGTTGGACGCTACTGTCTGAACCGTCGGGATCCTTGTTAAGGTGTTTCACGGTGTATCTATCCTCTTCCTTCTACTGGGGCGGATGGAACATCACGCAGGGACCCCTCCCAACACACGGGCCTCGACAACTCGTGCTGGGAATGGGGTCCTTCTGCATCCCGCAGTCTACGACGCGCCACGTACACCGGGGCGTCCGAGCATCAAGACGACGCCCTGAGCGGACGACTGGTGACGGTTCGTCATCGCTCGAAGGGCCACTGACAACCACTCAGAGCAACTCAGATCCGAACCAACGCCTAACCAACCCGGGGGAACGCGACGTTCCTCATGCCGGATGTGACAGTCCCCACTTTCTCGCCGCATGGTCATGCTCTTCTCCCCGTAAGCCGGTTTCTCCTGCGAGTTCGGGAACGGTATGACAGAAACCTGACCTCTCGCAGGCGGCTCTGCCATACCCAGCCATCGGCATCATCCGAGCAGGTGAAGTGACGGGAACCCAAAGGAACTCGCGGGTAATTCGCAAGGAACTGCTACGCTCCGCTTCCTTCCGCTAGGCAACGCTAGCCTGCGGTTTTGCTGGTTGACCGATTTTCGACGCCAGCGGATAGCCTGCATGGCGACGCCCCGGCTGCTTTCCTCAGCCGGGGCGTCGTCGTTGACAGACCTATACGAGCACTGTGCTCGGATCGAAGCTGGGATCGAACCGGTCGCAGGCCACGCCCTGCCAGATCTCCCAATCAGTGCTGACGTGACCGGTGCCGACCTTCGTGCCGCTCGCGGCCCAGAACGGGCGTAGGACCAGCAGGCCGGACTTCTGCCGTGAGCATCCCTCTGCATGCTTCTCTGGGTACGCGGTGTGGTTGAACTGGCCGGGGCCGTACAGGTGCCCGCAGCAGTCCACGCGCCAGTCGATGACCCGGTGGCTGTCGGGAACCCTGTGACGGTCCATGTGGTGGCGGAAGTGGGCGTGGATGGCGTGGTCGCCGTGCGCCCGGGCAGCCTCGGGATTGGAGTAGACGCCCAGCGTCTGATCGAACCTCTGGACGTTCCAGATGTCGGTGTTCACGGTCGGTGTCCTCACTTCTTGCCGTGGAGGGGGCAATCCCGGGCTGGTCCTTCGTACATGCCTGGCGAACCCGTGGTGCACCCGCAAGCGGTCAGGCTCTCGGCAAGCGGCACGAGTGCATCCAAGTTGGCCTGCGCCTCCGCTTCGTCGTGCGCCTCCTGTGCTTCCAGGGCCAGGTCGTCCAGGTATTCGGCGGCACGCTCCACGTCAGCATCGCCGCCCATGGAGTGAATATCCTGCGCACACCAGCGGATGATTGAGGCCCTGTCCGGATTGGACCAGTAGTCCGTGATCGGTGTCATGTCGGCTCGCGCCCTGACGGACAGGTCGTGCAGGTGATCGGCTGCGTCCTGTACCGCCGGGCTGTCGTCGACGGACCGGACTCGGTCGGCGCACCAAAGGACGACTGCCGCAAGGTCGGTGCACTCGCGGGCGAGGGTCGCGGCGGCTTTTTGCTCTGGGGGCTGCGTGCTGGATTCGCTCACCGTCGGTGTCCTCACTCCTCGGTGGCGCGGTCGGTTCGGGCGCCCTGCCCGGGCGCGGAGGATCGCGCCGCGCGGATCTGTTCAGCGTCGTAAAGGCTGGCGCCAGCGCGGCCAGGCTGGCGGGCGACGGCCTTCACGCCCCATCGGGACAGTGTCTTGCGGGCGCTTCCGGTGGACGCTGCACCGAGGTAGGAAGCCACCTCGGCGATCGTCCACCGCTCGGGCTCGGCAGCCATCAGGCGGTGGCGTGCTTGCCGACGATGGCCCAGAACTCGTCGGTGTCGAGGGTGTCGATGTCGACGGCGCCGTGTGCGGCCACGATCTCCTCGACGATGGCGTCGACGTCGTATTCGCCGTCGCTGGCGTCGGTGGCAGTGACGATCTGGTCGCGGAGGTCGCGGCTGGTGAAGGTCATGGTGTTCCCCCTCTTGCTGGGCTTCGGGCTGTTCCCTCGACCTCAGGACTTCAGTATGCCTCACGGTGAGGCGAAGTTGCAAGGGATGTCGAGACGGAATCCATCCCCCGTGCGTCCCGACCCGGAGAATCGCTCCTGACGAAGAATCTGACGCCCCGTGAGACGCGATAAGCTCACATATGGCCAGCGAAGATCGATAGAATGTGACCATGACTCAGGCCGACGCCTACACACCGCCACTAGCCAAGACCATGGACGACATCGACAAGGTCATCGACTTCATCAACGCTCGCGTCAAGCCACTGCGCGACGCCATCCCGTACAGCTCCACCGAAGATCGGCCCCACCAGGCCCTCCTCGACATGACGACCGTCATCAAGGGCGCCGCCCAGGCTGAGATCGCGCGCGGCGACAACCCGAGCACGCTGCACTTCTTCCTGACGATCGCGGCCCGGCAGTGGCGCGACCACCCCGACTTCCTGCCCGAATGGAAGAACTGAGGCGGCCGCAATGGGACAGCAGATCATCAAGCAACCAGACGGCCTGCTCGCCGTGTTCTCCAGCATCACCGACACGTTCATCCTCATGGACGCCACACCAGACGAGATCGTCGAGTGGCGAGCCGAACAGGCCGCGCACTCCGAGCGCGAGCGCACCCGCCGCGAATTGGGGCACGTCCTTGCCGACGACCCACGCGCCGCTTACTTTCAGTTCGCCCGAACGTGGGAGGAAGTCTGCGAGATGAACCGAGAACACGGCGGAGACCTCATCCCGCAGAACGGGCCGACTCGATGAGCACCGGCAGACTTCCCGCCAGACCGGACGAACGCCCCCCGCTCCCCGCAGAGTTCGACGACGAGCTGCGCGCCCGCCTCGCCGCCCTCGACGCCGCCTCCGACACCCACGCGCAGGACCAGCGCCCCGACAACACCACCCGCGCCTACGCCGGGGACTGGAAGACCTGGACCGCGTTCTGCGCCCAGCTCCAGATCCCGCCCACCGCCGCCACGCGCGGCACGCTGCGCGCGTTCGTCGACTACCTGTGGAACCGGGAGAAGCGCGCCTACTCCACCGTCGACCGCAAGCTCGCCGGCGTCACCGTCACCCTGCGGCAGCAGCACAGCGTCATCGTGGACCCGGAAGCCACCAAGGCGGCCCGCGAGTTGCTGAAGGACTACCAGAAGAAGGCCGACGAGGCAGAGGAGCCCGCGCGCGGCCGCGGGAAGGCCCCCGCAATGCGCCTGGTCGATCTCCGCCTCATCGTCTCCAAGTGCGACACCGACATCTTCGGCATCCGCGACCGCGCGATGATCCTGCTCGGGTTCTCCATCGCCGCACGCCGCGCCGAGCTCGCCGGGCTCCGGCTGCGGAACATCCGCGACGACGACAAGGGCCTCCTGGTCGACGTCCGCGTCTCCAAGACCGAACCCCGCACCGTCGCAGTGCCGTACGGACAGCATGCGGCCACCTGCCCCGTACTCGCCTGGCAGGCCTGGCGCGACGCCGCACAGATCGCCGACCCGGACCGGCACGCCTTCCGCCGGATCCACCACACCGGATCCGTACAGCCGCAGGGCCTCACCCCGCAGCGCGCCGGCGACCTCATCACCGCGGCCGGACTACGCGCCGGGTTCGAGGAACTCTTCACCGGGCACTCCGTGCGCTCCGGCATGGCCACCGAGGCACGCCGCGCCGGGAAGGACCGCAAGGCCATTGCCGCGGTAACCGGGCACGCCGACGGCTCGAAGGTCCTGGACGGCTACATGCAGATCGTCGACCAGTGGGACGAGGACGACAACGCGCTGATCGGGATCGGGCTGTGACGATGGACGAAGAGTCACGCTGCGGGCGGACCACGGCGAGTTCGAGGAAGCCCTGCCGTGGCTTCCGACTGTCCCCCTTCCCTGCCTGTGTCACGCACTTGAACCCGGCAGAGCGTGCCGAGTACGAGAAGCGAAAGGCCGAGAAGGACAGACGTTGGGGGGAGCCGTACCGCAGGTATAGGAGCGGACTGCAGCTGAGTGCACCTGCCTGCTGGAGCTGGCCCATCACGCGCCCCGAGTCCGCCGAGGTGCTGCACTCGGTGACCGCTGACAGCCAGTTCGAGGCAGAGGACCGGGCCGACACCGTCCTGTACGAATGGCACGCGGGCCGGTGCGCGATCTGCGGGCGCGTGGATCAGCTCGTAGTCGACCACGATCACGGAACCGGCCTGGTGCGTGGCCTCCTATGCCGCCAGTGCAACACCCTTGAGGGCGTGGACGGGCGTACAGGCACCGTGTTCCAGCGCTACCGGGAACTCCCGCCCGTGCGCATCCTGGGGGTCCGCCTGCGCTACTGGGATCCCTACACCAAGGAATTCGCGGAGCCCGCTCCCGCGCGGCAGGACAGCCAGGGGGAGAACAACCCGCTCGCGCAGATCGGCAAGGCGGCCGTGAAGAAGCAGGACCCCGACGCTTAGTCGCCCTGGCCGGGGGTGTCCCACAGGCCGGTGTGGGCGACGGTTTACCGGCGGGGGCGGCCTGTGTCGCGGAGGTTGCGCATGGTGGGGTCGTTGTTGATGCCCGGTGCCTGCCGTACGGCGCTCAGGACGACGTCGGGCAGGTCTTCCGGCCAGTCTTCGGCCTCGATGAGGTGGTGCTCGCCGACGAACCACACCGTGGACAGCAACGCGGCTGCCATCGTCTGATGCAGGTGCTCACGCATCCCGCCGTCGCGGCCGGTGATCCCGGCGGCCTGCTCGATCTGCTTGGCCGACAGCGGGACCAGCTCGGGGTGCAGGGCGCCGCGTCCGGCGTGGACCATCTTCAGGCCTTGGCGGGCCCAGTGGTCCAGCATCCGTTCGTACGTTTCCCAGTCCCGGCCGCCCGCGGCAACGTACTTGGACAGCATGGCCGCGATTTCACCGGCCTCGGTGATGGTCTCGGTGAAGGACTGCAGGAGCAGGGTGGCCTGTTCGTCTGTCAGATCGCCGTCGCGCTTTGGGCCTCGTTGATCGGTCACCGGGTCACCCTAGCGAGGCCGGTCATGCTGCGTCCGGCGAAGCGGCCACGTTCAGCCGTTGGCCTGCTCGGGGGCGTCCCACAGGCCGGTGTGGGCGACGGCGTCGGCGGTGATGGCGGGGTCGCGGTCGGCGAGCAGCGGGTGGGTGGCGGCGATCTGGCCGATGAGCATGTTGAGCCAGCCGGAGGAGAGTGCCCGGCGGTGGGTGTTGAGGAGGAGGGCGTGTTCGTCGGGTTCGACCGGGTCGGGTCGTACGGCGAGGTAGGCCTTCAGGGCGGCGCCGGTGAGGGGGTCCAGGGTGAACTTGCGGCCGACGTTCTCGTGGTCGTCGGGGGCGCGGATGTCCCAGAAGCCGTCGGGTTGGGGGTAGAGGTGGCGGCGGTCGATGCGGACGACGTGGGCGGGGCGCAGGCCTTCGAGGAGGAGGTACACGATGAGCTGGTCGCGCTGGTAGTGCTTGGAACGCTGCGGTCCCCAGCCGCCGGTGCAGGCGAGGAGGACGGCTCGTTCGCGGGGGTCCAGGCGGTTCTTGGCGCCGGCCGGGCGGGGTACGCCGGAGCGCAGCACGGACAGGTCGGGGGGCAGGGTGATGTGGCCGCGGTTCCTGGCGGCTTCGTAGTACTGGGTGAGGGCGGTGATGCGGCGGTCGTGGGTGCGGGCGGCGTCGGGGTGTGCGGCGGCGAGGTAGCCGAGGGCGTCGGGTCCGTCGAAGGGCCGTCCGTCGAGGAGGGCGTGCAGGTGGTGATCGTGGGACCAGGCGGCGATGTCTGCGGGGCCTGCGGTGAGGACGTCGACGGGCGGCGTCTGGTGGGCGCACCAGGCGATGAAGTAGCCGATCTCGCGCCCGTATTCGGCGCGGGTGCTGGCTCTCAGGGCGCTGGTGGCGAGCCAGTCGTTGAGCAGGTCGACGGGGTCCATGGTCTTATCTTGCCCGAAACCCTTGTTGATCTACTTGGTAAAACTTCGGAGCCGCCTCAGCCCCCTGCCGCTGGTGGTGCGGATCGTGGGGGTGTGCGGGGCGGGGCCGCGCGTGTGCGGCTGGGAGGGTGGGGGCTCCGAAGTTTTGCAGAGTGGCAGGTCAGATGGGGTATCGGGGTGCCCCGGGTGGGTGTGGGGGCGGTGTGGTCCGGGGTGTTCCCTGGGACGGCCGGCGGGGCGTAACCTGCCCGGCAGTGCGGTCGAGCAACATTTCCCAAGGGTGGAGCTCCCGCACCACCCCTGCCGCGGGCCCGCGCTCTCCACCAGCCGGGCCCGCAGGCACGCTCAGAACGGCCCGTCGTATCCCCACGTATGCGGATCGTCGCCACAGCAGGCCGAACACATGCACTTGCAGGAGTTCTCCCGCCCGGTGCACGGACCAGGCCGCCCCTCTTCCCCGTCCTCGTGCGCCAGGGCCCCTGGGCAGTACGGACCCGGCTCCGGGCAGTCGGCCACGGCCATCTCATGCCGCTCGCACCACGTCGCCATCGCGGTCGCCAGCTGCACGTCACCCTTCGGGCCGGCGTACCGCATCGCCCGGTCCTCCCACGGACACAGCGCCTCCACGGCGGGAAGCGGGCACGAAGGCGGCTGGATGTATCCGTCAGGCGTGGTGAGCCACGTCCGGCCGTCCGGTGCCCGCCAGTCCGTCCACACCTTGGCGTCGGATCGGGACTGCGGGTTGTACTGACGCACCGCCACCACACCGCACGCCGTACACCGCTTCCGGTCCTCGAACACGTCCACCAGTTGGTGGTCCGTCATCACGGTCACGGTCACCGAGAAAACCTCCTCCAAATCGATCCCCCAACCTATCTACCTGCATGGGGAGTTCTCGGGGTAACATCGCTGTGCGCGATGAGTCTGACCAGTCAGGCCACCACCCGGTCCGGGGCGGTGGCCTTCGTCGTCTCCGGGGCTGCGGCGTTGCCTGCTACCAGGAGTTGTAGAAGCGGATGACCTTAACGTTTTCAGGGATGTCGTCGGTCCGGATCTCGATTCCCTGGCGCTGGTCGTCCTGCCAATCGCGGTGGGGAATGTCGACCTCTTGACCGTTCCGGTTCGGTTCTGCGCCGTCGAAGAAGCGTTCCACGTCGGCGGGTGGGTCGATGTGGGCGGCTCGGCAGGCGTCCCAGATGGTTTTCATCTGCTGCCAGCGCTCGTCGGGTGGGGCGAAGCCTTTGATGTGGGTGGACATGCCCATGGTGGTCGTCCTGTCCTAGCGGGCGGTCAGGTGGTAAATGCCTAGGCTGCGGTCAGGCGGCGAGGTGGTGGGCGGCCTGCTCGAAGCGGGCGGCTGCGGTGACGCCGCGGGAGAAGGCGCCGGCGAAGCGCTTGGCGGTGGGGTCGTCGATGCCGGCGGCGATGAGGTGGGTGCGGGCGGTCTGGGGGGTACCGGTGGCAACGGCCTGGTGGGCGCGGCGGGTTGCGCGGGTCTGTGTGGCGCGGGTGCGGATGGTGCGGCGCGCACTGCGGCTGTTGGCCTTCATGGTGGTTCCCCCTGTTGCTGTGGTGTGTGACCACCTTACCCATTCTTCTATTGCACTCGCAATACAAGAGTGCGTATCATCTGGGGTACCGGGACAACCCCGTACACCCCCCAGGTGTGACAGCAATAGAAGAAGGAGGAAACTAGGCGTGCCCACACACGACAGCAGGCGCCCGCCCGGCCGCCGGGATGGATGCCGGCGCCCGGAAGGACACGCCCCCATGCCCGCAAAGCCCCAGCGAAGCCGCCTCACTGAAGTCACCACCGACGCCCAGACCGTGGCCGATGCTCTCGCTTCGCGTGGGGACCTTCTACAGGCCGAAGCGGTGCAGGCCCTCATCGACAGCGCCACCAAGACCGCCGACGCGCTCGACGTGGCCCTGGATGCGGTAAGCCGTATCGACCTGGTGCCCATGGCGATCCCGATCGAGTCCGGCCTTCACATGCGTGCCTATGAGTCGTCGAATCTGACGGCGGACGTGCTGGAAGGGTGGATTCGGTTCCTGGCCGGCCAGTGGACTCCGGAGAAGCCGACGTATGCCCGGCACGGCGAGGCTGAGGCGAAGTCGGTGATGAACATCCGGGCGCCGCGCGCCCTGGTCACCCGAGTTGAGAAGGCTGCGGCCGATTTTGTGGTCGAGCACGAGTGGCCGACGATTCGTGGCCACAAGCTGAACGCCCGGCATTTGGCGACGCAGTGGATGGCCCGCCTGTACCCGGCCGCGCCCGAAGGAACTGAGGCGGCCGCCGAGTAGCGGCCGCGGCCGGCCCGGGCCGAAGGGACGACGTCTTCCCCGGGCTGGCCGCCACATCACGCATCACAAGGAGACCTCATGGCTCAGGCCATTGAGGCCCCCGCCAGCACGACGGCGGAGGGCCCCACCCAGCACACCCAAAACCAGGTCAGCCGCTTCACCGCGCCTCAGCTTCGGCTGCTGCACCGGGCCGTTGACCCCAAGCGGGTTGGTAAGGACGACAAGGGCTTTGCGCACATGCAGGCCTGGGACATCAAGCGGTATCTGCTCCGCGTGTTCGGGTTCGCCGGCTACGACACCGAGAACCGTGAACTGACCCTGGTCAGGGAGATCGAAACGCCCAACGGGAACCGTTCCAAGTGGACGGTCGTGTACCGGGCGCAAGTCCGTCTGATCGTGAAGGACGTTCAGGGGCGGGAGCTGGGGCACTGGGACGGTGAAGCGGCCGGTGCGGGCAACAACCTGCCGAACCTGGCAGACGCGCACGACATGGGAATGAAGACCGCGTCGTCTCAGGCGTTCAAGCGGGCCGCTACCCACCTGGGGGACGCGTTCGGGCTGTCGCTGTACAACGACGGCTCCTCGGCCCCGGTGGTGAACTTCTCTGCCGCGCATCCGCCGGAGCAATGGGAGAAGGTCGCGGCGCCGCTTCCGGAGCCGGACGATGCGCCGGTGCGGCCCGAACCGGGATCGCAGGCCACCGAGGACGCCACCCCGCCGGAACAGGAGCAGACCGGGCGGGCGGAGCAGCGCGAGGACGTGCGCCGCCAGGAGCAGGCGGGCGGCACGACGCTGGAGGCATTGAAGGGAAAGATCAACGCCGGTTGGTCGAACCGCCTTTCATGCGAGCAGAACCTTGCCGACGCCCGGAAACATGGCCTGCTGGACGAGCCGGTGAAGGTCGGCGAGATGGACGTGCGTGTCGAGGACCTCCTGACGCGCCGCATCGCCCACTTGAAGCAGCAGGCCGCCCAGGCCAACGCCACGGAAGGGCAGGCCGCCTGATGGCCGCCGGGTGGGAGGAGCGGGCCGCATGCCGGAAACTGGACCAGGCGCTGTTCTACCCGTCCAAGGGGGCGACAGAGCAGGAGGCTCGCGCCCGGGCCGCATGCGCTGGCTGTCCGGTCAGGGAGGCGTGTTTGTCCGCCACTCTGGTGGATGAGAAGAGGTTGCGTCCGTCGGACCGTGAGGGGATCCGCGGGGGCTTGGACGGCCGGGAGCGGTACATCGTTCAGAACGGCCAGATGCCGCGCCGGTCGCGCCGGAAGGCTGTAGCCAAGCCGCGGCGTTCTGCGCCGGAGGTCGACGTGGCGCGCCAGGCGGCGAAGAGCAACCGCTACCACTCGCCTCGCCGCGTCCACGCCACCGCGGCCGAGCGTCCCGAGTGCGGGACGCGCAGCGGGTATCAGTGGCATACCGCGCACTATGAGATCCCGTGTGAGCCGTGCACGGCTGCCGACTTGGCGGTCACCTGGTTCATCCGGTTGAGCACCGCCGCGTAGCGCGGCCATCACGTCCAGCCCACCCCACGGGGCTTCCGCACCACCACCCACATCCGGCTATCGCCGAACGGAGCTCCGCCATGTCCACATCCGAACTTCTGGTCCGTCTGTTGATCCCCGCTGTCCTGGTCGTCGCCGTGGTCGGCGTCCCCGTCGCGTTCTGGTGGGAGAAGCGCCGCCCGAGCGTTCCCGAGCACGTCGCTCGGATGCGGTCCTGGCGGTCTCTGCCGAGGCGTGAGCAGCGCAGGCATGACGACGCGGTGCTTGACGCGGCCGAGATGGCCGAGACCGGCACGTTGCGCACGCCGCGCGAGCGGCTTCGGGAGTACCCGGACGTTCGGGTCGGTGCCGAGGAGGCCGCTCGGTATACGGCGGCCCGGATGGCGGAGGCCGCGAAGCGCAACGCCCTGTTCCACCCCTGACCGATCGACTCCCCGTCCGTTCCTGCCCCTGCCCTGGAGGTGAAGGCCGCTATGCCCCTACGTCCGATAGCCGTTGCCGCGGCCCTCACCGCGGCGGCTCTGTTCGGTGCGCTCGCTGTGCGCCGGCATCGCAAGTTGCGGCGCGCTCTGCTCGCGGAGCGCGCCGTTCGGCGTCTCGAGGGCGCCGCGCACATCCGTGACATCGAAGCGTTCAGCGTCCGCTTTCACGCGGTGCTCGAGGACCGGGCGGTCCTGGATGCCGCGGATCTGGTCCTGGACACCGCTCTCGCTACACACCACAACCCGGAAGGGGGGCCTGCTCTATGAGCACGCTGGATCCGATCGAGGCGGCTGCCGCCTTCTACGAGCACCGGTTCGCCAAGTACAAGGGGTGTGCCCCGCACTGGGATCCGGCTCTGCCCGGCCGGGCGCTGGGGGACGCGTCGTTGTCGTTGGATGCGTGGTCGTCTTCTTCGGAGGATGGCGGGGAAGCGCAGAAGGACCGGCTGGCCCGGGAGAAGCGGGCGCTGGCGGTGTGCAGGGCGTGTCCGGTGCTGGAGGCCTGCCGAGCGTATGCGAACTCGGAGACCGCGGACGGGAAGCTGGTGCAGCCGGATGGGATCTGGGGCGGGGAGCTGGCTCTGGACCGTCATCGGGCGCTGATTGCCCGGCGTGCGAACGCGCCGTTGCCCGCGCGGCAGGATCTCGCGGAGGCGCGCACCGTACAGAAGCGGGCCGTGCTGGCGGCGTTGGCGCGGGAGACGGATGAGGAGCTGGTGGCGTACCGGGCGGGCATGGATGTCCGGACGGCGAACTGGAACCGGTCGGTGCTGTGCACGCTGCTGGGGTTGAACAAGGAGACCGCGACCCGGGAGCAGCTGTTGCGGCTGGCGGCCGCGCATGATCTGCTGCCGCGCCGGTGCCGGATCGTCCCGGACGGCCAGTGGCCGATCGCGGCGGCGCCGACGACGGACGGTGCCCGGCAGCGCCGGATCGCCGCGGGCGCCCCGCAGCAGCTGGTGCTCAACCTGTGGCCGGGCCAGCCGGCCCCGCGGCGCGGGCCGAGGCCGCGCCAGACCCCCTCCGCCGCGGCCTCGGCGCGCCGCTCCCTGCGTCCGAGACTCCGCCTCGTCGCTCCGTACGTCGCTGAGCCGCTTCCCTTCCCCACCACCATCCGCACCGCACGCCTGGAGGCCGCAGCATGAGCCAGATCCCCACCCCGTCGTCTTCCGTCGCCTCCACCAGCTCGAGCGCCTCGGCCGCCGAGCCGCCGGCCGTCCCGCCGGTGGACTTCGTGCTCGCCGGGCGGGCGGTGTCGACGGGCGCGCATATCGCGGGGCTGATCGCGGCCGCGCAGTTGGACACGGTGGGCACGCCGCGGAAGCTTCCGGCGGACTTGTTCCCGGGGGTGGATCCGGCGGTGGTGCAGGAGATTTGGGATCGGGCGTTGGTGGTGGGGGTGCGGGCGGGCCAGTTGATGAACGCGCCGCGGTTCAACCGGGACAAGCTGGCGCGTCTCCAGGGGCAGTTGACGGAGGCGGGGTTCCTGGCGATGGGCGGGATGGCGGGCCAGTCGCGGGTGGCGGCTGAGCGGGCTCCGGAGTGGCATCCCGCGGACGGCGAGGACGGCCGTGAACACCCGTGAGACATCAACTGCGGTGTGACTAGTCGTACGTAAGACACGGAGGGAAGGGACCGGGACAGATGACCAGTCGAAACGGTAGGCTGAGCCTTGCGTTTGAGGTGCAGTCAGTTGCGAGGCTGCGCGGAGGACGCACTCCGACAAAGTCGGAAGCCCCCGCTGCCACCTTGGTGGCGGTCCCGGTTTGCGAAGCCGGAACGCGAGGGCTGACGACACCACAAAGCTTGCGACGAAGTAAAGGTGCCGACATGGCAGAGCGTACCCGGACACCCGGGCAATCAGACAGTCGAACCCCGGACACCGCCGTGAAGATCACACCGGCGATGCAGACGGGTCCTGTCACTTCAACCCACAGCACACGATGAGCCCCCGGGGCTATGCCGCCCGTCCGTATGACGAGTGGTCCCCCGACGAGCAGGACACCACCGTCGTCACGGCCGCCGAGATTGTCCCCGGCACCGTGGTGGCGTGGAACTACAAGCCGCTGCTCATCGTCCGCACCGAGGAAATCAACCTCGCCAACTGGAAGACCAGCTTCGTCCAGGCCTGGCAGGCAGCCGGTGAGCCTGACCATGAGACGTGGAACGGTCGCCCGCTGTACATCCATAACCGGACCGACCGCACCAAGGACCCGCTGAAGGTGGGGACCGCCCCGGCGTCCTGGAAGTACCTGGTTCTCCCCAAGCACTACGCGGTGTGCAGCCACTGCGGCGACCTGCCGCCCTGCCGCGAAGTGTTCATGGACCGCGTGATGGCCATCGAGGGTAAGCGGATCGACTTCGAGATGCGGCTGGTCCACGGCGCCTGCCACGGCTGCGGCCAGGCCGTAACGCCCCGGGAGCACAGCATGTTGTTCCCGGGAGACAACCTGATTCGTCCCGACCTCGGGTCCAACACCGCCGTGTTCCACACGCGGCACAGCTGCCTGCCGCTCGCCCTGGCCTACCAGGAGCGGTGGCTGGCCGCCGATGACTCCCGTACCCCGCGCCTCGGGGACGGTGCTCGACAACCACGAAAGAGAGATCAGATGACGTAGCGCTTTCTGGGCGGGAGATTCCTCGACCGCCTGGCCGCGTCCCGGACTGGTGCGCCAAACACCTCCGGGCCTCTGCGGCCCTCGTACCACGGATCAGCACGCCAATGCCGATCTAAGGCCCGCCGGGCGCCAACCCGAGCGAGCGAAATGCAGGTTCTCCACGAACCACTTCACCGCCACCGAGGGCTTTTGCGTTCCCGCAAGGCCATCAACGAAGGCAGGTACATAGTGCAGCACCGCACCCCTTCTTGTCAGCTTGGCAACTCCACCGTGGGCGATTCGCGAGGAATCTCCCCCCGGTCGGGTGGCATCCAGCGCACCGAATCCACCCCGGACACATACGCCCCTACTGTCGAAATCGAACGTGCGTACGACTACAGTGCAGGCCAGGTTGCTCTCGTCCGCGGCGCCGCCCAAGAGGTGGCGTGCACTGCCTCGCGCCGGAGCGGCCCGCGTCGGTGGCTTCGCGCAGTCGCGTGGCTGATCGCAGCCGGCCTGCACGGCCGCGCGAACGCCACCACGCTGCGCGTCGCCGAAGACCTCGCAGCACGCATGGACTACGACACCGGGCACGCCCGCTACTGCATGCTCGAGACCGCGCACCGGCTCGGCGTCGACAAGGCCACCGTGAAGCGGCACGTGTCATATCTGCGGGAGCTGGGCGCCCTCGCCTGGGTCCAGCACGGCACCCGCACCAACGTGCGCCCCATGCTCGGCCTCGGCGGATACGCGGCCACCGCCACCGTGTACGCCGCGGTCATCCCCCCGGTCTACGACCACGCCATGAGCCACCGCATCGTCGGCTCCGGGTACACCGCTCGGATCATCGTGGACCTTCGGGGCCAGGAGAAGCCTGTGGATAACCCGCCTGTGGACAACTCCGATTCGGAGAGCCTTGCGCCCCCTTCCCTAACGGTGGTTAAAGAAGAGAGTCAGGTTGATCTAGTAGGTGGTTTTAACTACACCTCGCAGGCTCGGCCGCCGAAGACCCCGATCCCGCACCAGAGCAGCCAGATCGACGGCCGCCGCCGTACCGCGGTCGACGTCCAGAAAGCCAGCCAGACCATCCGGCTGGTGCGAGCCCTCGTCAACTGGACGCAGAAGGTGCCGCTGCGCCGTCTCGAGTACGTCCTGCGGCCCTGGACCGACCGCGGCTGGGACGGTCTACGCATCGCCGACGAACTCAACGGCATGTGCTCCGGCATGCGCTGGAAGCCCAAGAACCCCGTCGCGTTCATCCGCGCCCGGATCGCCATGGACACCCAGCACCAGCAGGAGCTGGCGCAGGCCGTCGCCTGGGAGGACAGCACCGCGGGCCGCGAGCAGGCCGCCGCACGCGCTGCCCTGGAAGCGCTGTTCGGCGCCCCCGAGACGGAGCCGAAGCGCGCGTATACCGCCGAGGAACGGGCCCGAGCGCAGATGGACTGGGACATCTGGCCCGAGGTCATTGCCCATTACGACGAGGACAAGGACGACGCCCTCGATCTGTACGGCGAGCCCCTGTGTAAGTACGCCATCGGCAAGCAGGCCCTTCTCGAGCGTCAGGGAGCATGGGCATGACCGAGTCAGCTATCAGTGCTGAACTAGTGGCCGCATGGGCATCCGTGCTCCGGCAGCCGCACGGGTCGTACGGGTGGACGCCGTCTGGGTTCGACGCACCGCGCGGCATCCTGATCGTTGAGTGCATCAACCAGGCCTGGCTGACCCAGCTGCGCCTTGTCGCTTTGAAGATGGCGGAGAAGCTGAACGCCGCCCTTCCCGAGCCGATCATCAAGAAGGTCATCGGCTGCATTCAGGAAGTCCACGTCCTGGTCACCGGATCGCGCACCTGGGCCGACCAACAAGCTGTCGCTGACGCGCTCCTGGACGCCTGGCACGATGCCGTCCAGACCGTCTCACCCGAAGTCCACTTCACCGTCGTCCATGGCGACTGCCCCACCGGCGCTGACGCCATCGCCAAGCAGTGGGCCATTGACAACGGCGTGTTCCACCACGGCTTCCCTGCCAACTGGTCAGGCCCCTGCACTCCGGCCTGCCCGTCCACGCCACATCGCAAGATGTCCAGGCACGGCGAGTACTGCCCGTTGGCCGGTCACTACCGCAACCAGCTGATGGTCGACATGGGCGTCGATCTCGTCCTGGCCTTCTCCCGGAACAACTCCCGCGGCACCGCTGACTGCATCAGCCGCGCCAAGACCGCAGGTATCCCCGTCCGCGTTTACCGCATGGAGGACCACCGTGGCTGAGCCCACCGCATCTGGCGCGGACCTCGCCCGCCAGGCCCTCGCCGCCGCCCGCGCGGCCGCCAAGACCCGGCCGGCCGAACCCGCCCGCAAGACCCGCCGCACCGTCCGCGAGAGCCGCACCGGCGGCCGCGACCCCATCGGCCTCGGCGGCATCCTCGAACGCCTCACCGCCGAACAAGGCTGGAAGGAAAGCATCGGCGGCGGCGAACTCATCGACCAGTGGACGCAGATCTGCCCCACCGAACTCGCCACCACCGTGCAGCCCGTCGGCTACGACGCCGAACACGGCCTGCTCACCCTCCGGCCCTCGAGCGCCGCGTACGCCACGCAGATCCGGCTCTTCGAGCGGCAACTGGCCAAGCACCTCAACGACCGCCTCGGCCGGCCCGCGGTCCGCAAGATCCGCGTGCTGGCCGCCGGAGCCACCGCCGCACCGTCCCCCGCCGTCGAGGAGCCCGCCGTGCCGCCTGCACCCGTGCGCACGCGAGAGACCGCTTCCCCCGGCTACCGCCGCACCTTCGAAGCCCACCAGGCCGCCAAAGCCAGCAGCACGCCCACCGACCCCCGCGTCGCCGACGCCATCGAGCGGCAGAACCAGGTCCTGACCCACCCCGCGAACCGGGAGCCGGAGACCGCGTTCACCGATGCCGTCGCCGAGCTCGAGCGGCTCACCGCCCCGACCCTGGACCGCGCCGAACAGATCCGCCGGGCCGCGATCGCCCGCAAGCGCGGCGGCGACGCGGCACCGGTGCGCCGCGCGTTCGACGTCGCCTGAGCGGAGGGAACACTGCGCAAGATCTGCGGGAGCCTGTTCGCGATCACCCCGCACGAACGGAGCCGCCCATGCTGGAGACCCTGCCGCACCCTGCGCTCGAGGACACCGACGCGCCCGCCGAGTTCACCCCCGAGTGGCACCGGCAGCAGGACCGCGAGGAACGGGCCTGGCTGGACGACTACGCCCGCCTCCGCCGCCTGCTTCCCCACGCCGCCTGAGGAGCCCCCGATGCCGCAGACCGCCACCCCTGCCCAAGTTCCTGCCGCGCCCCGGCAGGCCGGGCCGGCGCCCGCGTGGGAGCGTCACCGGCTGTTCCAGGAGCCCGTGTACCCCGAAGGTCTTGCCCTGCTCGACGAGGACGACGTGGACGAAGACGACATCTGACCGACCGCGTTGACCACTCCCGCGTATACCGCGGTATACGCCGAGCCCGGGGTGGACTGTGCGAGGGAGGCGCGCGGGCGAGGGCGATGGACGTATACCGCGGTATACGCCGCCAGGCGCAAACCCTGCCCAATCCCCGACCCCACAGCACCGATCTGAGAAGCTATGGCCGTCCGAGTACCGAGCACCGCTCGGGAAGCACACGGAAACGGAGCACCATGCCTTCCTCAGTCCTCGTTGTCTCCACCGACCCACAGGGATCAACGATCTGGTGGGCAGACCGCGTTGGCGACAACCTGCCCTTTGACTTCGCGGCCGCGCACGAAGACTCCGACAGCCTCGCCGACCTGAAGAACCTCGGCGCGCAGATCCACGTCATCGCGAACCAGAAGGGCGGCGTCGGGAAGACCACCACCGCCGTCAACCTCGCCGCCGTCACCCACGACGTCCTCGGCGACAACGAACAGCGGCAGCACATCTTCATCGACACCCCCGGCAGCCTCGAGAACGAGCACATCCTCGCCGCGGCCCTCGACATCGCCGACGACGTCCTGGTCCCCATGCCGCCCGAGCCCCTCGCCTTCGACCCCACCGCCCGCACCATCGAACGCGTCATCGTGCCCCGCGGCCTCCCCTACACCGTCGTCATCAACGCCTGGGACCCCCGCGACGGCCGCGCCGACCTCGACGACACCATCGAGTACATCGACGCCATGGGCTGGCCCCGCGCGAAGACCGTCATCCGCCGCTACAAAATCCACACCAGGGCCGCCTCCGAAGGCAAGGTCGTCACGCAGTACGCGGACAACGGCACCACGCTGCGCGCCCGCGAGGACTACTTCCGCCTGGCCCTGGAGCGTGGTTACGGAGGACGCCGCTGATGTCGGGCAAGCGCGTCTCTCTCGCCTCCCTGGCCGGCGCCAAGGTTGAGGCAGTCCCCGGGGCCGGCCGACCCGATCTCGTCCACGTCCACCCGGACACCGTCGCTCCCACACCGCTCAACCCGCGGCGGAACTTCGACGAGACCGAACTCGCCGAGCTCGGCGAGGGCATGCGTGCCGGACAGCTGCAGCCCTGCGTGGCCGTCTCCAAGGCCGCCTACCTGAAGCTGTACCCCGAACACGCCGGGCATCTGCCCGACGGCTGCCGCTACGTCATGGCGGCCGGTGAGCGCCGCTGGCGTGCCGCCCTCAAGGTGGGCCTGGACAGTCTCGACGTGCTGCTGCGGCACGACCTGACCGAGTCCAGGATCCGGTTCTTCTCCGCCGTGCTGGCGGAGAACGTGCAGCGCGCCAACTTCAACCCCATCGAAGAGGCCAACGGCCTGCACGCGATGCTGGCTCTCCACGACGGCAACCAGTCCGCCGCGGCGAAGGCCATGGGCAAGTCGAAGCAATGGTTCAACCAGCGGATCGGCCTGCTGCGCCTCACCGACGAGATGGTGCAGCTCGTCTTCGACGGAAAGCTGACGGCGTTCCGGGACATGCGCCGGTACGCGGCAATGCCATCCGACGAGCAGTATCCGGCGTGGAAGACGGACCAGGAGCAGCCGCCCCTGGCACCCTCCGCACCGAAACCCGCCCCCGTCCCTGCTTTTGCCCCCGTCCTTGCTCCCGCCGCCGCGCCGGCTTCGGCTCCCGCGACGGCTGTAGAGGCGGCCCCGGCCCCGGAGACGTATACCGCGGTATACGCGCCACCACAGCCGCCGCCCACATCCGGCAAGGCGGTCCTCGAGTCGGTGACCACCGCGCAGACCTTTAGCGCGGTAAAGCCGAACCCGGCCACGTTGGAACCGGATGCCGTGCAGGCGCAGCCGGATCCGATCCAGCCGGTCCTCCCCGAGCCGCGCCACACCGAGCGGGGCCTCGAAGCGCCGTTGCCCAGCGGAAGTACCTTGCCGTACGACGACGGCCCCATTCTGGGGCAGCACCTGGCGCTGAAGATGGTCGACGAGCCGTACTTCCTGATGCTGCACGTCCTCTTGGAGAAAGGCCGGGAGAAGAACCCTGAAGCCCTGGCCAGGGTGCTGGCGCGGGTGACCGCGAGCGCCATCTGAACCATCTGCGCGACTGGCCCCGCTCTCCTTGCCCGCGAGGTAGAGGGCGGGGCCTCGTCATGCGCCGACCAGATTCGGTCGAATACGTGCCGGATGACGGGGTTTATCTGTCACCCACCTGAGTGATCCCTGTGCAAGTCCCTTCCCGGAGTGCATATATGCGCCTTGGGTGGGGGGTGCTGCCGGTTCCCATGGCCGACGGCTGCACGGCCGGGGACAGCCCCCGCGTGGATCGCAGCCCTCCGGGGGCGGCCCGGCCGCGCGTCCGCCATCCCCCACACTCCCCGGCCGAAAAAACTGGGCAAGCCTCTGTACTGCATGGGGACTTCCCGGATTAGACTGCCGTCAACGAACGGGCATGCCCGGGAGGACCGTTCAGCCCCTCGAATCGCCTGAACCTTCTGGCACTCGCAGGGGCTGTTTCCGTATCCGGATGTAGCCTCTCCGTCACCCTCTGGCCAAAACCGTATCGAATACATGTCAGCAGGCGGTTAATACCCCGCAGTCACTTACCGACCGCCTGGAATCGATGCCACAGTGGCAAGTCCAAGTGTCTGGACTGGCAGCCGGACGCGCGGGGGGCCCGGGTGGACCGCCGACACCGACCGGGCGTACGAGGACCTTCCCACTTCTGCCAGGGATCGGGGACACCCCATGTCCGCAGCAGAGCCCCTTGACCCCGGGCCAGACGGTGGCCCTGGCACCGTCATCCTGTTCCGCAAGGGCCCTTCCTCACGCCGTAAGCAGCGTAGGGAGGACACCGTGCCGGACCCCAGGGAATCCAGCGAACCATCAGCGTCCCCGCAGCAGCGTCTCACCGACAGCGTCGAGGCGCGCTTCCTGAAGTGCGAGCGGACTCTCACCGACCCGGACACCGCAGAGGCCTATCAGATCACTCTGGACCTGGTGAGCACCATGCTTGCGGGAGCCCACGTGCACGGGATCGTGGACGATGAGCAACGCCGGGAACTTCACGCCATGATCGACGGGATGAAGGCGGCGCCCGGCCTCCTCTGAACTTGTCCGCATATGCCGGGGGTTGTTTCATCTTCACAAGGTCACCGCTCAGTAACTCTCATGCCAGGGGCATTGATCCTTTCTTACGGAACGTTCACGTCCCCTCACTCGCGTGCCATAGTGGGGCGTCCGGAAACAGCCCGGAATCACGCTTTCCGGCCACCGGCGCGCGCCCCGACATACGTACGGACGATCCGCGCCCCGGGGGCCGCCCGAGGGGACGGGGACACCATGGGCCGCGACACAGAAGACGCCGCATTTCGGCTCCACCTGCTGGCCACCCACTACCGCGAACACCCCCAGACCGGCCCCTCCGAACGCCGCTCCCCCAGCGTCACCCCCGGTGCCCCGCTCAACCTCGGCATCGTCGACTACATGTCCCGCTGCGTCGACGAAGTCGTCCAGCATGCCCGTGACGAGGCCGCCGGCGACATCGGACCGGTCCCGGCCCGCGTCCGCGACGTCTACGCCTGGTGGGAGGAACAGACCGAGGACGCCCCGGCCGAAGTCCGCCAGCGCCGCGACATCGTGATCTACCGTCAGAGCCTCGAGCACGCCATCGCGCTCGGCGACCACGATGTCGTCTGCGCGCACCCCTGCCCCCGCTGCACGACGTGGGGCCTGCAGTGGCAGCCCTACACGCGGCGGGCCATGTGCCTGAACGTGGAGTGCCGTGGACGCGACGGAATGTCGTCGGCATGGACCCTGGCCCGCCTGGCTACTCAGTACGTGACGCAGAAAGAAATCTTGAAAATCCGCGCAACCTGACTGCCGGTTCGCCTGTCTACAGAAGAACAACCGCACACAAAGCACACGAACGGATTCCTCGAATCCGCCCGTCATCGGCCGCCGGAGCTGCGAACTGTGGCCGTCGATCATGGGAGGCCGCATGGCCATCACGTCCGCCATACCGACCATCGCCGGCATCCCCGATCCGGTAACTCTCGATGAGGCTGTCGCGCTGTTCCAGCGAACCGGCCATCCGGCCCCGAAGAGCACCCTGGAGAACTGGATCCGCCAGGAGGGCATCAAGAAGGTCCGCCGCGGCAAGACCAACTACTTCTCGTACACGGCCCTGTTGAAGGTCCACGCGGTGAAGATCAGAGCCCGCGACGCCTGAACGCCCCACCCTGCCAGTGAAGCCCTTGCCCCCAGACCCGCGGGGCAGGGGCTTTTCTCATCCCCCGCGCTCTTGTATTGCGTACGTAATAGAAGATGGGTTACGGTGGTCCCACAGCCCAGGAACCGCCCCAACAGGCAGTCCTCGCACCCTTCCTGACCACCCGGAGCCCGCCCCGATCGTCCTGGACGACTTCCTCATGGCCGTTATGCGCGGCGAAGTCGCCTGACACCCAACAGCTCCCCGGCCGCGCACGACACGCTCTGCGCGCGCCGGGTGAACAACCACACGCACCACCAGCAGGGGAGACCCGCATGCCGATCAGCATCCGCCGCACCGACCCGGCCATCGACGCCCAGGTCACCGCCGACCTCCACGGCCTCCCCACAGGACGTATCACCGCACGCGACACCGCGGCCCACATCTTCACCGCCGACATCCACGAACTCCGCGCCTGGATCAACGCCCTGGGCGGCTACGTCACCCGGCAGCGCGCAGGCGGCGCCGTAACCCTCTGGACGCTCCACACCCACACCGAGCTCCGCTCCGACGGCTCGAGCACCCCGGTCCTGGTCCACGCCCTCTCCCTCGCCGGCGAGGACATCCACCCGGACATCACCGAAGCCGTCGCATAACCCCCACCCCCCAGCCAAGAACGAACCCGACGCCATGACGACCATGACCTTCGCCCAGACCGCCGGCAACTTTTCCGCCGCGGAACTCGACCGGTTCGCCGGACGCGCCGACGCCTACGACGACCACGCCACCCTGACCATCCACCAGCTCAGCGTCCGTGCCGCATACATCGCCGACCTGCACCCCAACCTCGCGTACGCCCAGGGCTACAGCGCCTACGTGAAGGGCGCCGAGCTGGAGGAGCGCCGCATCTCCGGCCGTGCAGAGCAGGAGCCGTCCTGATGGAACAGAACCTGGCCGATCGCTCCACCGAGCTGAACGCCCGCATCGAGCAGGTCAAGTCCGAACTGGACGAGGCCAAGCGGCAGCTGACTGCCATCGAGGCGCTGCTGTGCCACTGCCAGCCGGAGCGGGAGCACGACGACAACAGTCCGGCCCGCTACATGCACGCGGCCGACTGCATCGTCACCGCATCACAGCAGGCGGCGAACTCCCAATGAGCTGGCCGGACGGCATCGCCGCCGCCGTCCTCACCGCGATCGCACTCCTCATCACCCTCCACCAGCACAAGCACCGGAGCAGCACAGCCCCACCCAAGAACCCGCAGGACGGAGAACAGCAATGACCACCAGAACACGCGCTGCGCAGGCCACCACCACCGCACCGGCCCCGAAGCCCGCCGCCAAGAAGGCGGCCGCGAAGCGCACCAGCACCCGGCCGGCCCGCAAGGCCATCCCGAAGCCCGCCAACCCGCCTGTGTCCCTGGCCAAGCGCCCGCGTGTCTCCCTGGTCAAGCCGCCCGCCCCGCTCCCCACCCGGCCCGTCGAGTTCATCACCGAGAAGCAGATCGCCGCCTACTACGCCGCCCGCACCCACAACCTGCCCGCCGGCCTCATACGCGACTGGCAGGAACGCCCCGACGGCACCGTCACCCGCTCCTTCCCCTCCGGAGCCCTCCTCGCCTACACCCCCGACGACAACTCCGCCGCCCCCTTCCACACCTTCACCCCCTGCGCCCAAGGCGCCCACCACTGCGAACCCATCCACACCCCCAACGACCTCCGCTCCGCCGTCGCCCACGCCGTCCACTGCCACACCCGCCACTACACGCCCAAAGCGCTCGCGCTCATCGACGGCATCCAGGCCGCGAAGAAGACCACCGCGGACACCGAGCCGCTCTCCGTCACCACCATCGCCGCCGGTCTCGCCGCCCGCACGGCCGCCGACACCGAGACCCCGAAGGAGCACCCCGAGCCGTGACCGACACCGCCCAGCTCACTGACATTGCCGCGGGAGCCCTCAACCAGCTCTGCCCGGCCGCCGCCATGGCGATCGTCCTCCAGGGCGACCCGAAGGAAATCCTCCAGCACGTCATCGAAGCCGTCCTCGCAGGAGCAGCCGTACAGCAACAGGCCCAGCAGGAAGCCGAAGAGACCAGTCAGCAGGCCACCATCCTTCCCATCCGCTACGTCGTCAGCAGCCTTCCCGAAGGCCACGAAGACCGATACACGTTCACGATCAACGTCCACTACCGCGGCAACGGCCAGTACTCCATCACACAGCGCCTCCGCTGCTACGGCACCGATGGCACCTGGTCCTACGAGCCCGACTTCGGGGAGGACGACCAGGCTGAAGCCGCATGGCTGGCCACGCACCAGTTTGACCACGACGCAGCCCTGAAGCTCGCCCGGGAACTGGCGCCGACGCTCACCTACCGGGGTCGCACCGTCGCTGACGCCCTCAAGGAGTCCGCGGATGCCTGAACCGACACCCGGCTACATTGCCGCCCTCGCAGCCGCCCTCCACCAGGCCAACGTGGACGCCCTCATCGCCGCCGAGAACGGTGACAACCAGCTCGGCGCCGCGGTCAAGGCCCACCCCGGCCTCCGCGTCTGGAACGGCGACCTCCTCCGCCTTGGGCACCTCCCCAAGACCCCGTTCGCCGTCGAATGCAACGTACTCCTGCCCGACGGCAAGTACGTCGAGATGGCCCACCACGAACACGCCCACATCGACCCGGACATCAACCAGTGGGTGTTCTGCGCATCCGACGCCGACGGATCCGTCCCCCTCACCATCGCCGTCACCCAGACCCGCATCGACGACGAAGAGGAAGAGGCATGACGCCCGACAGTGTGGACGCCCTGTACGACGAAGCCCGCCACGAGACACCGTTCTCCAACGGGACTGAGGCCGACGGCTGGTTCTACGCGAACTGCGAGACCTGCTGGCACGACCGCGAGCAGCGCTCCGAAGAGACCGCCGGCCCCGGATGCCCGCTCATCATGGTCGCCTACCTGGGCCGCACCCCCATCCAGTGGATGGAAGGACCGCGCTCGGTGGAGGGATACATCTCCATCCCGAACCAGTACCGGTGCATCGAGTACCGGCACGAGGACGACGGCCCCGCCGACCCGCAGCCCATCCCGGACCCGCCCGGCCAGCTCACCCTCGTACCGCGCGAGGACTACCAGGGCCACCGCATGCTCACCACCGCCCCGCAGGAAACGGCGGTGACGAAGTGACCATGACCGCCCCTGAGACCGCCGAGTACCCGGCCGGCATCCGCGCAGCCGCGACCCGTCTCGGACTCACACCGGCCGCATACATGACCAAGAAGGACGCCGGACTGAAGTGGTGCCGCGCCTGCAAGGAATGGCGCCCCCTCGCCGAATACAAGCCCAGCACCAGCACCGACGACGGGGTTCGCCCCCTCTGCACTCGCCACTACAAGCCGCGACAAGCCACGCCCATCACACACGGCCTCAACGGCTACCAGCGCGGCTGCCGCTGCTCCGAATGCCGTGCAGCCCACGCCCGTGAACAAGTCCGCATTCGTGCCGAACGCCGAGCAGACCCTGCCAGGGCCGACCGAGCAGGCCACGGCAAGCGAGCCACCTACAACAACTACGGCTGCCGCTGCCCGGAATGCAAAGCAGTCCATTCACAGCACATGCGGGCCTACCGACTCCGTAACCAGAGGGGACTTGCCACGTGACCATGACCGCCCCCGAGGCCGAGCACGGCGGCATCATCCGCCCCCAGTCCTGGCGCCTCGAACTCCCCGCCAAAACCAAGCTCATCAACGCCAACCAGAACCTGCACTTCAGGCGCAAAGCCGAGATGGTGAAGGTCATCCGCAACGCCGCATGGACCATGGCCCGCCACAGCGACATCCCGGCCCTCCAGCGCGCCCACGTCTACTTCGTCATCCACCCGGACACCAGCATCAAACGCCGCGACCCCGGCAACTGGGCGCCCTCCGCCAAAGCTGCTGTCGATGGCCTCGTGGACGCCGGGATCCTCCCCGACGACAACAAGGACCACCTCCTCGGCCCCGACCCCCGCATCGGCACCCCGGTCAAGGGATCCCAGCTCGTCCTGTGGATCACCGACCTCGACCAGATGCACGCCGACCACATCGCCCTCCTCAACCCGCCCGGAGTCCTCGCATGACCGCCACTGCGACCGCGACGCGCCGCGTTACGACACTGGCAGCGCTCCCCACCACGGACTGGAGGCGTCGCCCCACATCCTTCACGAACAGTTGGGAGCATCGATCCTCCTGCTACAACCGCCCCGCGTCCTGGTGGGACGGAGACGACGCTGTACAGGCCGTACGGGCCCGCCAGGCGTGCCTGTCCTGCCCGGTGCTCCAGGAATGCCTAGCAGCGCAGATAGATGCCGACGAGTCCGTGCTGGTCTCACAACCCATGATCCGCGGCGGGCTGACCGGTTCGGAGCGTGCCCAGCTGCTGCTGGACGAGCGGATCGACGGCGCGTATGACGCGGAGGAGGCTCGACTGCTGGCGCTGGAGGCCGGCGCGTACGGGAAGCCTGTCGCGGAGGTCGCGGAGCCTGGGGTGTCGATGGTGACGCTCAGGCTGGCGGGCCGGCTTGCGGGCGAGATCGTGCCGGACGCGGAGCCCGGCCGGGATGCTCTGGGACCGTCCTCGGCGGACGACGCGGGTGAGATCAACGACTATCTGGCTGGTGGTCTGGTGCGTCTGACGCATGAGCAGCAGCTCGCGGCGATCGCTGAGGGCCTGCGTCGGAAGATGACGTATTTGGACATCGACCGGGTGCGGGGGCAGTCCCCGAATACGACGGCCCAGTTCGTGTCGCGGATGCGGAAGAAGTACGTGAGGCAGGGGCTGGTGTTCCCGGTTGTGCCGCCGTCGCAGGGCTTGCTGACGGATGCGCAGGTGTTGCAGATCCGCCAGCGGTACGCGAGGGGCGGGGTGACGCATGAGGAGCTGGGGCTGCGTTACGGGGTGACCCGGAAGGTTATCGGCAGCGTGATCACTGGTTTGACCTACAAGCATGTGGGCGGCCCGCTGGGTAAGGGGCGCGGCAAGTCGTCCGAGAAGGCTTCGCGAGAGATGAATCGGTCCTTGAACGTTCTGGCGTTGAGGTCCTCCAACAAGAAGGCAGGAGCAGCAGCATGAGCACCACGATGACCTTGACCGGCCGGTTGACCGCGTCGCCTGAGCTTCGGTTCAGTCCTTCGGGTGTCGCGGTAGCGGCGTTCACCATCGTCACGTTGCGGCGGGTGAAGGATTCTGCCTCCGGCGAGTGGTCCGACGCGGACACGACGTACTGGGACTGCAAGGCCTTCAAGCAGCTCGCCGAGAACATCTGTGACTCCTTGGACAAGGGAATGGAGGTGGTCGCGGTGGGCCGGGCCGTGCAGGAGTCGTGGGAGGACAAGCAGACTGGTGGGAAGCGGTCGAAGATCTCGGTCCGTATCGACTCCATCGGCCCGTCCCTCCGTTCGGCGACGGCGAAGGTGACGAAGGCTTCGGGGAACTCGGGGCAGGGCCAGGGCCGGCAGGAGTACGGGCAGGCGCGTCAGCAGCAGTCGGCTGGGTCGGGTGATCCGTGGGGTGCTGCGGCGCAGTCGGCGGGTCAGGCTGCGGGGTCGTGGGGAGGGGACGAACCTCCGTTTTGATCTTGTGTGTTCGGCGCAAAGGGGTCTGGCCTGACGGCTAGGCCCCTTTGTCGTGTGATCCTCCCGCATCTTGTATTGCGTACGTAATAGAAGATGGGCTAGTGTGGACACACCGCACCAACCACCACCCACAGGGGGATCCATGCCTGCCAAGCGCTTCAGTCGCGGAGCCTTCGTCAAGTACGAGGGCAGCATCCAGCGCTTCCGCGGCACCTGGTGGACCGTCGTAGACTCCTCCACCTCCACGGGCCAGCTGACCTACACGCTGCACACCCCCGGGATCGGAAAGCTGCGCTACGTCAGGGCCGCGCACGTCAACCAGACCCGCGCGGAGTCGTGACGTGCACTGCGATTGCGGTGCCAGGCCGGACGAACTCCACGATCCGGCCTGCATGACCCGGCAGGGCGAGCCCGACGAACCGTCCGACCACTACGACCAGTAGAGCCACAGCGGCCT